ATCGTAAACTACAAATAATCCTTTGACAACATCATATATTTGTCAATAAAACACAACAAAACGCCGCTAAATGCATTATATCTTTGGTGAAACTAACCATTGAAATGCATTTGGTGGCGTTTTATAATTTTCATAATATCACTTATATTTATCACTTTATCACTTGAATTTTCATCCCAAGAAAAAAGTGATAATAGAAAAAATCAAGTGATAGTTACCTGTAAAAGTGATAAAATATAGGAGGTAATTTAATATGTCTACAAGCAGACTCAGAGCCGAGAATGGACAGGGTAGCATAAGATGGATCAATGAACGAGAATGTGAATGTATCATACAGTCTCAGTATCTTAATCCAAAAACGGGTAAACCAAAACGATTCAAACGCAAATACAAAATAGACAAAAATACCAAACCAACTCGTAAAGTACAAGCTGAAACAGAAGAAAAAATCCGAGAATTAACCATACACGCAAAAGATGCTTGGGAAAAAGAACTTATCAAAGGCAATGACGTTAAAATAGATAAGTCTAAAACATATGGTGAATACATGAAAGAGTTTCTGAGTATTATAGAGGTCAATCTAACTGGTTCAGGATACAAGTCTTATATCAGCGCATTAAAGTGTAATTTTTTCAATCAACCAATAGCAAACTATCAATTACAGATGCTTAATGCTCAAGTATTTCAAGATTATTATGACACTATATTGAGTTTAAAAAGTAAAAAGACTTGTAGTATACCTATACAGCTCACAAAGCGATTATGCAAGTGGTTAGTAGATAAAAGCCTTCTGAAAGAGAATTATGCTGAACAAACTATGATTAAAGTAAAGATTGTGGACGAGTATAATCATAAACGAGAAGAAGAATTAAAAAATAAGAAAGAAGTATTCACACCTGAAGACATACAGAAATTCTATTACGCTTATAAAAATAACATGGGAGAAACAGCAGCCATCGTAATGTTTTTATTAGAAACTGGATTAAGGGCAGGTGAATTTGCGGCACTACGAATAGATAATATTGATTTACAAAAACGAAGAATAGATATTGTAGAAGCACAAGCAACAAGATATGTAAATAATGATCCAAGTCAAGGCGTAGAATCATATATTAAAGTGCCAAAAAATAAAAAATCTCGTTTTGTAATGATGTCGGATCTATGTGTAGAAGTAACTGAATATATGATAGAGCAGACAAAATTACATTGTAGATACGGTAATCCAGATAATCTTCTTTATCCTACATTTAGAACAGCAAAGCCACGTAGTTTGTCTACAATGGAGAACTGTTTCAAGGATTTATGCGATAAGCTAGAAATTGACAGAGATGTGAGAGTAACAAAAACTGGTGTTAAAAAGGGATTGTGTCTACATGCATTAAGGCACACTATGGATACAATAGCCAATACCTCAAAAGGTGCTAATGTAGTTAATACTGCTCTTGCAGTTGGACATACAGCTATTAGAACTGAAAATATTTATACTCATGCAACAGAAGAAGCATTAAGTAGTATTACAACTCCTTCCAAAGCAGTATTAGAACCTTATAAAAAGAAAGAAGATAAAGATATTTCTGACGAAGAAATGTATGAAATGTATTTAAAATTAAAAGAAAAATTTGAACCAAAATCGTAAAAAATAGGGAACAGCATATAACTGTTCCCTATTGTATTATGTAAATATATATGTTAGAATTAATAACGTCTTGTAACATCTCATCTTCATAATAGATGAGAGGCTAGTGAAGTATCTCACTAGCCATTTTTTTTAAATAACTTGTGCTATAATAAAAATCAATCCAGTTGCCAAAGCACCCGCTACTGTACTAATCATGGCAGTAATAGCAGTACGCTTATAAGTATTTAAATTATCTGCTGGAGCACGTTCAATATCATCTACACGATTATCCATACGATCAACTTTTATATCTAAGGCACTTACAGTTTCGTTAGTATGTTTTACTTCCTCTACAAGCTGAATCATTGTTTTGGACATAGTATGAATTTCACCAACAATGGGTTCTAATTTTTCAAGTCTATGTGTATTGGATTTAGAACGTTCCTCTACCTTTGTTAATCTTTCAACGGTTTCTTTCTCATCCATGACATTCTCCTTTCAAAAAAGTAATAAAAACAGTAGTATATAACTACTGAAAATGATAGTTTATTTTAAGTTTTCTAATTTTTGATTTAACTCTGCAATATTGTCTCTAATATCATCGAGTTCTTTTTGCTGATTATGTACTACTTGTACGATCAATGTTATTAATTCTTCATATCTGAAAGAGTATCTATAGATGATATTCCCGTCTTCGTCTTTTTTAGTAACTTTTGAATCTTCGATCGGAACACCATCTTCATCAAATTTTGTATAATCGTATAAAATGTCTTTACAAATCATACCATAATCATTTTCTGATAATCCTAATTCGTGCATTGAATTTTCAAAATCCTGTGCTATTAAACCAATATGAATTCTATCCCCATCATTGAAGTAGTAAGTTTTTGGTTTTATTTTAAAAAATAATTTAATAAGATTATCGTCAATATCATGAATATCATGTTTAAGGTTTCTATCAGATGTAGAAATAGAAGTGTTTTTAGCATATACTTGTTTCCATCTTGCATAACCACCACCTAATGAAACTTTATTATCATAAGCCTCCATTACTCTGAATGCAGTATCATAGAAACCATATTGACAATTCAAGACGGATAATATAGCACTTGAAATATTATTATTTCCAGTAGATGTATTTCCTCCTATATGTAAATTAGCTGAATCGTTTACACAAATCATTCTATAAGATGCACCGTTAATAACTTCATATATAGGAAGATGGTATGATACTAATACATTATCTGGAGTTATTGCTAGTTTGGTATCTAAGCCACCATTGCTATCAGTAATAGCTTGGAAATACATACCATTTCCAGATTTCCAACGTATATAAGTTGCTGCTGTTGATAACATGATTAAATTGATTGCATTATTCCAAAAACTAGAAAAATTATTTACACCGACTTTTACATTTCCATCACAGATTAATGTTTGTACGTAAGATGTCCACGATGCAAGTTTCATTTGAATAGGACTTCCTTGCGAGAAACAAAGAGTGCCAGTCATTACTCCACCAACTAATTTTAGATAATCTGTATCTCCCCACCATGCAGTCCATGCTGAATTACAATAAGCTCTTTGTAAATATACATTTTGATTGCCACTAAGTCCTAACCCATTATATACAATAATTTCTTGTAGTGGCATACCATTAACCATTGTACTTCTAAAATAAAACCAAATTTCACTACTACCATATTGTGATGGATTTGTACCCGTATTATCAGTACTTCTAATCCAAGCTACACAATTTCTATCATTAGGAACAAACCATGTAGTATTATCTCCTTTACTATCACATTCAGCATATGGTTTATAAGTATCTAAATTAATGGTACGATTATTGTTATTAAACTGACCTAAATTAATATAGCCACCACTATTTTCATTGGCTACCCATTTAGCGATACCATCTGATTGCCAACCTAATACTTGTCCAGATGAACCACCAGACGGGATATGTTTATTTCCTGATGTGGTCGGATGAGTATATATTGTATCTGTAAATTTAGCATCAGCAGGAACATCACTGTTTACTGTGTGTCCGTTGACTGTAGAAGCATTCCCCCCATTAGCAGGCAAAGAGGATGGAAAATCACTGATTTCTGAAACAATGTGATTGTGATTTGAAGGAGTATATGTTTCTGGTTTGTCAGTAATTCCACTCCAAGGTACACTAGCAGCCGTACCAGCCGCATAAATTTCATAACCTTCTTCTGTAGAAAGTTTTGTTTCGTCTACTACATAATACATTTTCTCAGTAGAAGTAACCTTTACAGTATCGCCCTTCTGGACAGTAGCAGAAGTAAGTTTAAATCTTGCCGTATCATCAGTTACAACAATCAGTCTTTCCAATGCTCCCTGTGGAAGTCTGTCTATACTAATTGTACCACTTGTAATTTTACTTGCGTCAAGTGATGTAATATCTTCGTTTCCATGTGTATGACTGCTATTTGCTTTACCATTTAATTTTATATCAATCTCAGATTCAGTGTAATATCTATCGTCATGAGTATGAGACGAATCAGCTTTTCCTTTTAATAAATTAGATATATATGTTTTGCCTTTACTCCAAAAATAACTAAGACCATCAAAGTCTAATTTTGCCATTTGCGTTCCTCCTTATTTATAAGAATAACGAGTCAATTTGCTCGTGAGTTATTACATCATCTATTTCCTGTTCAATCTTATCATTAACAATTTTTACAGAATTTGGAGTAGCAGCGGTATCAATAGATGTACTTGAAACACTATCTGTTAATTTTGTATGTCCTTCTTGACTGATAGTTGCTTTTGTTGAAATATGACTTATCAAAGTGCTGATTGCCTTTTTGATTTTACCAAATGCAATAGATAATTTTTCGCCACTCGATATATTTTCAAATGTAGTAGCTTCTGTATAAGTTGGAGTTTGGTCATTTGTTGATACATTTTGGACATTTTCTAAACCAACTTGTGCTTTTGTTACTTTATGTGGATTTGCATAATCAATTAAATGCTTAATCATTTTATTTATTACATTTGACTCAATAGCAGATTCTATAGTTTTGCCATCAACAACAGATTTCTTTACAATAATATTAAATTTTCTTGATGTAACGATGGTATTAGATTCAATAATTTGAAATTCTGATTCACAAATACCTGGCACACATGTTGCTTGATCAGAAAGTATAATCGCAATTGTTCCATCTGTATTTCTGAATAAATGCGAAGTATCATCTTCGTCTATATATACAAAAGTTCCATCAGGTTTAGAAATCTTTAAATGAATTACAGAATTAGTTGGAACAGTATATGGTTTCCCTTTATCAGAGAGAGTAATCAATATCTTTCTTGATTCGTCATCATCTTGTGAACAATGAATATTTTGTACCCTGTCTATGGTCAGATCTAAAGTAATCTTTTGATTAAAAATCATTCCGAAATCACCTCCTAAATACCGACTTTCCGAATAGGAGAGTAAGTAATCTTAATTTTACAATCTAAATTTGGTGTAAAAATATTGCACCTATCATTATATGAATTAATAATTCTTGGGAAAAAGTAATTAAAATCATTTGCAAGATCATGTGATGATTCAGAAGATGATATTAATTGATTCTTACCATTGATGGATATTATCTCATTAGATACACAATTATCTATTTTCATAACTTTATTATCACGAGAGTTTTCTAATTTGAAATTACCTTTTGACAAAATTGTTATTTCTAAATTTGGTAATAATTGATTGTTAAAATCTGTAATCTCATCTGAATTATCCCAAAAATGAAATGAAGTACCTGCCGAGCAATTATACTCAACAGATACTTCGTCCATAAAAGCAAATGGGGAATCAGTATATAATGTTAGTTCTAAAGCAATTATTTGACCATTAAGAAGGATTTGTTTGCTACTGAATGTTCCGTTCCAATAAATGTGTTCAAATCCATTCTGGTTGATTTTAAAGCGTTTATATCCATCCTTACGACACAACCAGCGTTGTATTGCTGAAATTTCTTCTACTGAAATTGACATTTCATCTTGTTCTTTTATCCAACATGGATTATGAAAAATTTCAAATGTGGTACTATAAGCTGATTCATATATTGATGATACTACATTAAATCTATTACTTCCTGTTGGTCGAACTTGATTAAAAGTAAGCTCTGCACCAGAAGAAACAGTTTCCGCACCGCTAGAACCATTTACTTTACCAACCATCATTTTGTAGTCAGATAAAGATTCTCCATCATATTCAAAATCTGTAAACATATTTTATTCCTCTAAGAGATTGATTATAGGTAAAATGTCCTTTGGTGCAATGTTCATATTCTCAAAAGCTTTTTTGGGTATCTTTTTTAACTCCACATCAACAGAAGATAATAACAGATTGTTCATATCATCATTAAAACCTTTGATATTCGCAATCTTTACAGTACCATCGTCTTTATAATCAATTTCTCCTTCTTTATTTTTTTCGGCATATTTAGTAATAATTTCATTTTTTTTATTATCAATTGTTTCCCTTGGAACAGATAAAGCATTAAGGTTACTTGCTATAACGCAAGCCGTGTTTAAATCAAATTCCTTTTCCGAGATTTTTGCAAGAGATTCACATATTGCTAAAATATTAAATGCTGTTAATTTCATTTTTTAATTCCTCCATTTTATTCCATAATTTTTGTACAGCTAGTGTTATTAGTCCAATAAATTCTTCATAACGTAATGAATAAATATATTGTATATTTCCATTTTCATCTAAATCATCTGATTCAATTTCTTCCCCGTTGTCGTTTAACTCATATTTCTTTTTTATATCTTTGCAGAATCCAGCAAATTCTAAATCAGATATTCCACATTTAGCCATAGCTTCCTCGACATCTTGAGAAATAAAACCAATATGAGTTCTTCCACTTGTTCCGTCTTTGAATAAATAAGATACAGGTTGTAATAACAGAAAGAATTGAAGATATTTTTCATCTAATGAAGCAATATCCTTTTTAAGATTTCTATCAGAACTAGAGATTGTAGAATTTGAAGAGTATATTTGTCCAAACTTATTACTTGCAGTTCCCAATGTTAAAGAATTTGCACATTTAGATAATGGTCTAAGAGCTGATTCGTCCCCACTCAAAAGAGTACCAACACTAGAACCTTCCAAACAAATTTTATCATTAGTATTTGAAATTGTGTTATTTTCAATAGAAAAGCTTGGTGAGTCTGAATTTTGAAAAATTATATTTTTTATACATATAGAACCATTTGATTTCCAATAATATTCTAAAGAATTTCCAAAATAAACATCGTCTATAAATTGAGATTTAGAAATTTTTATTGGTTTAGTGCCATAATAATTTATAAAAGGTTCATCTGAACCAAAATACATGCCGATACTAAACTCTACATTATCAGTATCACTTCCATAGTAAAATCGCAATGAACTGTCATTAAATTTAGAACGATGACCAATATGGTTGTCGTCAATAGGTTTTATATATATGCCATTATATTTAATATTTGTATTTAATAATAAACTACCTATGTCAGAAGATTCCAGAGAAACAGATAAACCTTCCTCATCTACTATAGTTTGAAATTCTCCAATATTTATTCCAACAACATTTTTTAAACTATATCGTGCTAATAATCTACCTGACTTTAATATTTGTATATTTTTCCCACAACTTATACCATCAATTCCAATATATACACTATTGTCATTTTCACATAATAATGTTGCGTTGCTTGCTAAATATGTATTATTTATTGTAAACCCACCAATTGTTCCATCGGTAGCAATAATTGTTCCAGTCATATTCAAATTTCCATTATCATCCACATAAAAAATATTATTATTACCCTTAGATATTTTTAGCAATCCTAATGAATCATTTGGATTAACAGAAAATGTATTTATACCATTAGTAATCTTCAACCCATTAGCATCGAATGTTAAGCTGTCATTATTATTGTAAATTCCCAATGTTTCACCAAGAATAAACTTACCAACAATAGTATCAGCCAATACACCTATAGTAGTTTTTACTTCTTGTGTTTGTTGGTCTTTATATATGTATTTTCCTATGGCAGCCTTTACTGATTGCCAATTGTTATCAGTACAATATAATCCGCTACCAATAAGATGCAATTGACAGTCATCAAAATTGCTTGCAATATCATCATATTGTTTACACCAAATACCATTCTTGTCGATAACAATATCTTGTGAATATGGATTGTTAATAATTTGAGTAGTAGCATAAAATCCATCTTTTACCCAATCATCAACAATAGATGTACTGTCAGAAGTTTTTTTTACTTGTTGTGTAGTATTACTATAAGAACCTGTGATTGAAGATACACTATCTATTACACTTTTAACATCTGTTGTTCCATTATAGATTTTTTCAACCGTAGAAAATTCAACAGATATATCTCCAAGATTCTCAAAATCAAGTTCATAAGATAATAATCTTAGACGATAAATTTCTTCATCTATTTCACATCTGATCCAGTTTCCACATTCAAAATTATCTGCCAATGGTGCAAACTCTTTCATGTTTAAAAGATTATTAATTGTAGATGTGAGAGAGTATTGAGGATTAGAAGCCTTATACAATTCTTTTGTTGCAGTATCATATAATTCATTAGCTCTTTCTAACAACTGAGCATTGTTTAATCCATCCGATATATAATTATCATTTTGATATTTTTCTTCTCTACGATATGAACAAAATATTTTCCATAAATCTTTACCAAGATAAGAATTTAAATTTAGAACATTTTTGGTACTAGAGATAAGTTTTGTCATATAATCAAATATCTCTTGTACATATGAAGCCTGAACATTTCTGGTTGCAAGTTCTGCATCTACATATGATTTTCTTTTAGAATATAAAGAGTACATTTGATTATAAACTGTCGTTTCAAATGTGGCTTTAGAATTAAGAATTATATTCAAACAAGAGTTAAATTCTTGTCCTAATGATGTAAGTGAACTAACTCCGTATAAATGAAGTTTATCTTTAAAAACAGATTCACTCATTTCCATATTGGTAATATCTACAGCATCATTGACATCAGATTTATTCATAGCTCTTTGTATCTGTTGCTGAAGATAAGTTAATTCATCATCATTAAATTTGATGGTCAGTTCTGTTGTATGACGTGTGTCTGTTTCATCTTCTAAAGAAGTCAATACGATTTTACCCTTCCAAGTACCAACAGTGCCCTTGGTATATGTAGAATAATCTATATCAACATCATATAATGCTGTGTTTATCAAAACTTTCGCCATTCCAATAACTGCATTATCTGCATTAGTTTTCAGTAACGTAGAAGGAGATGATACTGCAATAGGAGACATATTTGCACTTGTTAATTTATTTATTGCGTCATCTATACTTTGCCCATCTATATCTACTGTTGGCATCATTGATGTATTGATAAATAAATCTGCATCAATAACATCATAATAGTTTTTCATTAAATTTTTATAACCAATGATAGGAGATGAGATAGAGGACAACTCTGTATCTGAAAAATATTTTTTTACATAAGAGATTACCGAATTATAATTGGAGAGTATTGTTGAATCAATAGAAAATGTTTTTCTAGTTTGATAATTTTCAAATTCTGAATTGTAGGCTTTTAACTTAGTTACAAGTTCTGCTGGCATATCATTATAAGTATCATCTGTAAAACGATAAATATAATTACTTCCATTTGAATTAATATTTTTTACTGCTTCTGTGATATTATCATCTCCACCTTTAATACAGAAGCAGTTTTTGATAGAAGATGTGTCACATTCAAGTTTTATGTCTTGTGCTAAATTATGAGATGATATAAATATAGTAGTATCTTCTCCATCTTGACCGTTAAATTTTGTACTACCACATTCAGGACATTTGTTGTTAAAATCACCACGATAACCACAATCCTCACAAGTATTATATAAATCATATACGGAGATTTCTCTTGTCATGGAATTAAATTTAAATATAACACCATATTCTTCAGAAATTTCTCCTGTCAATTCATCGTATATGCTTTTATCATCTATAGTAAACGTTTTTATGTCAGATAGTTTTTTCAATGAATCTTGCACATATTTTATAGAATAATTTGGGGCTTTATCTAATAATCTATGTAACAGTGAACCTCGTTTTAATACATTGATTTTTTGAGTATCTGTATAGTTGAGATATTTCCCATTGTATTTCGTATCATTCCAATTATACAGATTTACATCTAACTCACGATAGAAGATAGTGGGGAAATTTTCATCATAATCATCAGATATGATATCGTCCTCTGTATTTACCTCGATGTTGTACAAATTTGTGTTAGATAATTCTGCTTCACATAATGATGTACCAGTAACATCTTTTATAATAGAATTTTCTTCTGTTTTAGATACACATATTTCAAATCGTTCTTTCAGTTCTGGAATATACAATACTTTAAAATTAGTTACAATATCCCATGATAAGTTTTTATTTCCATCTATAAATTTATCAATAGTAAAAGAAGTTTCATTGGCAGCATTGTAATTTTCCTTGTATGTTAGTTCTTTCGCACCTCTTATTGTATTCAATGTTTCAAATGCTTTGGTTTGTAATATCAATGTGACAGTATCCATTGTACCATCTTTGTTTAATAAAATTCGAGACATATTTCACCACCAATCTTATATATTATTTGTTTCTAAATGTTACGTTTTATGTCTGATAACAAATGTAAATATTCACTTTTATATCCTTCTAATTCTTTGGATAATTCAGAATATTTTTTATAGCACTCATCTAGTTCTCTCATTTTTTCCTTATATTTTTCAACATTGTATAATTTTAGTTGTTCTTTTAAACAGTGATTTTCATCTTGCAGCTTTTCAATGATATCTTTTTGTATAGATATTTTTTTATCTTTAGTAGATAAATAAAATTTCATTCTGCTCATTTTACGCCCTCCTTTATTTAAAAACCCTATATAAGCTATGACACTTATATAGGGTATAACTGTGATAGATAAAACTATTTATATAACTTTGCTTTTCCAATACCTTTTCCAAGTTGAGTAGAAGATATAGCTTCAGTTATACATTTAGTTGTTTTACCGCCTTTGCAAATTTCTTCTCTTAATTGTTTGCCAAACGTTTCAACATCGTTCACGCCTTGCATAACAATATCACCAACTTCAACAATAGTAGTGGTAGTTCTATCAGCTTGCGGAATATTCAAGGAATTAAGTTTTAAATTCTTAGACCAATCAACAGGAGTTAACTGTGACAATTTCCAAAGATTTTGAGCTTGTTCATTAGTGAACACTTTATCACCTTGACCAACCTCTCTTAACACACCTTGTTCCTTACTAAAATGTAATTCATTTCCCGCTTCGCCAAGTAAAGCAATCATATCTTTAGGAATATTGCGTGAACCAACTTTAAATCCAGGGATGCCAAGGTCTTTCAATTTCTTATAGAGATTACCTGTTTTGTTTTTGTTGTCAAATTTTACACCAACAATTTCAGCCAACTCTTTCATTTCTGTCTCAGAAAGAACTCTTTGACCATACTTATCATATAACGCCTTATTCAAATCCGATAGTTTATCTCTCGAAGAATCTGTAGTATTCAAATGTGATTTTAAATAATTCAAAGCATTGTTTTGCTTTTTCATATTTTTATAAATATCATTTTGAACATTGTAAGATTTGTTTAATTCATTATATTTACTGTTAGCTATGTTATATTTAGACTTTAATTCTTTGGCTTTTGTACTATTTTTACTATGAGTTTTAATATAGTCCTCGTACTGTTTTTTAAGTGAATCTCTATTCGCTTTCGCTTCATCACGACTTATTTTAGCATTGTTTTTAAGCCCTTTGAAATAACTCAATTTAGAGTTTGAATCAGAAATAGCTTTTGATAATGTATTTTCACCATCAGAACGAATCTTATCCTTTACACTTTGACCACCAGTAGTAGTAGATGTTGAATTAGCAAGTAAATTTGCATATTCTGTCATCTTGGTCTGGAAATCTTTTATGGTATCAATTAAATTTTGAGTAGTTGTCACTACATTTGTTCCATTTAAAATCTCTTTAAACTCGTCAGTTGGTGTGTATCCAATACCATTCATTTCGCCCTTAATAATAGCAACAGCACTATTAGATGTTTTAGATATACCATCCAATAGCTCTTTGAAATTTTCTGATAAAGAATCAATAACTTCTTGAATTACATCATCAAAATTATCCTGTAAATCTGATAACATATCCTTGGAATCAGAAATGAATTTTTCGTATTGTGATTCTCGTAAATCCTTCTCTGAATCTTTTAATGATACAGTTAAAGACTGGATTTTCGCACGAGATTCTTCTGACATATCACCAGAATAAGCAAGTAATTGTTTACGAAGGTCTGCAATCTGCTTTGTCTTTTCAGCTACAGTATTCTGCCAGTCATATGCATTTTTCTCAGCATCCATGAGTTTTTCATATTCAGATATCAAATCAGCGATATGATTCTTCATGGCTTCATAACCCTGAGTATACAAATCTATAATTGCATATTTCTCCTCCTGTGCGGCAGATATAGCATCTTGATAGGACTTAACAAGTGCTTCTTTACGCTCAATAAGTGTTTTATTGTATGGATCTTTTGCAAGTTCCTTTTCAATCTTAGATACTTCTTTTTCATAATCTTTTGCTTGTTGAATATATGAAGTATAATTAGAAGCATGAAGATAAGCAACTGCCTTACCTCTATCTGTAAAATCACCAGTATCATCACTTGTTAAATCTTCACGAGACAATTCGTTAATCATAAAATCTATCTCGGAAGTTACTGTCTTAATACGTTCTTCTAAATAATCAAAATTATCCCATTTGATTTGACGTAACTGATTTTTATACTCGACAAGAGATTTTGTAGATTCATCAATAGAATTGGTAATATCGTCTATCTGTTTAGACATTTCATACCATTCATCTGAATACATCTTAACTGAACCATTCTTTAATGAATCAGCCAACGATTTTACTAACTTTTTACGTTCTTCTACTAAAGATGCATTATTCTTTTTCTCCTCAGAAACAAGTTTAGAATAATACTTTGTACTAATCTGATATCCTTTTGCTTCATTGATATCAATGGCATTATTAAGTTCTTGTGCTCGTTGTTCGTAACCCTGTCTTCTGTTAGAATAATATGTATCTATATTATCCATTTTTTCTTGAGCAAGGTCAGCTTTCTTACTTTCGTTCTCTTGTTTCTTTAAATCATAAGTAGCTTTGTCTGTTTCATATGCAACAAGATAGGCATTATATTTTACACACTGATTATAAAGATTACTATCAATAGATAACGCTCTGTCGAGAATACCAGATGAGATCTCTTTCTTAGATTTAATACAAGATTTAATCTCTTTTAAAACCTTCTTATTAGCTTTTGTAGTCTTAGTCTTATTGATTGACTTAGTAGCTGAATTTAATCCAGTTTTATCATCCCGATATGCTTTTTGATAAGCAGATAATTCTTTATTAAGATAAGAACTTTCTTTAGATAACATATTGTTCTTACTTGTATATTTAGTATAATTCTCTTTCTTTGCTTCTAATAGGTCGATAGAAGAGGAGTATTTGTCTATCTTATTTTCTGCATATTCGGAGTTTAACTTTGCTAATGCTTCGTATTCATCCTGAATAGATCTCGTAAGATCGTCTGTTGCATCTTTTGCTTTCTTAGCCTTTTCATACCATGTCTGATATGATTCAATCTGCTCTTTTAAAGTATCATCTTTTACATCTTTAATACTGATAGCACCATTACGAACTTTCTTTTTCCATTCCTCACTAAGACCGACACTGTTTGCTTTCTGCATATATCTGTCATATGCTTTACTCTGTGTACTTAATTCGGAGAAGAGAGTGGAAATTTCCTTGCGATAATTGTACATTCTGCTACTAAAGGAACGTTTTGCATCTTCGGCACGTTTTTGGAACTTACTAATTTTAGATTCTAAACGGTCAATACGTGTTTCAATAAAATCAAAAGTCTGAGATGTTTGTTCTTTGGCTTTTTCTTGCTCTTTGGCTTTATCTTTACTTTCTTTATTCTTTTTATCTCTTATCTTGTCAGTTGCAGAACCACCATTGTAGTTTACAGGCTTGATATAATTAGATGCATCTAAATCCATCCAACCAATATCAGCATTCCAGAACGAACCATCTTGGAGTTTGTTATAAGTATCTTGAGCACGTTTTTCATCAACAGTCATTTGACCGCCACGATTTAAATTTAAATCTTTTTCTCTTGTACTAACACCATTGTTAGTCATAACATCTTTTAAATTCTCTAACTGCTGTATCCGCATATAAGCAGCACCAGCAGCATTAGTAAGAGCAATGAGCTGTTCGATATCACTTGCGGTATCAATTTTCAGAGAATTTAAATTACTTTTAATTGCTAAGAGTTGTGAAAGACTGAAATTTGTATTATGTACTTTGTTTTCTTCCTCTACTAAAGCTAAAATTTCTTCTTTTGTAGCATTAGTAAAGTCAATCGTATCTAATTTTGCAAGAATCTTATTTGCTGCTAAAGATTGCTCTACAATAATGGCAGCATTTTGTACTCCCATCTGTTCAAGCATAGCAATAGTGGATTCTTTGGTTTCATCCGTAACATCTTTTAATGCATTAGAATTATAGATATAAGCAGTCGCTAAGTCATTAAAGGCTTGCTGACACGCATTAATATCTGTAGGAGAATTAGAAATGGTTTTGATAAAATTCTCATATTCAGCCGTGTATGTACTGAATGTATTTGTAAAATCTTTATTTCCTAAAATAGAAGAGTAATCAAAATCTCCACCATCTAATACATCAGCATAGATTTTATCAAGCTGATCTAAACCAGTGGCGAGATTCTGAATTTCTGATAATCTACTAGCAAAAGTTTTATTCTCTGCTTTTTCGGAAATTTCATCCTGTATAGCACCATATTTTTTGAGAGCTTCGATTAACTCGTCTATACCAACATGGTATTTATCAGCACCTTTTAAGAGTTTTTCAAAAGCCTCTTCGCCATCCTGAACAACACCATCATCAGGATTAAAAGCTCTTACATCTTCTTCAGTTAGTCCTAATTTCCCAAGTTGATCAGACAAAGATTTGAAATATGAATTATGTTCAAATTCCTCATAATACTTCTGAGCTTTTAATGTGCTTTCATCCAACTGTTCGTTTAATTGATCGAATAATGGTTTGAATTCATTATTCTTTTTTAAAACAGCGTCTACGGATTTACCAATATTCTCGTAATTACCTCTTGCTTTTTCAACGCCTTCACCATCAGCTAATGCTTTATTTAATTCATCTATGGACTTAGCATATTGCTTATAGATGTCATATGGATCACCTGAATCATCACCCATATTACGCATATCATTAGCTAAATCTCTCAAGTAATTAGCTTCGTTTTCTTCCACTATATCACTTGCTTTAGAATAACTTTTTGACATACTATCCTGTAAGGACTCAATTTGTGCGACAGTTGCTTCATCAGCTCCTTTTTTCGCTTCGTCCAATTTGTCCATTACTTCACCAATGGTAGATTCAACGCTTTTAGCATCTCCGTTGATTTTAATGGTAAATGCAGCACCTGCCATACCGCCCGAACCACCAACAAGTTCAAGACCTTTATTTTTAAAATCTTTTACAATATCTGTAACAATATCATAACCTTCGCTGCCCGAACTGATATTACCTAAATTATAGGTTTTCTTCTCAGTCATCCGCTTTGTGGATTCTTTAGCACCTTTTCGATTTTCTTCATCTTTGAAGTAATCTTTTAACTGTGATTCGCTTAAATCATTCAACAAGTCAATCTGTTTCTCAAGATTTCCATTGACAAGGTTGATGCTTTCAGCTTCTTCACCATACTTTTCAACAAGACTATCCTGAATACCAAGCAGTTCCTGTTTGATATTTTTGGCTTCTTCCTGTGTGGTGGAATTATCGGCAAGCTGTTCACGAAGTTCTTTTACCTTTTCAATCTGCTCATTAATAGATTTTGTGTTTTCATCTATCTCTGATCCTGCTTCAGATGCAGCTTTGACCGCTTCATCCATTTGTCTCTGGTAATTCTTATATAAGGCGAATACGGCAGTACCGGCAGCAGCAACAGCAGCGAATATTCCAACACCGAGTTTGAAACCTGCCATTTGTGCATTTGTGATACCTAACCTATAACCTAATTTTTCAACAGATAAAGACAACATTTCTGTGAATGTTAATTCTTTAGCCATTCCACTGTTAAGTTTCAGTGTATTAATAATTTCTTCTTCTTTTTCTGTATTGTTGAGCTGTCTTGACAAAGTCTCACGCAGTTTAGCTTCTGTACATGAATTATTAAGAAGTAATGTCTTCTTTTCCTCATCGCAAAGACCAAGTTCAATTAAAATTGCTTCTTTTTTCTCTTTGTTATCAACAGTTTGAGCCAATGTAGATTCTACTAAAGAAGCTTTTATTTTATCTTTGGAAGCTAATAATCCAGCCTCTACTAATACTTGTTCCTTCTGTGCAGAAGAGAGTTTAGTAGTAGATAAAGTAAACTGTGCTTGCTGTAAGTTTAATCCTTTTAACTGATCTGAATACTTTTTAAGATAAGTATCATTCAGCATACCAGATTCGTCTGTCATCCACCATCTATAACTAAGGTCAGATAATCCACTTCTAGCTGTCGAAATCTTTTTTAAACTATCTATATAGTTACCTAAATTCAGACAAATTGTAAATAAATGGTTGAGGTCATCTATTTAATATGTTACTATAATTAAAAAAGATAGGAGAGTAGAAATATGGGTTATTACTTAGTATTACCAATAACAGTTAAATCTGACGAAAAAAGAAGTTTCTGTAAAAAATTATTGATGGAGGTCATTGGATACTCAGAACAAGAAGCACAAAAAATAGCATTTATTCCTAGGTGTGATAGTACAATTTTGGTTAATCTCACAATAGAAGAGGCAATTAAGATTGCTCAACCATTTAAAGACCATGATGTCTTACCTGCTTTATGGAATCATGCCACAAATGCTATGGAGGCATGGAATGACTACCATTTCTTCGTAAAGCAACCAATCAAAGACCATTACGAATGTCTGGCAAGACCTGAATGTAGAATCAATCCTGATCAAAAATACATCACACAAGAACCGTATGTACCAACACCAAAAGTACAACCTTCAAAACCAAGTGTGGAATGTCCGTACTGTCATAGCACGAATTGTAAGAAGATAAGTGGTGTATCGAAAGCTGGCAGCGTTGCATTGTTCGGATTGTTTTCTCAGAAAGCGAGACATCAGTGGCATTGTAATGATTGTAAGAGTGATTTTTAAGGAGGGTTGTTATTATGAAAAATACACAAAACATTGCATCATTAATAGCACAACTTGAATATGAAGTTGGGAGAGAGTGTTACAATCCCAATTCATATGATGGTTATACAGGAATAGAAGGACTTGGATATAGATATCCTGTAAAAGTATATCAGGATGAAAATATGAGAACTTATCGTGGCTCAATTAAATCAATTTCTCCATCAGAAGTTCATACTATGAAGTATGTATTCGGATCTAACCATTTGTTCATCGGTAAGGGGATATATAATATACTCAATGAACTTGAAAAAAGATATGGATTAGATTTCGATAAGATGGAAGAAGAGTTTGAGAAAGAAGATAAGAATTAACATTCCGACTCTAATCCATCATAAACACCTTTACCAAGAATTCGTTCCTCAACAATTTTAAGAATGTCCCGATATTCCTGTTGAGTACAATTTTCATACAACAAACGTTTTGTAATATGATCAGCAATATAAGATTCTTTCTCATGTTGAATCATTTGTTGTTCGATAGAATTTAACATATTTTCACCTGCTTTCTGAAAGGAGATATTTATGACTTTAAATTATGATTGTATAAGAGATGTTTTATTATATCTTGAAGATACGCTTGAATATACTGATAATCAAATGGCTATGACACATAAAAGATTAACTATTAGTAGTATTGCAAATGCTTTATCATCTTATTCTAAAGAAGACATACAATATACAATAGAAAAACTTTTTGGGGCAAGATATATCCGTATTGTTGATATTATACATGATAAAAATGGTTATATATCATCTGGCTATGTGGATGACATCACTTGGGATGGATATAATTTTCTAAATAACATCCGTGAAAAATCTATTTGGGAAGCAACCAAAGCTGGTGCTAAGAAAGTTGGAGCTATGTCTATATCTGCTATAAATATGATTTCTTTTGAGATTGTAAAAGCTGTTGTAACCAATCAAGAAGTAATTAGTAAGATTGTTGCTCATATTCCGTGGGCGAAATAATGATGAAATCATTTAAACATATGTTCAGACTATCCTTATCATCCTCTACGTGGTAAAATATTCCATATACTAATGCGGAGGAGGTATTATAATGTATACATTTAAAATCACAGATAAGAACGGTGAATGCAAGGAGTATAATCATATTGTAAAAGTTTGTTATACAGTTCCTGTTCCGGGTGCAAAAGAAGTAGTCATTGAAGGAGAAGATATATTTACGTATCAATATAAAACTTGTTATGATTTACACTTGTATGCTGAAAAGGAAGCATTCACCGTATCAAATAGAGAAATCTCGGTTATCAATGTAGTTAAAGAAGATTAATCGTTATACCCGAATTCAACAGTAATTTCTGGATTGAGTTCGGGTATTTTATTAAGATTAAGAGTATTTATATACTCAATAACTGATTTTAATTCCTCTAATTCGTTGATTTTAATTTTAATATTTAAATTTGTCATTATTTTTCACCTCGTAATAATTTTATGTTGTAGAAGATGATTTATTTAGAAAAGAATATACTAAATCAGAAGAATAGGAGAACGTACAAATGAAAACAGAAGATAAATTCCTTCTATCATCAGGAATCTCATTTGTTTTATTATTTATATTTGAAATTTTAAACCACAATATAAACACTGATAATATGAAATATGAAACGCTAATGAAATGGTTGGATATATCGTTGGTTATCATAGTAATTTTAGTTATTTCTATGATAATTTCATTTATTGGATTCTTTATATCATATAAAATTGAACATGGGACTTTCCCAAAGAGCAGTAATCCAAATCCACAAAAGATACCTGAAAACTTATTGAATATAGCAATAGTATTATCTGTTCTTGTACCACCTATAGGGTGGGCAATGTTTGGTGTTTTATTTGTGTATTATAAAGTAAGATTTTGATAAGATGGGAGAGAAGAGTAGTGAGAGATTACTACTATTTTATTTGTATTGAAAAAGAGCAGGAGATTAATCCTGCTCTTCTAAATATTTATTATAAAGTTTAAGTCTATTTTTTATATTATCTGGATTTCTACCAATAAATTTATCACCATATTCACGAATAAAATAATCAGCATCTTTTTCTGGTTTTTGTGTATCTGAAAGGGCAGAAAGAAATAGAAGTTTTAAATTTTCTTCGTATCTTTTCATATGTTCTTCCATTTTTTTATTCATTTCTTCTATTTCACGTTCCCATTCTTCTTCATCTGCGGAAGAATATTCTTCATGAATAATTTTTACTTGTAAACGACCTGACATGTCAACTCTATGAATTTCTTCTTTTTTATATTTTCTCATTTATTATACCTCTTTATTAATTTTAATTGGATTAAGATATAGCCCTTTATGTATTTTATCTATAAGGACAATTAAATTAGAGAACGGAATGATTGTATCTGTAACGAATTGCTGGAATTTTAATTTATCCTCTTCTATAATATATCCATTTTTTGTTACAATTTGTAAAATACCTAATAAATTTCCACTCTTACAATATAATGGAATTGCTACATATTGTGTGTATTTAGTTAAATCAGAACTCAAAGATACTTTTTTAAAAATTCTTAATACTTCTTCGGTATTCATTGCAATTTCTATATCAGAAAGTTTCTCTCGCATTAAATCAGCGTAATGATATTTACAATCTGATAATTTTACTTTATTTTTACATGCGTTTGGTCTAATTGACACTGGATTAGAATGAGAAACCATATATGCCCATTCATCGCCATTAATATCTTTATCATAAGAAATATATCCAACAGAAATTTTTGAATTATCAAAATCATTACAATATTGTTGTATTACATTTCTAGTATATAAACAAACACCATCAATAAGTTTAACTTTGTCCCAAGCTTTATCTGATACATAACCATGCTGTTTAATATTATTTGCAAATGAATTTATTAAACCTGCCCATTTTTCAGCTATTTCCGAAAAAGCAGCTACTTCTGAAGTAACAGTTTTGTAATCATTTTCCATATGAGCTAGAATTGCAGTTAACTCGTCATTCTTTGACTTATATTCTTCTGATTGTTTGTAGATCATATCTTCTTCATTACCATATCGTATGATAGAATAAATTTGCACAAGTAATAACACTATAGAGATACATATTAATGAACCTCTTATAGTAGAACTATCAACCAATGATATTACTATTCCAATTACAGATATTAGTGTCGAAATTGATATGAAAAGTGTGTTTTTAAACCATGTTTTTTGATAGAAATGTCTGTCCATATGTATCCTCCCCATTTATTGATATTATTTACCATTATATACCAATAATTGACAAGAAACAATTCAGAAAGTTTGTTCTATAAATACATCTCCAACTTGTCGAAAAATGTCGGATAGGGTGTTTGAACTAATGTTTGGGATTTATAGATGAACTAAAATATGATAAGCTAATTTTAGTTAAATTAAAGGAATGGTTATTATGAAGCAAACTTATTTAGTACATTATAAAGGTCAACTAACAGAAGATAAACCTAGTGATTTAATTTCTATAGAAGTAGACGAAGTTGGAGTTTGTCCTTGTTGTGGCATTGCAACTAGCCCTACTTTTCTTGACGGTTTTATTACCGTACATCCTGATATTAAATATAATTTGTATTCATATATTATTTTATATTGTACAAATTGTAAATCAATATATGCAGCAAGATATATTAGTAATAGGAATATAAACAATTTATGTTTAGAAAGTGTATTTCCTAAAACTGCACGAGGAATATCTTTTTCTGAAAATATTAATAAACTTTCACCTAAATTTGTTTCGTTGTATAACCAAGCAAATGAAGCAGAAACGAGGAACGAAATAAAAGGTCTTGCTGGAATAGGATATAGAAAGGCATTAGAATTTTTGATTAAAGACTACCTTATAAAATTTTATCATCAAGACACAGAAACTATTAAAAAGATGGAACTTGGAAATTGTGTAAATAAACTTCCAGAAAAAATACAAAGTATTGCAAAGGCTTCTATTTGGATAGGTAATGATGAAACACATTATTTCCGAAAAAATCCCGAATATGATATAGAAGATTTAAGGAAATTCATTGATTGTTTTATTCATTTTATAGAAATGGATTATGCTATAAATGAAGCAAATAAATTAACACAAAAATAATTACAATATATAATATAAAATAAGCCAGCATCTTCTCGTCTTTGAGGAGGTGATTTAAATGTCGAATTACAATTTTTTAAAATTGGTTCATGTTCGTGCATACAAACGTATGAGATTTGGAAGAATTGAATACGTGTGCGAACACTATCGCTCTTATCCGTGCAGATAGGAGAAGAGATTGGTAGCCTGAGGCGAGTCTGCACATGTGCTGGCTTATTTTATATTATATATTGTAATGTAAGGTAATATCATCAAAGTAGAGTCTGTATACCCATTACAGGCTCTACTTATTTATATTCTATAAAATCTGCTATATGTATTAATCCAACGCAACCACACGCCAATGTGATTCATCATTATATTCTCTAAAAATACTATCAAGAGAGTCCTTTTTAAAATATCCTTGATCGTGTATCTGTGCATAGACACCCGAAACATCAAGAATGACAATATGTACCAAGTCTGGTTGAACTGTTGTTACCATTTATGCCACCTCCAAATCATAAATTATTCATTATCGTAATTTAAAAAACAAATATCATTTGCTATTTTATTTCTTAATTCGTAATAATCTAAAATCTCTGCATTCTTATTTAATGAAAGAACATGTTTTGTTATATTATCATCTTTGTTTAATTTATAACATGTTGAAAGAGCATAAGTATCCTTGTTTAAATATAACCATTTAAACATTTCCCAAGTTTTATTATTTGAAGATACTGAAAATGGCACATTAAAATTTCGAATATCAAATAAACCTAAAAATTTGTAATTATTAATATTAAATTTTTTATATATATCATCACATATCATCTTTTTTAAAAATAATGCTGCCTTTTCATTATCATCGGAAAATTTTAGAGTATATTCATCCAATGTATCTAATGCAAATATTGCATATTCATATTTTGTTGGATTTTTAAAAACGATATTAGAATCAAATCCTTCATTTTCTAAAAAATTATCTGTATCGTAACTTAAAAATTCCGGTAATTGTTCATATATTTCATTCTGTGGTATATTAAACCATTCTCCAAAAGTTCTATATTTCTCATACTTTTTATGAAACATTTTTTCTACTGTATAATCTTTTCCTGAAGGTATAAAAACAATCCTCAACATAGACAATGCATTATCTACACCAAAATGATTTTTAAACATGGATGTTAATTCATTTAATCTTTTAAATGGGTTGTTAGATTTCCCAATTTTTATAAGATTTGTATATTTGTTATAAATAAAATATACAAAAGCTGGATTCATTTTTTCTTTTGCATAATAAGTTAAATATAATTCGTATAGATCCTTTGAACTAATATTCGAAAAACAATCATAGTATAAATCATGTAATGACTTAATTTGTTCTCGGAGCAATTGATCATATAAATTTAACATTTGTTCTTTAGATGTGTCATTAGTTGACATAATAATATCCTCCTTTTGAAAAAATATATTGAATGTTTCAAAAGGAACGTGTATACTATGTATTGTACAAACGTGATATACACGTTCCTAAATCCTTACTAAACTTTGGTCGGTGGAGTAAGGATTTTTCATATTTGACTAAAACATCAAATATGTGGTATATTCATATTATACTTATTGAGTATTAATGTCAAGATGAAAATGTAAAATTTTCAAAAAAATGAAAAAACATCAAAAAGGAAGCGTTCATATGGATAATGAATTATTAGTAAAATCAATACGTGAAATATGTAAAGTAAATAATATTACTCCTTCTCAATTAGAAAATGAACTTAATTTTGGCGCTGGTCTTATTAGTAGATGGACAAAAAGTTCTCCGTCTCTCGATAAAATAGTAGACATAGCAGATTACTTCCATATATCAATTGATAAGTTAATAGGCAGAAATTATGATGCAGACGATAGTTTTCTAAAAATAGTTGATAGACAAACATTTAAACATATTCTTAAATGGAATATTCTTGATGATAACATTAATCAAAATATATCGAAACCTATAATGTATGGAGAAGTAACTGATACTGAAAATAAAACTCATACTTATTATAATCAAAGTATTTATAATGAATATTTCTGTTATACTTCATATAATGAAGGTTTTATTATCATAGGTGCTGTTTGTGCAAAGCATGAACTTAATAAACCACAATATATCAGTTTGTATATTCAACCAACAGAAAAATCAGAAGCAATAAGACAAGACTATATTAAAGAACAATTGGAATCACTTTGGATTAAAGTTTTAAAATCTTTATCGGATAAAACACCTTCTGAAATATTAGTTGAAGATTTTAAACAACAGATGTTGGCTGGTGAAGAAGTTGATTTATTAAAATATTGTCAAGAGTTTATTGAACAAACACCTGATAATAAAAATGACATTAATAAATTACTAAAGGATGAAAAAGCCAAAGAAGTTTTAATAAAAGCAAATGACCCTGCCGTACAACAATTAATATCAACATTTTCCAATCCTAAAGTAATACAAACAATTGATTCTACTAATAGACTGGTTAAGTATATGATGGAAATTGATAAATTACGAAATAAAAAAGATAAACAGAACTAATGTTCCGACTATACTTATTTCAATTTTTAGTATATACTGAAAAATTATCTCAATAAGAAGGGAGGAGTTGTGAAATGCCAACTACAGGAGAAAAACCAGGCAAGGGCGAATACACATGTGACAATTGTGGACAGGTAGTTGTATTAGATGATGATACAGATACAATGCCACCATGCCCAAGATGTGATGGAACAGAGTTCCACTAATTAGCCAAAGTATATCGTTTAATATTAAATGGTTTACCAAACCACTGAGTCCAGATTGCGAGTTCTTTTGATCCATTCTGGACTCTGTATTTTGAATGATAAGTTAATGGTAACAGTTGTTTTAATGTGTAAATAATTTTTTTCATAATTTTTAATTCCTTTCTTTTTGCATAATAAAAGAGCCAACTACAAAGTAATTGACTCTTATAACATATATACAATTTTATATTCCTTATAAAGTTTTTAAAATTTCTCTCCAATAATTCAATCTAAATCGAACAGAATCCGCAGATGTTGTTCCACCTCCAAGTTTTTCTTTATATTCAGTATTATTATCATATCCAGTTAAAAATTCCACAACTTTCAAAGAAAATTTTTCATAATTCTTTTTATCTTTATATACTCTATATGAAGCATAACATAAAACCGAGATACTTGTTTTTGGAATTTTCACATCTTCTTCAAGGACTCCATCAAGCTTATTTATTGCAGTTTTAATAAGCTCTATTTTATCTGATTCGACACGATTATTATAATACTCAATAAATCGCTTTCTACCTTTCTCAGTAAATAAAGCAAAATCGTTATCTTTGTTTGTATTACAAAACATTAGTATCTCTAAAGCAGCACTCTGATCGACTGAACTTTTCAACTGAGCAGATGTTAATCTTTTTTCAAAAAATGGAAGAGAAATAATATCAAAAATTGCATCACTAAGTTCATCTGACATGTCAGGTGTAAGCTTCTGTGATGTATTCAACGGTTTTCCTGAATTGAGCCTTCGGAACATTTCTCTGACATCTTTATCAGTATATTCTGTAATTTCATACATCGTAATAGCAGAACTATCTAACTCGTCCTTTACAACTTGATCAAGTTTGCTAAATTTCAACCCTGCAATATTATATTCAGTTCCTTCAATTATAACCGGTTCTGCTTTTTTAGATATTGCAAACTCATCATTATAGAATCCTTTTAACGTGCTTAATCGCTGTACACCATCAATTACATATTGAACCCCATCTTCAGAAATTGTATAAACTGGCGGTACAATATATCCACGAAGAAGTGAGTCAATAAGCAATGATTTGTTTGGATTAGACCAAACAGATTCTCTTCTCTGTAATTTGTGTTTTAATACAATTTTCTCTCGTTTCATTTTGCCTATTAATGGTTTAACTGGACAATTTTCTCTTGAAACTTTCATCATGTTACCTCCTTCAAAAAAATTAAAAATTTTTACTATTTTGAAGATAGCACAGATGGAATTTTTTGTAAAGATTTTTGAAAAATTTTGATTATTTTTCGTATTACATAAATCGACAAAACCTATGTTCTGGATTTATGAAATTGGAAGTATATGGTAATATAATACCAAGCAAACTGCGACTGTATTACCACATTGCAGTCCATTGTCACGGCAAGTGCTTGGTATTCATACCATGTGGAAGTACCTTATGTAAGTGGTACTAGGATGAACATTTCAGTCCGTTCTGGACAAATACAACATTCCTGAAAATGAAATATCTTACAGGAAAGGAGGGTAGAAGAGATTGTACATTGTTATATTATTTTGTGCAATCATCGGATTACTTGCGGTGCGTAGATATTTTAAATCACAAGATCACGCCATTGATCAGATTGCTAATCATCCAGAAATATCCGATGAAAAAGCAGACGCTATCGCAAGAATTTCGACAAAACAACATAAAATCTTTAAGAAAGCTAGTTAATCACCATTCTCCAATTTGTATCAATATTCATCTCATTTATTTATTCTCTTTAGAGGGCAAGTCATCACGACTGTCCTCTATTTTATTTATTCTCTATTTGTTTGTAATTTGTTATAAAACCCTCAACTGAATTATAACAATTAGTTTTACAACTTTTTACCTATCCGTTACACTCAAATAGGAGAGCAGTTATACTCATGTACACATGAACACGTATCATACTTACGTTTACCTGGACTATACCATCATGAAGATTATTCTCCATGCGACTATTATCGTCTCTGAGCGTTCCTAGCATTTTTTAATGTACGACTAGGCTTCGTTGCGGATTTTCCCCAATAACACAAAATAAGATGTTACTCTTAATCCCTTTCGAGTTAAGTTTCATTTCAAAATTTCGTACTTCTTTTGAATGATAGTTTTATTTTGCTGTTGAATTCCCGATATTTGTTCACTAAATACTTTTCATTTTAAGTCGTTGTTTACGTTATCGAAAACTATATTTGTGTAAATAATATAGAACCAATAACCACCATACTCCTCGTTATAAATATAACTTGTTCCATGTTACCATGCTAGTATGGGTGGGCAAGACGGTAACTATATAGACACTGGAACTATATAATGTTCACCCACGTTTTTAACGGCAATACCTGCACCAATTCCTGTTAAGAATGTTGGGAGGATACCTATTGTGTCTACAAAATCTGTAGCACCTTTTGTTAAGTTTGTTAATAAATCTATTCCGTTCTTAATAGTTTCTGAATCAATGACTTTGAACCAGAATTCTTGTGCTCTGTTGGAGAGCTGTTGAAGTTTGCCATCTACACTATCAAGATAAGAGTTTAATTCTTGTTCTGCTGAACCTTCTGAATTTTGTGCATCTTCATACACAGACTTTAACATTTCTCCATTTTGGAGTATACTAGCTGCAATATTCGATCTATTCTTACCTGCTATAGTCTCCAATAAAAGATTAAGATTGTTTGTTCCTAGTTCTTTATCTTTTTTTACAATATCATCATATAAATCTGCTAACCCCTGCATGATCTCATATGTGCTCTTGTAATTTCCATTATCATCAAGAATATCAAAACCTTTACCATCTGCGGAAGCTGCTTTAGTAGCGTCCATAATAGTATCTCTTAGTTTTGAAACAGTTGTAATCATGCCATCTGTTTCTTCGCCTAAATCTGAAAGTTCTTGTTTTGCTTCTTCAGTGCCTACGAGTCTAAGAGAAATGGTACGAAGACCTGCTCCTACTTTTGATGGATCTTGTGTAATTGCATTGCCAGCCGTAGTGAGAGATACAGCCTCATTTAAATCGTTGTTTGCAGTAACTAATGCACTTGCAGAATCTTTCAGAGCAGTAGCTAAACCGTCTGTACTAATACTATAATTGTTTCCGATATTATTTAGGACATTTATAATATCCATTTTATCAAGATCTTTATAAGCCTGACTCATAGATACAAGAGATTCTGTTGCTTCGTCAATCCCCTCAAATTCAGATATATTAAAAAGAATATTTGCATCTTTTGCACTCTCAGCGGCTTCTGACATGGATTCACCTAAACGCATCCAATCTGCCGTGGAATTTTGTATCTGTTTTGCAGTAGTACCAACCACATTTGCTACATCAAAAGTCGTATTCTGATAATTTTTTAAGCTTTGTGTTGTTTCTTCAGATACTTTTCTCATTTCTGTAAGAGCAGTATTAAGTTCACGAACAGTAGATAGTCCATTCCTAAAAGAATTCATCATTCCGTAGAAACCAACATACATACTCAAATAACTTTGCATCTGACCAATAAATCCATAATAAGATTTTGATGCTAAAATATCGAAAAAGTTTTTTCCAGCTCTACCTGCTAATTCTTCAGCATTTTTAATTTCCATTACCTTTGTATGAATTGCTTCAAGATTAACAGTCGGATCACCAGACATTAATTGAGTAATTAATGACCTTAGTTCAATTTTTGCTTCTTTAGAATAACGTGTATTCTCTCTTAAAAGTTGATTGATTTTATCAATTTCTTTTTGTACAGAAACAGATTTCATACCTTTTTCAGAAGCAGACATATTTTTTAATGCTTTTTGAGATTCTTCTGCATTTTGAGTAAGACGTTTAAAACTATCAATCTGTTCCTGTTTAACAAACTCACCATTAGAAATTGAACTTGATAAATTCTTTAAGTCATTTAAACTAGAATTAAAAGACGAAAGTTTATCAGAAAACTCAACACTCGGATTATAGCCATTTCGAGATGCATCAGTTGAATATTTATCATAGCTATTTTGGAAACGTTTAATAACAGAATTCATATATTCAATCTGAGAATTATTTGCATTTCTCATAGCATCTTCTAATCTTGCAATAGACCTAGTAGACCCTTGAGATGCTTGGTCAAATTGCTTCATAACATTAACCCATTTTTCCCATGTGTTAACATCAGCTTTATTAGAATTAGCAATGGACGATAATGTTTTTTTTGCTTCATATGCAATATTTTTTAAACGTTCAACTTCTTGTTCTTGGTCAGCAATAACACTTGCATTTTTGCCAGTTCCTTTATCTTTTGCCTTGAGATGATTTAATTCTGTAACAGCATTCATATATTTCTGAATTGCTTTTACATTCTTGTCCCATTTATTTTTGTCAAAAGCATTATTTTCATCTTTGATTGCACCAACACTTGCGTTTGCACTATCTTTGACTTCTTGATTAGCTTTTACAAATTTTTTCTTACTATTAGCTGCCTTTTCAGCACTTTGAGCAGTTTGCTCTAATGCATTATTCTCTTCTTTAATAGCAGAAGTAGAAGCGTTTGTAGTTGAAGAGTTATCAACTTGAAATGCGTCTTTCTTTGGATTTTGAGAAGCAGATGCTCCTAGTTTTTTAACGGCTGAAGTTGTTTCAACCGCAGCCTCTTTAAATCTAACAAGCCTATCTGGATCAAAAATAGTATAAAAAGAACCATTGCTACGATCCATTTTAATAGCATCGTATCCAATGGCTTGAAATAAATCACCTATATCTTTTCCTAAATAGCTAGCAAGAGATTTCATTTTTTCAACCACAGTTGTTTCTTCAGGATCGAATTTTATATAAGAATCGAAGAATTCATCAAAATCCATTCGCTTTCCAAATATATTAAGAAGCTGACTTCCAAATTCATTATATAATTTCTGAGCTTCTTTCAATGTAAGTTGTCCTTCTTCATTCATGACCTTTCTTACATTCGCATACCATTGCGTTACAACACTTCCGTAACCCTCTGCACCCTTTTGAGATTCAATTAAATATGCACCCTTACCATAAATTTGATTGTTTTGATTATTAGAGCGACTTAAATCAAATTTATCAAATTCCGTATCACTACCATGATAAAGACGGATAATTTTCCCTTGCTCGTCAAGCAAAGTAGTGCCTTTTAGAAGTTTGGAATTTGCTTCGTCCAGTTCTCTTCCGTAGTTATCAGTTAGCTTTATAATATCGGATATGTCTTTTTTTTTCTGTTCAACGGCAGAATTAGAATCTGAAGTATTTGATTCATTGGATTGTGTTTCTTTATTTATTGTTGCGACTTTTTTACGAGCCTCGGCAACAATATCAACCATTTTCATAGAATCATCGGCGAATGCATTCAGATCTCTATATGCATCATCAAAAACTTTTCCACCAACAATATTATTTTCGAAGAATAATTTATCAAGTGCATTTTTACAAGATTCATAATCTTTAGCTGCTTCAATTAATTTCTCAGCAACTTCTTGTACTGATATATCTGGATTTAAAACCATATCTCTAATTTCAGGATTATTTTTTCCAGATGGCGTTAATGTTTTTAATGCGTCTATTTGCATTTGATATGCTTGTGCATTTTTCGATTCAACACCAAAATTGTTAAGTATATCTTCTTCGGTTCGTCCACCACCAACAACTCCAAGCATTCGTATTTTTTCAATGCGTTCTATCATTTGATCTAATAAGGTTTTTTCTTGTCCTAAACCGTTATTGATTTCAGCAATTTGTCCTTCTTGTTTTTGTAAAGCGGTGTTTTCTTCAACAATTGAATCAACATTCCCCAATGAAATATTCGTTTCAGAAGAAGTAAAAGATACCTCTTTCTGCGTTTCTGCTAATTTTTTTTCTGCTTCAGCAGTAGCAATTGCTTGGATTTCTTGTGTTTTTAATGAATCTGTATAATTATAATTCTGTTCTTGTGCTTTATATATTGCACTATCTAAAAAATATTTAGCACTTGATTCATCTTGGGCAATAATATCTTTATCATCAGATTTATTCCAGCTTTTCAGATATCTCACCTTATCCAATAATTCAACATAGTGTTCTATATTAGAAATTATCTCTGGTGTTATTGGTGCTTCGCCAAGATTCTTTTTTACTTCAGCATAAGCACTGCTAAAATCTTTTAATTTTCCATCTAACGAAGCAATTTCCAAAGATAAATCCGATAAATCTCCACCGTATTTTTGATAATTTTCAAATTCTTTAATTCTCCGACTAGATAAATCAGATGAATTGAAATTATAACCTTTTTCTACATCAATAGTAACCTTTTCTAGTCTTGTTTGTGCTACACCCTTTTTTAAAGCTTCTTCATATGCTTTATAATAATTATAAGCGGCTTGTGCACCTTCTTGTGTAGCCATTGCTTTTTCATTACCATAAAACTTTTCATATGCAACAGATGCTTCCTTTAATTGATTAAAAGCTTCTGTCTTATTTTTTGTTGAAAATGATTTATTTAAGATTTCACTTGTTTTATTAAGAGATTTGTTTATCTTGTCAATTTCTTTAATAGTAGAAGAGGAATCAATAATAGATTTTCCTTGTGCAATCTTAAAAATATCTCCAAGCTTATCACTAATCTGTGATAACATCTGAATGGTGTCTTTACTAACAGATAAATCAATAGGATTTTGACCTGCTTTTTTCTGTAATGCTTTGAATTTAGCCTCGATTTCCTTGTCATCAAAATTGACATTTTTAAAGTCAAGAACCACCTTATCTGCCATTTTCTGAGCGTTAGCAAATTGCTTTAATAATGATTGTTCAATAGAATCATCATCAACTTTGATGGCAAGCTTTAATTCTTCAACCATTTATACAACTCCTTTCTATATCTCATATTTCTTTCTAAAATCTTTAACTGTATCGTGATAATGTTTATACATTTCTTCTGCGACACTAAATTTTGCCATAGTTCCACGTCCGCCATGCCAATTCCCACCATGCCAAGTTACAGATGGAGTACCAGGAACAAAGAAAAATCCACGTAATAAATCTTCACCTGAAAAATCAGGTTTATAATTATCCATATCATCACCAGTAATTAAAAAACTACTTGAAACTTGTTTTGGTGAAACGAACATAAAAGTTCTATATGACTTCCTCAGATTATACGTTCTTTTATAATGTGGAGGATTAGTCTGATATGGTTCAGCGTAATACCAGTCAAGAAGACTTTCATATTTTTTACTCATTGTTTCTTCAAATTCTTTTGCTATTTTCTCCGCTTGTTTCTGTGCAATTTCTCGTAATTTTTTCTTGTTTTCAGGACTTAATTGGAAATTCCCCATTCATCATCACCTCCAAAATTTTCACTATTTTTCACTAAAATAGGAGAGCAGTAGTAACCACTCACCATAAGAAAAGCCCTATACGATGTGACACGCATAGAGCCTATTTATAATTTCCATTCCTTGTGCTATAATTAAATTGTCTGATAGTAGATTGTGTGCAAGAGTGGCACAATTCGTTATGCATTATTATCAGATGAGAAACACAATTTCTCCACAAAGATACATGACTTGCGTCATAGAAAGGAGCATATTGATGATAGCAATTTTATTCATCATCATGCTGCTAATAGTCTTACTTCCAGTTTGGATTTATGTACGAAACCACCGTATGAAAGACATTCATGTGAAGTTAGCATTATTTAGTGGTATTGATATTAAGTGCTCTTTCTATAAGGAGTAGAAAGACACAAGGAATGAAAGGAGAACGAAGAAGTCCGTGGCAAACCAGCCACGGCTTTTTTATTTTATGACATTTACCAAATAATATGAAAATGCGTATCAGATTCATTCACCTTATAGCCATTTTCTTTTAGAATCTCGGTAGTTTCTTTGCTAATGAATCCATTAACCATAATTGAAAATTTTCCTTCATGAATGGCATCGTCAATACAATAATCAATTTCATCAATAGACTTTTGCAATTTTAATCGACTTTCTTCTGTGATTTTTCTAGCTTCATTTGCAGAAATCATTTTTATACCTCCATCTTCATATTTTCCCAATTTTTTATAATCAAAAAGACCAGGAGTAGTAGTGTTAAGATTTTTAACAGAACCTACTGCCTTATTTATATTTCTAGGAATTAACTTTACTTTTTTCTTCTTTTTCTTCGACATAAAACACCTCTTGAAATTTGAATTTCTACACCTCTTTAAAATTTGCAGTAGTTTTAAGTTTATAATCGTCAAGAATCTTTCTCAAATCATCGTCAGACGAACTATCAAGTTTCTTACTAACAGCATCAACAAGTGGTGTGAGAGTGGATTCACCTAAGTCTTTAAATCTATCAACCTGTCTTTTTACGAATACATCAATAGAAGATTCAGTTGTAAGCAAGTCATTTTTCTTCATTTCGATAATTGTTCTCAGTTCTGCAATTTCCTCCTCTGGAATAATTGAATTTTCACCACCCATTAAAATGTTAAGCAGCCCAGAGGTCTTGAGTGCATCATAATCAGTATCAAAATGTTCTTTATCAATTTCCAAATTTGTATATTCTTCAATTACAGTACGACAAAACAGTATGTACCCAATAAACGTATTTACCTTTACATTTTCAGTTAAACGAGTTTTAGTTGTTCCATCCTCTGCAATATAATTTTCATATTCAAACACAGTTCTTCTTGCAATAATATCAGCAAGTGCGTCTTTTCTTAATACAGGTACATAAGGTGTGATTTTAATCTTATTCAAACACTGTTTCTTTAATGTCTCGTTTCCTAATTTACTATATTCTGTACAAATTTCTTTTACTGTCATTTTCCTTTTCCTCCAATTAAAAAGAAGCCAAGTATAATACTTGACTTCATAATTATCTACTAATCTGCTATATGTATTTTTCTATTTCGTAATTTCGCATGGCAATAATAACCATTTACAGTTGGGATACTTATTAATATTTTGTTTGACAAACTCATGTATCTCATCTAATGTTTTTCTGTTTGTATCTTCATTAATACGATATTCAAATACGTCATTGTCATCAATACAAACAATTTTAAAAAACACATTATTTTCCATAACTCGTCACTCCCTCCATATTTATTTAATACAAAATAAATCGTATAAATCCGCATGGAGTACCTTTGACAAGATTATGGCATTAGACAACATTATATCCTTCGAGACATTATTTTCAATATTTGATAATTCACCAACTGAAATGCCTGTTAATTTTGATAATTGCTTTAATGTTAAATTACGTTCATTTCTATAATACCATACTTTATTTTCCATACAGAACACCTTTTTTCTTTTTAGTGTTCCCAACGATTTATTTTATATTATGGTATTATTTTACAATACCTAAATTTCAACAAACTGAAAATTAGATATGATATAATTAAATTTTATAATTATATTTATAATATTTTTCACATTTTCCTTCGTATATTTCTTCTTGAATTCGACCTTCAATTGCTTTTTTGAGTAGACTACAATTTCGTTTGTACCTCTTACATCCGATGCAGTGAGACTTAAACGTATCTAACTGTGAAGCATTATCAAAAACTCCAATGTAATCAACAGGTCGTATTGTTATTTCAATTCTTGGATTATCTGAATCATAGTATATTGCTTGCACTCGTTCGCATAACTGAGTATCGTCTATCCAAACAGATTCGCTATCTGTAATAGCGTCAGCAAGACATTTAAAACAATTGTTTGCATCCTTATCCACCCTGTCAAAATAAAACACACAATCCATATAATAATGTTGTAATTTATTTTCAGATTTAATCCATCCTTGTTTTTTAGCTTCTTTTTTTACATATTCAGCAAACTCTTTCTGATATTTTATTGCTTCTGGTTTTTTGTATCCTATTGCCATAGGTTTACCACCTTTAATAACAGCTCTCCATCCAAGATAATGATTGACTGAAGGACTGATAGGAGATATTAATTTTAATTCTTGTATTTTCCTTTCACCTCTTTACATAACAAAAGAGTGACTTCCGAAGAAATCACTCTTTCAAATTAAATTAACTGCAAAAATTCAGAAGCAGTGATCTTTAATCCATCATCTCCAAATTTATGTTTAGATGCATTAGTAAGACCATTTCCATATATACCAGGATACTCAACACCATTTGGATTATATCCATTAAGATACATTAATATTTCTGCGGCAGTTACCATATATTGTTTTTCACCTTTTTTAACATAATGATTTCCTAATGCTTTTTTAGAAGCACGACCAAATTTTCCATCTTCAACAAGACTGGATTTATAATCTAAATTAATAGCATGTTGCAATACTCTTGACTTCATTTTATTTGTATTTTTTCCACAAATACCATCAATTGCAATATTTACACCAGTAAATTTAACTGCTTCCTGTTGACCACGTTTAATTAAAGCATTTCCAGCTACGGCACTTGCAACAGTAGTTTTTACTGTGTTCTGAGATGTTTTAGAACCATCTGTATAAGCAACAATTACATGTTTTCCTGGGGCAACAATAATATCTCCACACTCAATATATTCAGATTTACCAAGATATTTAGAAGCTTTTAATTCTTGGAATAAACCTGTATTTAAAAGTGCTTTTCCGATATTACCAGAATATACAGATGATGAAATCATAGATTTTCCATATGCTACATTTACTGCACAAGCAGCTAACTCAGAACAATCTATTTCAACAGGAGATTTAACATTTGCAACAACCCATCCTGCATTTTTAAGAGCATTATATCCTGTTGTTCTATGATTTTGACAATAGCCAAAATTATTATTAGTTGCCATTCCTTTTGCAGCCGCACCGATTCTAACCGCCTTATTTCTATTTTTACAACGGTATACTCGTGTCTGTCCAAAATTATAGATTCTTCCGCATTTTACTTCTTTACCTGTTTGATCACCAGCTTTACCACCATTAACTTTACCTAATTCATTAACAGAAGCCCATGCACACATTACAGCCATAATAATTTTCTCCCTTCATTATTTTTTTGGAATTTTATAAGCAAGAGCAGTAGTAGAATCACCAATTCCTCTTGTAGTTGGGTCAGTAATTGCATTGAATAATGATACTAATGCCATGACCACAACATAAGGATTACTTACTGCCTGTACAAAAGTTTCCCATACCTTCGACCAAGTTGTTAAATCTGAAGCTTGCAATCCAAAATATGTAAGAATTGGAATTACAACAGAAATAACAATCTGTGCGATAAACAAAATATTTTCTTTATTAAAACGTACTTTCCAATTAATTTTATTCATTTTCTACTCCTCCTTAATTAGTTTAATTTCTTTAATATTTCTACATTTTTTTTGATTTTTTCACATACATAATCTAATTCTTTTTTATTTTCATTGCCAGAAAAAGTGATTCTAATACAGCTATTTATATCCTTCTTATCCATCCCAATTGATTGTAAAGTAGTAGATGATGTTAAATCTCCACTCGTACAAGCAGAACCCGTTGATACTTGAATATCTTTCATATCAAGTAATATCATAAGTGATTCGCCCTGAATTCCTTTAAAGCACACATATAAATTATGTGATAATCTGTGTTTTAAATCTGCACCAACTAGATAGCTATCTGGGATATTTTTTAAGATATATTCATAGATATAATCTCTATTTTTAGATGAGATAGAAGAGTAGTTATATTTTTCAACTGCTTTTCCAATAGATGCAATTCCGAGAACATTCTCAGTTCCTGCAAACAATCCATTATTTTGTATTCCATATATAAGAGGTTCTAATTGTATATCTGATTTCTTATATAAAACTCCAATACCTTTTAAAGCATGGATTTTATGTCCACTAAATCCTATCATATCAGCATCTAATTTTTTAACATCTATAGGAATTTGACTAATTGAACCTGTACAATCTACGTAAACTTTTGCATTGTAAAAATGACATAAATCCATAATTTCTTTTACATTTTGAATTGTACCAATCTCTGAATTAGCATACTCAATTACAACTAGATATTTTTCACGAGCATTTAACAATCCTTTCAAATCTTGTATATCAATAAATCCTTGTGAATTTACTTTTATTGGATATGCCTTTTTAATATGTTCCACGCATTTAAGAATTGATTTATGACATGTTGGTTGATATAAAATAATACAATTGTTTTTTTCGTAATAACCTTTTACAGCTAAAGAGTTTGATGCTGAACCACCACTTGTAAAGATAATATCTTCTGGATTAGCATTGATAAATTTCGCTATACTATTTCTAGCAGTAGATATAATCTGTTTTACATTTACACCTGACTGATACATAGAAGATGGATTCTGATATGTATCTAATAGAGATATAATATAATCCTTAACTTCTTGTGTTAAAGGAGTAGTCGAAGCATTATCAAGATACATGTATATTAATCCTCCTTAATTTGACTCATAATTACACCATTTCTTATATACCTCAATTGTGTCACTTCTAAGAAAAATCATTACAATAATTTTTCTGTCATTCTTAGGATTATAGCTTGAATATAAATCTATCGGATAAACGCCAGAATTAACATAAAAAGTTTGCTGATCTCTGTTGTATATCCGAACTACTTCTTTTTCACTATAATCTCTTCCATGTAAATTACTTTTAATAATCATCCTTTTATTCCTCGTATAACGTAAAAAATAGGGAACATAAAACCATTGAATAGTAATTATGTTCCCTATTAATATTTTTCAAAATCACTATTCAACATTACCATCAGTCTTTTTCTTCGACTTTTGTAACAATACCATTTTTAGTAAATTCTTCATATACTTTATTTTCTTTCTTATTTACTGTTTTCTTCAGTTGTGTTTTTATTTTCATAATAGAAGCAATAGATTTCTGATAACTTTCACCAAAGTTATTTTTTCTTGACAAATCCAACTTAGATAATTTTTCTTTTGCTTCAATATCTGTCATTCGTCCATCTTCATATGCAGAAGTTACATTATAAATGTCCTTACAATTTTCGGAACAATATGCGAAATACCAAGTTGGTTTGTTCACATCTTCTGGGTCACAGACTGGACAATAAGAAAATTTGCCATGACAAACACAACACATTCTTAAATCTTTTTTAGCCATTGATCCTCCTTATAAGAAAGGGCAGTAGTTAAACTGCCCAAATAATCTTAATTAGATATCTTCCTCTTCCTCGTCAATGTAGTAGATAGAGAAAAGCTCAGAGTCAGTAGAACAAGCATTAAGCATCATAGCTCCCTTGTAATCCATTGTCTGAGAATCACCACCCTGAAGGGCAAGAGTGAACTCTGGACTTGGCATAAATGATGGAATGTGAATAATAGCAGCTCTAAGAGTCTCTGTATCACATTTATCAACAACTAATGCCTTGAAGAACAATTCATGAGCTTTCGGGAATTTCTTACCAGAGTTAGTAATCTTAGCGCCGCTATGAATTGTCTTCTTATATTTAACGATGTACTGTGTCTCACCATCTGCTGTTGGAGGCTCCAATACGTCACTTGCGGCTACAGAACCTGGTTCTCCTGGAGTTCCAGAAGCATCTGTATGTTTAATATTAAACTCTGTTGCAGTAGCAGAAGATCCCTTTGTGTATACTTCCTTACCCATAGAACCTTTTGGGGACAGAGAATTTACAACTACAGAACCGTCAACATATCCTGTAATATCAAGTGTCTCACCTGCTTTTACAATCTGAATCATTGGCATAACAATACCTTTATCTTCAGTCGCAATCTCTGCATCTGTAGCTGAAATAGCCTCAACAACTGCAAGATTAAGAAATGCATTTGTTGCAGTTACTTCACCTTTTTTACCTGTATATTTTCTATATACAAGGTTTCCATCTTTATCATTGATATCAGTAGAATCTGCTGTAATATCAATATTTGCCTCTGTAAGCTGAGTTAAAGCATACAGTGGTGTACCATTAGCTTTTGCACCGTAACCAAACTGAAGTCTATCAACGATTACGTCACCTAATTTAAATGCCATAATTATTTTCCTCCTTTAAAAATTTTTTTATGCAATAAAAAATGAGCGATTATAAATCGCCCATAAAATTGATTAAATCATTTGGAATGTCTTTTGCACTAATCATGCCACCATAAATACCATGAATAGCCGCGACACCCTGTTCATATTTCTGTATTCTTTGAACAGAATCCATGAACTGATATATATTCACTTGTTTTAAGTCTTCCAATTTGTACTTGAATCCTGGATGATTTATACAAGCAGAAACAAGTGGTAAGAGAGTGGAAGAATCTTTCTTATCTTCATTTTGTTGTGCCTTCATTCTATCTTCTTGTAACATCCAATGTTTTGTAGTTTTACCTTTAGCTTTTTCTGTCTTTGGATGAATGTTCATCATTGTGCGAATATATTCCGCAATTTCTAAATAATCATCATCGTAAATAAGAATATTTTTTTCTTCATTAAATAATGCTAAGTGATCGTATTCTTTGTCAAGCACATCTCTTTTTGCAGAAATTAATACAAAATCATCAAAACTAAAATCTTTAAAAATTAACTTTAATGGTTCTTTGTCCTGTACAAGTTGATACATTATAAAAAACACTTCAATATCTTTTGTCTTATTCCAATCTTTGTGGAATGTATCATACAAAAAAACTCTGATTGACGTTGGATTATTTAGAAAAGGTGATAGAGACTGATAAAACTTAGATTCTCCAACTTCTAAAATTTCTCCGATGGTTGGAATAGAAATAGTAATATTGTTTATTGTATAATCTTCACCAAAATACATTTTCAGTTTATCAAAATGATATTCTGGTTTTTTATTCTGAGATTTCTTTTTTTCTGAATCTTTTTCTGCGGCATTTTGCAGATTATCCAATGTTTCTAATACATCCACTCAATCACCGCCTAACTCCGTAATTTGTGACTGAAGTTTTTCCATCTATTGTTTTGTAAATACCGTTAGTGTCAACTACTTGGAATACAAGAGTACGAACAAGATAATTATTATCTGTTGTGGATTCTTTAGACGAAATAAGATGTGTCTGCATACCAAAGATATTAGACCAGTTGAATCGTTCCCTTATAATGGAAGCAATTAGGTCATGACGTGGAATACCTGTTAATTTATCATCTCTATCATTACCATGAACAAATATTGTGAATGTAATATTTGTGTATTTGAGAGTATCCTGATAACGAGGGGTTTCATCGAATGCAACCTGATAGCAAATATAATGTTTTACCTCTGTCTGAGTATCAGGAATAAATAAATAAGGACGGATATTTGAACCACTGCCAAAATATCTATCCCATTCACCTAAAGGTTCGTATTCGCCTAAATCTTCATTCCATTCCCAATTAATGTTTCCGTTTTTATCAAATAACTCCGATTCCAAATCTTTTTCATTTAGAGCATATAACAGACAAGGATTTAATAATAAAGCTTTCTCAATTTTCTTCTTGTATTGAATATTCTCATCATCAGGATTCTTGCTATATGCACGAAGTTTTGATAACAAATCCTTTTTAGTTTCTAACTTTTCCATACAGTACTTCCTTATTCTACAAGCTCTAATGAAATAGTTTCAGATTCAATTGTTGTATCATCTTTGCCGATAGTGCATTTAACTGTCAGAATTTTACCGATAGTAGAAGTATCATTTGGAAACTTCAATTTCTTTTGGTTGAACTCTGTACCATCTCGCCAAGTCACTTTATCAGTCCAATCTTCATTATCTATACTGCAAGACCATGTAAAGGTAGCGTCTGAATATTCAGTTGTAATATCTTCGTTGGAATCATTGTAGAGATTTACAGTAAGAGATTTGTATGAACCACCAACTTTGATTGTTGAGGTAGATGCTGAAATCTTAGCTGTGATAGAAGATGGAGTAGGAGTGGATGGATCAGTTGGGGTTACACTACCAAAGTAATTAGCCCAAAGTCCAATAATAAGACCATTTTCATCTTTTTCAATATAGTCTGTTGTACTATTGAAAGGTTTCTGATACAAAGTAAGTTTTGTTCTACCTCGAACATTTACTCGTTCCACCTTAGAAACCACCCATGTATTAGGTGTCCAATTATCAATAGAATAATTTGGAACATCAACGATAAGACGCTGATTGTTTTCATCAGATTCAGAAACATAGTAAATAGTATCAGATACTTCGTTTGTTGGAATGAATAGTAACTCCTGATTCTGTTGGCTCGCTGTTACGTTGTCCACCCAAATTCCCGAATTATAAGACGATTGCGATTTCAGAACACACCACATACTTCGTCTATATCTTTTATCTGCTTTGGTCTGTACCCATTGTAAAAGATAGTCACAAGGAAGCAAGAAATACTTCTGAAAGTTCTGTTCAACATCTTTCATACAGATTAAATGTCGATGATATACTCCTTTTTTATCAGGAACGTCAAGATACATACCGACAAAAATATCATCTAATTGATACTTTTTACGATATTCTTCCATATAGAATAAATCGTCATTCTCTGTAAAATACTCTTTCTGACTTGGTTTGAATTGACATTGTAGAGTAGGAGAGTCCTTATCAATAGAACCATACTTACTTACAAGAATTTTTGCATCAATTGGAGTCTTAGTAGTATTTTCATAGGTCATACCAATATTCATATTTGGACTGTCATCATGTCTCCAATCATAGATATAACAAAACTTTGATTGCTCATCAGCTTCCCATGTCCATTCCATGAGATCATCAGACTGTTCTTTATAAATCTGACCAATTGTTTTAGCACCGTTATTCTTGGCGTTTGCGACACGCCTAGCTGTTTGTAGACTCGGCATCGCTTACACCTCCCTCAAACATCTGCTTAATATATCCATGAGAATCTAAGATTGCCCTACGGAATTTTTTGTAACTAAAATGGTCACTCTTAAAATTATCCATAGCACCTTGTAAAGTTGCCATAAGAGTTACCATAAGTCCGTTATCGTTAAATAAGGTTTTTGTACCACCTAATTTAAACATAACGTTTTCAAAGAAGACGAGAAATGCTTCATCATCTTCAAATATTTTCTCTTCAATTGTTTTGTCTTTATAGAGCAGTAGCTTGTGAATGTCGCCATGCATTGCACGAACTGCTTCATTGATTTGCTTGTCTGTGAAGTCGCCATATATATATTGCATATTAGGACTCCGTTGACGAATATGGTTTAAAAGCAAAACCATAATCACGAATAAGTTTCTGCTGTTCAATCTTCATTTCTTTCAGCAATGCCTTATTCAGTGAAAAATCATCCTTCAATTTTTTTTCTTCTTTTCCACCGAAAAATCTTATAGTATTTTCCAATGATTTAACTTTTGGTTCAAGCCATTTTATAGCCATACCTTTGCTAAACAGTTCAATAACAAATTCTTCATCAGAATACTCATCAACAGAAGTTGTTAATTCAAATTCAAGTTGCTGAATTTCGTCATCAAGTTTTAATGTGGAAAATAATCTACGAATAAATGGACTAGAGATAGCAGAGTGTAATCGCCCTGCTAATATTTCATACAAATCAGACTCTTCTAAAGACAATTCTTTGACATCATCAATTAATCCAAAGTATCTGTCAAATACTTTTTCGTAGGAGATATTCATACAACACCTCCAATATATTACTCAGCAAGTAACTTCAAATCAGTACCACATTCCTCATCAATAATCTTGATTTTATTCATACTGTCAAAAGTTCCTTCTGAAATCATTTCAGAAACCATTGTTGCGATTGTATTTTTGAAACCAGATGGAAGTTTTCTAAACTCTTCACTAAAACGCATAGTAGGAAGATTGATAAGATTTATTAAATCCTCTCTATCATATAAACCATCATATACTTTTTTAACTTCCTGCCAATGTACGTTTTCAAGCAGCTCCTCATCCTCAATAATGATATAAGGTGCAAATAAAGACTTCTTACGAACAAGTAAAGCTGAGAGTAAGTCCTGATACTCAATATATCTGAAATCACCCATGTTACTAAACTCATATGTAATCTTTGTCTTATCACCAGTAAATAGAAGAGTACCTGCATACATAGAACGACATGGAATTAAATCATCTGGTTCATATTTCTTAGGTTTCTTAACCTCTGCAACTGTTTCCTTTACTGTATCTTTTTCAACCTTTGCATCTTCTGCCTTTGTTTTTGTAGCAGAAGTAGTTGTAGCTTTCTTCTGATAAGCCATTTATATTTTCTCCTTTCACCCGATTCAAAAAGGACTGCATATCATTTAGATATACAGTCCAAATATTTCTATGGATTACGCACCAATTGTCCAAGTACCAAATCTTGTGTTAGTCATAGTCTTGATACCAAAACGAGACTTGAACTCGTACTCTTTTGTATCATCGGCATTATCACCAGACTCAGATACTTCCTTAGTCTCATCCATTCCCTCATAGTACATCTTAACAAACTTGTCGATGTTAGATGGGAGAATAAGAAGCTTTGTATCGTCTTCAAGGTAATGCTCTACGTCATTCTCCTTAAATGCCTGTGGAAGCTCGATAATCTGAGTACCCTCAAATGTACCAATTCTACCAGTGTTATAAACATCGTTCTTTGCAGCTTCAGAAACCCACTGAATATCTCCAAGGTTCTTTAATCCTGCAAGAGCAACCTTTGTACCAACGATAGTAGCGACACCACCTGTAGCAAGCTGAACATCAGAAATAAGCTTTACAAACTTATCATGGTTAGCTGCATTTAACTCACCACGGATATTCCACTTAGTAGGAACAGGGAGAGAAGTACCAGCACTCATAACGGCTTCATGAAGAAGAGTATTGATTAATCTTGTGAATGCTTCTGCAATCTTATTGATTAACTCACTCCAATCTTCAACGCCCTGGAGGAATCTTGACATTTCCATGTAAACCTTTGCGCCATAAGACTTAACGCTTACACCAAATTCCTTACCAGCACCAAGTCTCTGTCTCTCAATACTGTGATGACCATCAGCAATCTCAGCAACAGTGATAATGCAAGGATCTTTTGTATAGAACTTGTTTGTCTGTCCAAGAGCGAGAGTCTTAACCTCTACATACTTCTGGAATACAGGTGAACTTGTCCAACCAGATACAAGAGTATCTTCAACAGTCTCCTCAATAACCTCGAATACAGCCTCTCTTACAGACTGTTTCTTAAATGCCTTTCTTACCTCATTAGGAGTAGGAGACTCAGAAAGACCTGCCATCTCAATAATTGTTGTACGAATCTTATCATTTGCTTCTTCGATAGAATACTGCTTTACAGTACCTTTTGCTGTGTCAACACACAGACGAGAGAAGTTCTTATATTTTGTTTCATCAAACTTTTCAACGATTACATCGCTCATTTCATTAAATCTTAATCTCTGCATAGTATATTAATCCTCCTTTCTACCGAATTACGCATATACCTGGGCATTCTTATCTACCCAAATACGATAATTTCCATTTGCAGCAACCTCGTAGATATGTCCTACAAAACCATACTCAGTCATAGCTGGCTTCTCGCCAGTTGTAAGTTTGAAGTCCGTACCATCTACGAATACATATTTTCCGACAGCTAATACAGCGTCTGATGCAAAAGCTTCTGTAGAAAGTGTGAATCTATCAGTGTCCTGAATCTCATAAGCTCTCATAACTTCACCCTTGCCATTATAGAAGTTAGATTCCTCCTGCATTTTTGTCGTATATTCCTCATAAATTTTTGGAGCAGTTAAAATGAGAACAATTTTATCTCCCTTTGCAGGAACTTTTGCCTCAAATACATCTGCTTTCTTTCTGTCACCAATTACAGCAACAGAACCATTGTCAATATCCTTAGACTCATTTACTAAGTTATAGTGATGACCAACTTTTGTAGCCTTAAGTAAAGTTGACTCAGCAACACCGTGCTTAGTATATGAAATGAAATTACTAGCCATAGTTTTATTTCCTCCTTAAAATTTCTAATTTTTGTTCAATAAAAAAACACCTATGGATTTTCCATAAGTGCTAATTCATAAAGTTATTTAGTTTTTGATTTAATCAAACAGATCGCCATATGGTTTATATGTATCTTCCGTTTCTTTTTCTGCATTAAATGCAACTCTGCTCACATGTTTCTTCTGTGGTGTTTCACCTGCAAAAGAGAACGTCTTATTCTTTTTAACAAGTTTTCCAAGAGTGGCATCAGCCTTCTCAGATAACTCTTCCTTAGAATATTTGTTTACAGAATCCTCAGACATAAGTGCTTTGAACTCATCTGTATCAAGATATTCTGAATATGCTTTGTCATCAAATACAGTCATCTTGTCTGCAAATACTTCAGCAGATTTATATGTGTTTAATTCCTCTACAACAGAAGAGTAGTTGGAACGCATCTCATTAAGAGAAGCATCTTCTTCGTCAGTTACCCATACAGAGTGAACCGCAACTCTATCGCCTACTAATGAGAAATTGTCTCCATCTCTATTGAATGACTGTCTGTAATATTTTCCATTCCAATAATCAGACATAATAAGAGTATTATCTTCATAAACAGTTACGCCATAATAAGCATTATCTGCTTCTCCATACATCTGATTAACAAGATTGTAAAGAGACATAGTAATCTCATCTAATGATAAAGAAAACTCTTTTACAGAACCATCAGACATTGTTACAGAATATTTTTCTGGATTTACAGATTCATTCTCTGTTACACCTGTATCTGTAGTTTCATCCTGTGTATTTTCAACTGGATCTTCTTCGGCATTTTCAGTTGTTTCTTCGGAGGTTTCATCGACTGTTTCCTCAGATTCATTCTCTGTTACAGTTACTTCCTCCTCAGTGGTTTCTTCTGTTTCAGTCACCTCTACAGTTTCAGTAACTTCCTCTTCAAATTTTTCCTTTTCCACTTCGATTGTTTCCTCCTTTCCACTAATATCATTTTTATTATTGAAACAAGCAGACTCAAGTTTTTCGAGTCGTTCTTGTAAATCAATTAAAGTAGAATCATAGTCTGAAAATAGACTATTATTTTTGGCATTAAAATCAGCAATATCTAACCTTGCATTTAGCATCCCCTCACCAATATCTTTTTTGGTGTCTGGATCTTTGCCAAGTAAAGTCGCACCCATAATAACAACATCAGTTAATTCAAGAATCTTATTTTTCCCAGAGTATTCCATCTCATTAACGGCAAGTTCTACGCTAATCTTTGTTCCATTTTTTCTTTCTATAATTGAAGCTGCATCAGTATAATCAACTGGAATAGCACAATATCCATATAAAAAGTTGTGTCCAGTTTCTTCCTCAACTTCAAAGAATGGTTTATCAGATGTAAAACAGCCAACCTGTTTTTCGATGTAATTTACCGAGCCATCATCGTTTAATTCCATATCATGTGAAGTGAAATCTTTTAATGTTTCACCAGTTGTTTCATCTTCATATTCCATGAAATTTGCCAACACAGGCTTGTATGCTAATGTCTTTGAAGCTTTCTTTAATGCTTCATCTGTCACGCTAGAATGATTTCTATTCTCGCCAGAATGCATTAACTTGACTTTGCAAAATAGAAGTGATTCATCTTTATAATCAGCGTTTTTATCTACTTCAAATTCAGCAGGTACTTGTACGAAAATTTGATGTCCTGATTTTTCTGCGCTAAAATGTGTTGAACGCTTATATCTATTTGAATAAAAATCATAAAGATCTTCTAAAAATAATAAGCGTTTATTATGATTTGGCATTTAATTATTCATCCTCCTTTCCTTAAAAATGAGTATAATAATATCTCATCCATAAAGATGAGGTCATTAGGCGATTATTTTTGTTTTATCTGGTTGCTCTGGATCGTCTGCGTAAAACCAATAATAGTTTTTGTACAACTTATGTTGTGGAGAGGACAATGTTCTATACAATGAACTACTCACCACATCTAAGTTATCATCTAATAATTCTTGTTGAGAATGATAGTATTTTACAAAATTATTTTCTTCATCATATTTTGCCACAACATAACTTTTATTTCTCCTTTTCTTTCTCCCTTGATTTTTAAATGATAAATATTTTGATAAAGGATTTTCTGTTAAACTGTCGCTCCATAGATAGCCATATGCACAAGCATCTGTTTTTAGATGATAATTTATTACCGAATTTTTGTTATTTGTAATATTCACACTCAATAAAGCATCTGTCATTGAAGGATAACTTTCTATAAAAACACCTTCTAAAGAAAATTTATAAATTGGATGTAATCTATGTTCTATTGGTGAATAATTTCCACCTTTCAAAATATTATATCCATTTGGTGTTAATGAATTGTATTTTTTAATATATATTTTTTCGAGTTCATTTAATTTTTCCAATAACAACTTTTCTGTCTTTTGTTCTACTAAAATAACCTTTTCTATATGGAAATAATCTTTGCCATATTTTTCGATTGCTTTATGTAAAATTGAATGATCTTCTTTATGTCTAGTTTTTGACAAATGTTGATAAAATCTCGTTTCCAAATCTCTTTTTGTTTGTCCAATATAAATCTTGTCATTTATATCATTTATGATTTTATATATGTATCCTTCATACATACCAGTTTCTTTATTAAAACTCATTTAATACCTCCAATCAAAAAGGAGGCAGAGATGGGAGAGCATAAGCCATCCCACATAACTCTTTACCAGATTATCCATCTGACCTCATAGATATATTCTCTGTTTATGTTGTAATTCTTGGCATAAATAAAACCACTCGAAATATGAGAGTGGCTAAATGTTCAGCATATTACTATACTGAATCTTTGATTTATCTATATCATCTGAAAACATCAATTTATCAGTATTCAGAAAAGTATAAATACCATTTTGTTCATCAATTTTCTGAAAACCAAGATTTATCATCTTGGAAGATGTTTCAGGATCTGATGTCTTTATAAAATTTTGTTCCATCCTTTTACTCCTTATTGTCATGCTTGTGTTCCTTCATCTTTTTCACCGTCTCTAGTAGCAAGTCCCTCATCTGAAAGATCATCATCATTCTTAGTCTGACCACCACTTTGTTTGTTGCTTTGTGTATAAGAAGAAGAAAGTGGTGTAAAATATTCTAATAATCCTAATGATTTCACCATAAAAGCATTATTTATTACTCTTAAAGGAGAAGATCCATCAAGCGTTGCATAATCCATAGTATCAATACCTAATGTAGCTTTGTCTTTTTTATGTGACATTTTCGAATCAAGGTCAAATACAGATACATAATGAAAATAAAATTCAAAATCCTCTGTGATATTTAATTTGACATATCTCTGAATGTTTGCTTCAATTCTTTTTAATAATTCCATAGGGAGCGTCATATCAACTGTAATAGAATGTTTAAGACCAACAGAACCTGATTTTTGACCATTGAATATCATTTCTGATATACCAAGAGAAGAGAATAAGTTTTTGATTGCCTGTGAATATACATTAGTATCATCAACCTGATTTTTATTACCAAACTCAATCTTTTCGACTTCACATGGAGTCCATGCTGAACCAACAAGACTTGGTAATACTTCATCAATCGCAGCTTGAGTAGCCTGTACAATCTCAAGGTCTACGGCAAAATCATTTACTTCGCCTGAGTTTTCATTCATAGGGATTTTTGATAAGAGAAGAACATAATTTTCAAGTTCTGTTTTAGAACGAATAAGAGCTTCGTAATCAAGCAAATCTAAGAGAGATACGAATACAGGTAGGAAGTAGGGTAGTGGTACAACTGGATCATCACCACATATAATACAGATAGTTTTTTCTGGTGGTAATTCAAACCATTTATAATCATTACCTTTTGATTTATATGTTTCGTAGCCTTCTACAAAAACATCATCCCATAAGCCTTCTTCTGAATCTGTTTCACTACCAGTACCATATAAGAAATCCTTATTGTTACCAGAATCAAAATAGGAAGCATCGAATTTTACAATCCATGTATCTTTTTCTGCACGAGAACCGATTTTATAGTATTTTGGATCAAGTGGATGTATAAAAAACGAATCTCCATCATCATAGCAAAATCCACAATAGATACCATCTCGCAAACAAGTGGCAATCATTTGTGAACCCATTTCTTTTAAATCCATATTCTCTAATCGAGTACAAAGTTCTTGATACCCTTTAATATATTCAGATGCATCCTGTGGTGGATTTGCCCAATCGGGAGTATTGTAAGATACGTTATAACTAAAGATAGGAGTGTAAGCATAATATTCTATAATCTTTTTATAGTTATGACTGATACGATATAAGAAAGCAGATATATCACGAAGATTGTCAATATTGGCAAGAGGACTTTTTATGTATGATTGAAGTTTCTCTTTTGTGTATTGAGTATATGTCTTCGATGTACCTTTGGATATATTCTGCTGTAAGATACGTTGTAATTCCTGAAAGTTAATCATCTGTGCATACTTCTGAGTAGAAGTGGTCAGCTCATTTTTACGAGTTGGCGATGGTTCTGTCTGTACTGATTTCTTTGCAGAATTATTTGTTTTCTGTGTTGCCATTTATATTTCTGATTTCCTCCTTTCCTTAGTTATAGAATCCCCATTTTTTAGGGCGTTTTGAGACACCAACCATTTTGGTGATGTCGAAGTTGTTTGTACGTTTCTTGTTTCTGATATGATCCATTCGTTTTTCAGATAAATACCATCCAAGCATAGCCAAGACATACGCACGGTCGTCATGCATAGTAGCTTCTGAAGCTCCTGTATCAGCGTCTTTATGCGCAGGAAGTTTGAACGAATCCTTACCACCTTCACGCTTATTTCTACAGATATTAACAATTTCCTCTTTCATTGCATCAATCTGAACTAATGCAACTTCTTCATCAGGTGTTAATTTATATACTTGCGTTTTAGCAGCTTCAATCAATGAAAGTCTTTCTTCCAGCTCATTTTCATATTCATCAATGCTCAAATCCAATTTGTCTAATTCTGCACGAATCTTTTCTTCCGATTCATTCATAAGTTTGGTATCAACTTCCATGATATTGAGATAACCTTTGTTATCATATTTTTCTGTGAAATGAATTTTGTCTGCTTCAACCATTTTTATTAAAGCCTCAAACATTTCAGATTTATATTTTGATGGTTCAATTAATTTCAGTTTTTCAACTGCATTAGGGTATCTTTTAGCATACACATCACCATTGTTATATTCTTTATCCAATAAACCACGGTGAACATTACCTTTTTTATCTTTCCAATCTTCAATTAAACTGTCTCGAACCCAAGAGTTTCCACCTCCACCAGAACCAGCATCGGCTAAGAAAATTTCAATATTGTCATAATCCAAAGCTTCACCATTATAATCAAGAAGTATTTTCCTAATTTCTTTTATCTGGTCTTGAGTCATCATGGGTGTCTTTCGTCTAAGACCTAAATCGGAAAAGGATACAACATTTACAATATCCATTGTATATCCATCTTCCTCGTTATAAAGTAATTCACCTATACCTAGAATTGAATTATCGGTTGAACGTGCTGGATCATATGCTAAAACAAATGTTCTTTCATTTGTATCATTACATAATACAGGTGGACGAGTATAAGAATTTCTAACAATTAAAGCTCTTTTAATAATCTGGTTCGCATTCCCGTCTTGAGTGAATTTGTTATAATACTCACGTTGAGCTTTTTCAGGATTATTTCTTAATTCTGTCTCAACAGTTTCTCTATTCAAAAGTGGAACATAAGGCTTACCATGAAAAGTAGCATTAATAACAACATCACAGTTAATATCTGCTACAAAATATTTTGGATCACCTAACATCATTTTCTTGGAAAAATCACGATACTTTTGATAAAAAGCTGTGTCGATAGAAGAAGCAGAAGAAGCATATAAGAGCTGATGTGGAAATTCCTTTGGAAGAGAAGATATATCAATATTTCCACCAAGTTTGAAATTTGAATCAAGAGTTGTAAATGCACCAATAACATTAAATTCTTCTTCTGAGAGCCAGCCGCCCTCATCAAAACAGACGCACTCACACCTCTTACCTCTTTTGGCATTGATATTACTATTCAATGTTTTTACAAAGCTACCATTATACAGCCTATATGTAAAGCCCATTGGATTGTGGATAAATCCATTTGAGTTTGCTTGCGATATTTCAACTTCATTTTTAAAAACATCTGTAAGACCAGTCATTGATTCAATATTTTTTAATGCAATATCTTCGATCTTCTTAAAAGTTTCTTGGGACTGGTCTGCTGTTCCTGAACAAATGTACGTTCTGTAGTTGTTAAACAGAAGTCCCTTTATTATGGTAAATAAAGCAAGTAATGTCGTATTATGAGTGATTGTATTTTTTTCACCACATAGATATAAATGTGACAATGAATCCACTTCAATACACCTCATAGGAACTGGATCACATGGTTCTATAGAAATAATGTGCTTGTGAAGTGATTTTATTGGGATATCATCTCTTAATCTTTCATGTTTTCTTACAAAATTAAAACAGCTATTATTTTTATTGGTTATAAAATAAATACGTCCCACGTCAAAAATTCCTGTTTGACATTTTTTGGTTGAATATTTTACATTATGTTTTATTCCTAACGAAGACAATAAAAAAGACACATCATTTAATAATGTGTCATGTCGTTCTATACTTTGTGTAAATTCACATCTTCCTTTTTTATCAACTGTGCCATCAGTATCCATTAATCCTTTTAGAAGTTCAAATCTATCAGAAATAGAAGAGTATAAATAATTGTGTGGTATTCTTTTTTCTGCGTTTAACAAATTCAACTCTCTTAATTTCGTTCTCAAAGGAGTTCCATCAGAAAGTCTAATTGTTATTCTTTTTTGTGTTTCTCTATCGTTTCTTATAGAATAAACAAAACTGCCAGTCGCTTCTATGTGAGAACATAATTCTGTATAATCGCTGTTACAAGAATTTATAGTTCCATCTGAAGAAGCACCGTCACCAAGCCATAATCCTAAAATATATGGTGGTATTGGTAATTCTTTTTTTGAGTATTGTAATGGCTTACATAAGTCAACATAATAATTATATTCATAAAAATTATCTTTTCTTACACAACCGTCATTCTTATGATTATTTTTTCTTAAACGTCTATAGTCCTTTAATAATTCTTTTGTTGTCTTTACAAGATATTTCTTTTTCTTGTGATCATGTACATACCAATTATGATCTGCACACGCTTTAATCGTTTCACCATCACTAAAAGTAATGATATAACTTTCTGGAATATAGTTAATAGGAGACAAATATATAACTTTTGTTGGTTTGCCTTGTTCGTCAAATACCATATCCCCCAATTTTAAATCTCCCATTGTTTTATCACCATTTGGAGTTGGAATACGAGTATTCAAATCAAGCATTTTTCCTGCGGCACGACTTTCCAACCATAACACAAATGGTTTTGTCCATGAATTCATAAAAGTATATTCTTGTGCATCAAGAAGCTCAACTCCTATAAATTCTTTCATAAATTTTGTCGGGTATTTAATCCCAAATTGCTTTATTTCCGCTAATTTTTTATATCCTTCCAACTTCCTTTCAGATATTTGAAATTCAGTTGGTTTAACATAAATTTCATAATTTTTTGGTATCAATATTCCAGATTCAGTAGTCTCAAATGCCATAACTAATCCTCCTCAATATTGATTCCGTTTTCTTTTACGAGAGCTTTTAAGTCAATATTTTCTCTGAGTAAAATACGGGCTTTTTCTTCATACTCATCAGCTATTTTCTTATATTTTGTAATTAATTCTCTTTGCTGTATAATCATGTCAGCAGAATCATTTTCATCTAACATAATCTGTTTAAGAATAGAAGCGTTGCTTATATCTGCAACTTGACTTAATCCAGCAGAATACTCAGCATCATATAAATTAACTTCTGCATCACGAAGATTCATTTCTTTCATCTTTCTGACCTTACCAGTCCAAGTGTTTTCACCCTTTGTAGAATTAACACTATGCTTTAATGAAATTCCGTTATCCGCAGCAAGCTTTAATACAGAAGCAGTGATTTTGCTTTTTGTTTCCTCAAGGTTTTTAATTGTACCAATATTACTTTCAATATGAGCAGAATCGTCCATAAGCCTAGCAATAATGTCATTCATTTTTTCAATGTGATTGAATCCTTTTACAATTTCGATAATAGAAGATAAACGCATTCTATCATCATTTGCTTCTTCAGCAGCATCAAGATATCCTATAAGAGTAGCATATAAAAAAGGTTGTTCAGATAATGATTCATTTTCAAACGGATCATATCCCAACAACCTTATAGCATCTTTTTTATTCTGTTCAAATTGTTCGCCTATTTCATTATCTGGAATATTGCTATCATTGTTATTATTTTCCTTTGGAGAAGCAAGACTTAATTGTTCTTCATTATAAAAATCTGAATCAAAAAATGTCATTCCGTAATAGTTTGTCATCTGTACATTTTTCACATATGCGTTCCAAGGATTATTTTTAGTTTTACCTGATAATGCATTTTCTGATTCTTGAACACTTGAATTCCAAAGATTGCTTAAAAAGGGTTTGTTTAAATATTTAAGCGCAGTAATTATACTTTCCTTCGTTGGTTCTTGTTCTTTACCATCTTTCCCAACTCTTAAAGCGATTTTTCTTGCACAATCACGACAAATCGGAGAACAAGCATCTCCCCCAAACATAGGATCGGAATTAAAATAAAATTTTGTTTCCCTATCCTTATGAGTTTTACACATAGGGCAGTATGCAGTACTTTCAAACTTATCTAACTTTTCTTGTAATTCATCTACACGTTCTCGTGCTTGAACGGCTGTTAATTTAGCCGTTGGTGTACTTTTCTTAGCTGTAGCCAATTAACAGTCACTTCCTTTCATTCCAATATAAATAAAAGAGTCGATTAAGCAACCGACTCTTCTTGATAATATTCCCAAGTATGATTAGCAACTGGAAGAGTATGTCTTCCTTTTAACCAACCTGACAAATAACCTCTTTTTATATTATATGTACGTTCTGCATCTCTCAGAGATTTGAATATTTCGCCCGTTTCAATGCATTTGACATATTTTCTTGTACTTTGTGTATGATCGTATTTGCAATATCCAATATCATTGGCTCTAGTAAGAAATATTCTTACTGTGTTTTTAGCAAGCCCTGTTATATCGCATATCCGCATTACTTTATAGCCTTCATTCCATAAATCTGCAATTTTAAAAACATCAGACATTAATGATTGCCTATAACATTCAACCCAATTAACATTTGAAAAATCGTATATTTTTGATAAATCACTATTGATGATAGCGTCTTTTAATTGATTAAAACCAGATTCTTTTGAATTGATTACGATATATCTATTAATACCTTGTTCCAAAGCATATTTTTGTTTATCTTTATCATTTTTGATTTCTTCTTCTAAGGTTCTTCCACCTAAAGTATGGAATGACTTTTCATAATGTTGTTTACCATTTAATTCACATATCCACTCAATGCCATTATACTTGCTGTAAAAATCATATCTATATGAAAGATTCTCATTAATATATTTTTCTGTTTCAATATTACTATCCACGGATTTTAAAACTTGATATAAATACTTTTCACCAAGACTATTACCATCTTGACATTTACATTTTAAACCTCGTGTATTTACGTGAGATATTGTTTTGTTTTTAAGTATTTGACCACAAGAAGGACATATAAAATCAGTTTTATTTCTACTATTTATGGTGAATTTTTCATTGATAGATTTATCAACAAGACAATCATATAAGACAGGATTAATAGATTTTATATCATTGAAGCCAATTTGAATATTTTCTTTTCCTTTTTCGCATATTGCACATTTATATGAACCATTCAACAAAGATAAAGTCCTTATCCTGTTTTTATAGCCACATTTTTTACAAATACATGTAATCTCTTTTTGACCAGGTTTGTATGTACCAGTAATATTCAAATTCGGATATTGTGATTTTACTCTTTTCTTGAATTCTTCATCAGAAATATTTAATATTTTGTCATATTTTTTCATCCTCTCACAATATCTACAATGTTGGGTTTCCAATAAAGTTTTTGCAGAATAATTTCTTTCATGTCCACATTTTTTACATTTGCAATGTAAATATGTTTCTGATAATTTTGTATAATTTCCAGTTATTTCAAATTCTGGACTGATTTTATTAACTCGTTCCAAGAATTCTTTTGGATCATTTGGTATTCCATTCATTTATCTTTTCTCGCTTTCCACTCGCAAAAACAACATCATTAAAAATAGAGTGAGAGAGTAGTGCGAGTATCTACTATACCGAAGCTCATGACTTCTTCAGCTTCTCACTCCATTAATCAGCCACGTTCCACCGACAGAACATCAAACGCCCAACCGTTTATGACCACGTATATTTATTCTCTTTTTTACACAACAAAAAAGAGTCGTATTTCTACGACTCTTAATAATCATGTGTCTTTATCTAACAAGAGGACTTGTTTTAATACCATGTTTATAAAGCAAGTCTGAAACAAATTTTGATGAACCATAATTACTTGCATAAATTTTATAATTTTTATAACCCTTAATTAAATCAATAAATTTTTTCTCCTCATGTTTTAGATCATATACATACATTCTTCCATCTACATATACCAATGTCTCATCTCGACCATAGTCAATATAAATAACTGGTTCACATACAAACCAACTCTTTTTATTTCTAATTTCTCCAGAATGGTTCTGTTCCCAAACAGCAAGTTCTTTATGATTATCTGTTTCGTATTCAGAATATTCTAAATGCCAGTCATATTCCTTAATCAAAGATAATGTATCTTTTAAAAGTCGAAGAGTATCAATTGTCATTTTATTTCTAAATGCACAATTATCTGGATCAGCTTCTGCGCTTACATATTTATTGTATCTTTCTGTAAGAGCCTTTGCGTCCTTGATTAACGTGTCAACAGTTTCATCAAAAATATTTTTGTTTCCTTTATTCATTCAATTTTCCTCCAAGCAGTAAGTTGCAAACTATTATTTGTTAATACAATTTTGTACTTAACGCCGTGTGAGAGGATCGAACTCCCATATCCTTTTGGAATGCTGGTTTTCAAGACCAGTGCTGTACCAATTGAGCCAACACGGCATAAACGTAGTATATTGGACTCGAACCAATGCACCGAATAAACGATGACCTCTGATTAGCAATCAGGTGCAATCCCAACTCTGCCAATACTACATAACAAAAAGAGCCACCTCCAAAGGAAATGACTCTTCTTCCAATATTTACTAATCAGTCGCCAAACTGATTATAACTGTATAGGGCGATAGTAAATGTTGAGCTTACACACCTAAGTCCCGTATGCATCCCCAAAATAGGCTTTCACATCAGGTTTCTCACATAATAGGGTGGGAAGTACCACCCATTATTTTACAGAATAACTTCTGTTTTACCTTCAAACTTAGTATTTAAAGCACGAATCTCAGCAAGCTTCTTGCCGATTTCTTCCTGAATCTTGGTAGCGAAGAGTTCAACTTTTGCCTTGCCAAGTTTCTCAACACTATCAAAAGGTGCTTTGACTTCTGATTCTGGAATCTTTGTAACATCTACAGAGAATGTAATATGAAGATTTTCGTCTACAACAAATGACTGATTAATAATATCTTTTAATTCAACAGAAATGATCGTTGAGTCATTCGCTTCACTATCAGTTGTGACTGGATCTCCATTAGTATCAACTTGCATATTAGACTTGAATGATATTTTTGAATATTCGATTGTTCTAACAAAATTATGTAACATGTCTTTTTCAGTAGCGGCATCAGTATCAGACGTACCTAATTCTGCGACAGATATATCTACACCAATAACATTTTCATCAATGGTTTTGTTAATATTTAATTTCATGAATTTGTACCCTCACTTTCATTTGTAATTATCTGATTATAAGCATCTTTAAATGCAATTACTAAATCTCGTAAAGTTGTTTTATCAATCGTGCAATCGAGATTACTCATATCAATATTTGGATTTGATACAGTAAACTCTAATTCACTGCCATTTGGTGCAAATAAAACTTCTACAGATTCATTAAGCAGAAGTGTAATAGAATCAATTTTATTTCCATTATTCGATGTTACTCGTTTTACTTGACCAACTTTTAATCTATCGTTTTCAATAGATAATCTACTTGCCATATAATTTTATCCTTTCTTTTATTTTCGTTTCTTTTTAATCTAACTGAGGTAATAGGATTCGAACCTACGAGTGCAGGGATCAAAACCCTGTGCCTTACCGCTTGGCAATACCCCAAAGTATCAGTATAAAGCACTAACTATCTGACATTCGGCAGTACACACCGAGTTATTTAGAACAGAGTATCACCTATAGGTAAGTCCATTCATGCTACCTAAATTATATCTATCTCTTATTTTTAAAATAATCACTGATAGACAAGCCATATTCCACGTTTTTTAGATGCTGTCTGCTTTGCATCACTTGATAAGGTTTTATGTCTCTTATCCGACAGACCGCACAGCAGTCATTCGCTATTTCTATCTCAAAAACTCGGATACGAATTTAGCGATAAATCCATACCTTACAAAACTAAATAGAAAAGTTTTCAATCTAAATATTTTAAAAAATAATCCAGCTTCGTTGCCGATCTCATCAATGATGATAGTCTTTTGGACTTAGTATGTTTATACAATCTCCCAATGCGGAATTATTTTAATCTCATTAACGCAGAGAAGCACGAACACCATTCCATTATAGGTTGGAATAAACCGATTATCCGTGGTGTTGTTAGGATATAACATTATCTCACTAAGTTTCGTGCGCACTAGAGTCGTTATATAGTCGGCTCTACCTAGCGAGATAGTGGTAGGACTTACAATCTACAGGACGTAGAAATGCCAAAACATGTTAATTGTCTACTAAGGCAAGACTTCTCCATAACACCGCCAATGAGCAGTAGCAGTGGGAAGTTTTAGACCATTCCAAGGTGAAATATTTCTGCAAACCGACCATTATATTTATGTCGCATATCGGTTAGCGACAGCTCACTTGTAAAAATCTGTCAACGGATTGACAGACCGCCCTCACTTCTTTTGGATGTGAGCAGCTTGTTGTATTTTATTATTCTCCAAACACTTGTTGCATGTCCTTGTTTCTGCTATAATATTCTTGTCCCTATACGGACTAAGGAGGAATTGCCCATGAAAGCAGTTTTGAATCTGTCCCGTCCAACTGAAATAAGCAGCTAAAAGGACATGTAATAAAGCGGAATCGAAACCGCTTAAAGTGTGTATCCGTGTTAAGAAAGATCAAGTTGGTAACTTGCTTTGTTACATAATAGGCGTAGTAACAATGCCACAACGGAGGTTGGAAAATAAATTCGACATGGGACGACCTCAACAATCGTCTCATTTGAAGTATATGTTTGAGGATTTATCAAGGGTTAGATGAAAGCTTCGTCAGGAAATTATAACTCTGATAACGATTTCTGCTCAACCTTTTTAATTTCTCCGTCTGCAAAATACTTCTCAAATTGTTCATCTGCTGAAATATCTTTGTAGATCTGTACCATTGATATATCAGACCATCCAATAAGCATTTGAATAACATCATCGGGAAGTCCACTACGTGAGCATGAGGTCGTAAAAAAGTGCCTTAAACTGTGAAAATAGAAGTCAATTCCTAATGTACTGCTAAATGTACCAGCCCAACTATCCAATGTAGCTGAATCCATAGGTTCATCAATATACTTACCACTGACTTTCTTAGGAAATAACCATTCTGATTCAATTCCATTTTCTTTTCGATAATTCATCCATAAATCAAAATATGGCTTAAATGGTTTTGCTAATGTATAAACAGTAAGCATTTTACCATGGCTACCTCTACCTTTTGTTTTAATTTGTTCAGGAGTTTTATATAATGAACCATATATAATATTCTCGTCATTAAAATAAGATACTTTAAATCTTGGTAATTCACTTTTTCTTCTGCCACTAAAAGCCGCCAATGCAATAGCACAGGCTTTATCATATCTTTTATTTTCTACACAATAGTCAAGTATTCTCTGAACTTCCTTATCCTCTAATACAGTCTTAGTAAAGACCTTTTCGTTAGTAGGATTTTCAATTTTACGAATTATTGGTCGAAATCCTTCATATTCATCGTCCAACATATTCTCAACATAATTTGAGAGTGATGAAAGAGTAGATTTTACTCTTCGCATTCTAGCTGGTGACCATTTATATTCTGTCAAACAATAACTTTGATATTTTGAAATGTCACGCTTTGACAAATCAATAAAGAATTTGTTATTACAGTGCTGCAACAGATATACCCAAAAGATATTAAGATCATGTGCATATGCCTCGATTGTATTAGGTGATCTATCTACTGAGCGTAAATAATCTAAGAAATCTTTACCTAATTCAATATTTTCTGAATTACACTGTTTTAACAGTTCATCTGTAACTATATTATTATGTTGTACCTTTCTTCCCAATACAATCACTTCCTTTCAAATTAAAAAGAAGTGAGATAACAATAATAGTTACGCCACTTCTTTTAAATATTTATTCAATATATTTTTATATGTATCTTCATTCATTTCATCTTTTAATAAAATATAATATTCTAGTCCATTACTCTCAAAAATATCACGTTTTTGATATAACTTCTGTCTGTATAATTCTTTTGATTTCGATTTTATAGGAGTATTATTCCGATATGCTTCTTGATGACCTTTATTCCCTAGAATACCAGCAAGCTCAATATAGACTTTATGATTATTCAAAATAAGTAAATAATCACAGTTCATATTGCCAGTATAAGAATTATCTAATGTTTTATAAGATATATCTCTAAAATAATCTTTATTAAAGACAAATCCATTATTTCGTAGAAAACAACTAAAATCATATTCATATTTAGATACAACTTTTTCACCATCTTGGAATTTATGATTCAATCCGTTACCTGCTTGTTGCAATTCACAACCATATTCCTTAACCATATCATTGAGAGTAGTATCATCTAATTCACAATGTCTTCGGATGGTTGATATTTCTATATCAATTGTGTCTTTAAAATCTATGTACATTACCGTAGTACGACCTTCTGATTTTACTTTATCACAAACTATCTTAACAGAATTTATTACATCTTCATGTGAATGATAATTCTTGTCAAAGGGCTTAAAATAATAATCATGTTCAGGCAATTCTAATTCTTTTATCATATTAGAAAATGTTCCCCATATTCTCCAAATAACTCGTATGCCTATAGAATTATCAGTTGTATTTACTCCTTCAAAATCCCTCTGCAATAAAGGTCTTTTCAGTTCATTATATTTTTTCAATATAATTGGAATAGCTTTTTCTTTTGTCATATGAGTTTCTTCAAAATTTTTCTGTTTTTCTTCTTCGTATCCTCTTTTATATCTAAATGAATAATGCTGAATTTGATTCCATGTGGTATTGACTATTTCACCATCGTTCTTTACAAAATTAAGCCTTTCTCTTGCACATCCTGATAATGGTAATCCTTTTCCATCAATATACAAATCTATATCATTGATTTCAAAATAATGATTTATATTATCATATGTATATGGATTGTTATAAAAGAATCTATTTAATTTCTTGGCAAATTTACTTGTAGATAATACATGATGTATATTCTGGTAATATTTATATCCATTATTATCAATCATGTTGAAATAATAATCTCTGGTATTATTTTTATCAACTTTCACTTCAACATCATCATTCAACATATATAATGTTAATTCTTCATTAAATTTTATAGGAAACATATTCTTAAAATATTCAATGCGTTCCTCAGTTGGTTTCCAACGTCCCATATATTTATTTTCCTCATTTCTCCTCATTCCATAAAAATAGGAGAGAAGTGCGAATGAGGTTACACTTATCCAGAGACTAGCTACTTTCTCTGTATCTCTCCATAAATCCCACAATCAGCTATGACACCGATCATGAGTACATATATTTATTCTCTGTTTCCATCACGGAAACATTAAGAGTGGACGACTGAGGTTACGATCCTCACAAAGACCAATCTCGCCCATACAAAAAGAGTGTGCAGCATAAACCACACACTCTAAAAATCAAATATTAAAATCCAAAAGCCTTTAACATCTTCTGAATATCATTCTCAGTCAATTCATCACTCGTATAATAAGAATAACTTACATACGAACTTCCATCAGACTTACTCGCTGTAAATCCATGAGTATTTCCATCCTCGTCATTCGATAAATGGACATAAGTATCATCTGTACCACTCATACAAGCGCAATTATCACATTCGTCATCACAATCACCGATTGCTACTTCATAAATCTCGTCAGCTTCAATCTGTGAAATAATCTTTGAATTGCAATCATCTAAAAGATAAACAACTTTTGCTTCTGAATAAATATAACCATTATCTCTTTTGGCAGGCTCACACCATACTTCATTATCATTTATAGATAAAATAAATTCATCTTCATAATTATCCCATGACGGATATGCAAAATCTGTAATTAAAGCAATACCATATCCAAAAGTAATAAGATTAGCCATGATTTCTTTGATGTCTTCGTATTTCCCAACAACATCAATAGAATCTAAATCATCATTTTTCTTAACTTCATCGTATTTTTCAGAAACAGTTATTACAAGATCTTCATAATCATCAAAATGTAAAATCTTCAATATTTTCACCACCAATCAATTAAGCAAAAATATTTTTCAAGCTAGATACAATTTTTACACAAGCTTCTTTGTGTTCTGGCTTAACCCATTTAGAACCTTTATTTGTACCAAGCATTACAGTACCAGTTCTTTCAGGAACAATTTTAGATTTTACTTTGCAAACACCAGGAATTGTAACTTCTCCACCTGCTTTTACTTCGTTTGCAACAACTTTTGCCTGTGCATCTAAAATCTCTACTAAATCTTTCTGTGGGATGTTAATAGATACTTCTTCCTGAATTCCTTTAATAAGTTCTGCTTTTGTCATAATAATTTTTCTCCTTTTTTCTTCCTTAATATTTTAATTTTTATAATACAAAAAGAGGGTAGTAGCAATATAGTCTACTCCCTCGTAGCAATTTCTGGATAATTGCGAACCTCTGATGTATGTATGTCAGTATCCTTCCTCGCTGTGTTTATTCTCCTGTAGGAATAGAGGAGATTTAACCGAAGTTATTCTCGTTTATTAATGCCAGTCGAGTTCTGGTCTATAATTTTCGATTGTAGCTCGCCCTGTGTCATCACAAATTTGACTACATTTAATGAACCATCCCATGCACTCGTCAACCGAAGAAATTAGTAATTCATCAATATACAATTGTTCGTCAAGTATCAAAAAATAGTTGACTGGTTATGAACCTGTAGCCTCTATCTGATTGATTTCTCTTTCAGAATACTTAATTCAAAATAATTTTATATGTCTCTGTATGTCCAAATAATTTGTCAAAACCATAAACCTTGACACAAGCCTTACTTCCTTTACATAACTTATCACTATACGGATCAGAACCAACAAAAGATGGATTGATAAGAACTTCTGCATCACCAAGTATTCCCTCATGAGATGGAATTTCCTTGCCAGAATGATAGTGTCCTAAAAGCACTGTATCATAGAACTTTTTATGTAAAATACTTATGTCTTTAATAGCATTTTCAATATTTTTCAATTGATGACCATGCATAGCAATAATTTCGTTACCAGGTATATAAACTTCTATAAAGTCATTACCTTCTTTTGCTAAATGAACAGCAATTCTCTCATTATTTGCACATAAATCTTTAATGTAATTGCCCATTAAATATTCCAAATCTTCATCTGCAAGTTCTGATGCTTTGGCATTTAATACTCTAAGTTGAGTATGATTAGCAGATGGAGTATGATAATATGCAATTTTTGTATATGCAGATAATTCATTAAGCATATTTGCAATTAATCGACAGATTTCCACCGTAGCCTTTACAATTGAACTGTCGTTAATTTTCAAGTCACTAAGTCTCAAAACGCCTTGGATTAGATCACCTAACGAAACAATTGTTAATGTTGTAATATGCTTATCTTGTACAAAATGGATCAATCTGTAAGTTAAATATTCAAATCGTCTTTTTGCTTCCTCTGGTGAATATTCGTTATTGACACTGCAATAAGTAGCTCCATAATGGACATCCGCTAACCCCACTAGATAATTAATTTCGTGATGAACATTATCCTCGATTGGATGAAATTCTGGCGGTGTGAGCGATTGAACTACATTACCCACATATTCATAATACATTTCCTGACGTGCTTCAGCTCTGTCAATTCTCGATCTTTCTACATTACTTGTCTGTAATTTGATTCGTTCCTTACGAAGTTCCTGAATCTTTACATCCAGCTCACTATCAGAATTATTCTCTGTTTTATCCAATCCGATCCTATACTTTTCATATTCACTTCTCATCTTACCGCCAAATGGGGTAGAAGATGACTTACGAATAGTATCTGAATTGCAGTTAATTCCATATTTATCCTTGATTTCTGACCAATCATAGTCATTCTCGCCATCTATTTTTGAATCAATATCTGCGATAATCTTGTCATATGTTTCAAGAGTTAGTCCATATTTTGAAAGTTCTTCTTTGAATTTTTCAATATTAAACAATCAGTCACCAACTCTCTATTCTTCATCAGACGGAACATCCAGCTCCTCATCTGTCTTTAATGCAACAGTAAAATCAATTACCTGATTCTTAAATGATGTAAGCAGATCGGCTACTTTTACTTCCTGCTCCATATCATTTTCATCAGTATATGTAATAGTAGTACAATCCTCTGAGAGTGTACCTGCCTTTACTGTCAACTTATCTGTAGTTGTTCTTGTAAATTTTAATTTACTAGCTGCCATAATTCCTTTTCCTCCATAAAATTAAAAATTCCCACCAGAACGCTTTCTGCCAGGATTATAATACATTTGTTTCGTTTTATTCTGTTTTACTTCAATATACTCACAAATCTTCCTAATATAATTTTCATCATAGCTTAAACGAATATGTGACTCCAAATAATAACATCCACAACGAGTAGGAATTTTATTTGATAGTACATTATCTATAAGCCTATATGACGGATTAAGATTTGAGAGATGAGTATGCTTTTCTGTATCTTCTTTTCTGCTAATGCGATAGCCATTTTCTGTTTTGTCAATATAAAAACCTTTATATTCAATTCGATTTTTCATAGGCAGAACCTACTTAACATATTTATCTTCGATGTAACGTTTTCTTGCAACACCTTTGGTACGATAGTAACCGACTTGTTCGCCTCTGCGGTCTACATAACCTCGTTTAGTGTTACGAATTACACCTTCGGATAATAATTTTTCAATTTCACTTTTAGAAATCTGTTTAATAATTTTCACATCCTTTGATTTATTTCCTGCTGAATAGCAGAAGTGAAGCTCTCTGACGGATTTGAACCATCGTTTACTGATTACAAATCAGCCGTACTAAACCAAACTATACGAAAAGAGCAAAATAAAAAATCCCATGCTTTCACATGAGACTTTATTTCTTTAGGCTGAGATACTTGACCTAACACGTTACCATCTATTGTGGTTGGACACAATTTATCACACAGCCGATTAGACTGTAGGTAACAACAACACCAATTTTGCGAAAATTGGCAAACTCTTACCACAAAGCATTATAGATTTCCTTTCGATACATCGTCCCTTGCGAGGTTCAGAGGGTGCAAATCTCTTACGGTTGCGTCTACTCGTATTTTCTCATATAGTACCTTGCGAGTGCTATATGTCACCATATTACAGATGAATAAGTTGTTTGTCTCTTTGCGGTCATACACACTTTTGCTTGTTTTTTAATCAATTTGCCTTTCAATAAATATTATTATATTTTATTCTTCAAAAGTATGTTGTAATTAATATTTGCATAAAAATGAACGATGAGGTGTACATTTGACCATCTGTACCTTTTGAGTACAGCCCAATCATCACCATTCTGTTTGTCTTGCTATCGACTTGCTTCGTTGTTTTGTTCCTTGCTTTCACATTAAGAAACTTCCTAACAATCAAATATCAGCACTTTTTCTTGCGGAAATCGCACTAATAAGACAGTAATCATCCCCATGTTTCCATGTTAATACAGAGCGTTTTTCATCACCCCTACCAAGCCATATCATTAGCAGTAGCCCTCTGATTTTAGGTTTGGTATAGATTATCTGTGTTTTCCGTCAAACTATACAAAAGTATAGTCGCAGTGTCTTATGCAAATTAAAGACATTCCTGCTTTATCCTTATTACTAAGTTTATTTTGAGTTATAATAACTCACGATCCGAAACCGACCGCCCTACAAGAAGTAGGATAACTCTCCCAACAAGACTCGAACTTGTGACACTCTGATTAACAGTCAGATGCTCTACCTACTGAGCTATAGGAGATTAAGAATTATCAGTGACCATACCACAAGAATTGCAGCACAGCCACCGATTATAGAAAGATAAGGTACAATGAATATGTACTGAAGTGTTTACATTTAAATTATTCTCTGTTTTATCAGCTAAGAAAGGCTGATTTCATTGTTTTAGCCTTTCGGCATAGCCCTCAATTAAGAGGGCTTAGTATTTTTTTATAAAACGATCGTTGCTTATTTATATTCCGCATTTGCATGTAAGCGGAGAGGTACTAAGATAAAGAAAAATCCTTTCTCCTCATTATACAACTTAACGAAGTTGTTAAAAATGCACTAAAATCAATGGTTTCGGAACATTAAAATTGTCTAGGTGTCCCTAAAAAACACTATTTTTGAACAAAATTAATAATTTTCCGAGAAACATTTTAGCAAATTTGCACTATTGATATCATATAATGCCTTGATTAAAATAGATTTTCTTTTCTTGATTTTTGATTTTAACTTATACTGATTTTGCTTTTGAGAAATAGAAACACAGAAAGCTCTATCAATCAACCAACTAAATAATCCAATATAATTCTTAGATACATAAACTTTTTTTATATCCTGAATCATATTATCAAAATCCATTTTTAAAAGAAAATAGGAATCTTCATTTTCAGAGCTAATAGTAGAATAATATTTGTTCATATACATTTCTATTATTTCTTCAACTTTTTTACATGTTTTTCTGTTCTTTTCTATCTCAAATTTCTTGAAAAAATATTGGATTGGAATTGTAGATTCATTTGACCTGAATTGGTCGAGTTTTAGATTATAAAGATAATTCATAGGACAAACAAGATTATAATTGATATTTTTTTCTTTAAAATCTCTTCTAATAACTTTCCAGAAAGCAGGATATTTGTTATTTTCAACATCCATATCTTTTTTTATACGCTTTATTTCAGAACCAACATCAACATCAAAAAGACGTTTTGCTGAATCTATAGCGATCTGAGCTAATACACTGAGTATACAAACATAATCTTTATATTTCTGTTCATCAAACGTACAATCATAAGTCTGAGCAAGTTGCGCAAGATTACTTGATTCGCCTATATCTAATTGTGAAGCTGCTAATTTATTATCCAATCTCGCAAAATCTTTCATAGTGCTATCATATACATTTGAATCTTTAGGAATATTATTTACAATGGTTAAATATTTTTCCTTACAATTTTTCGCATGTAATACGATGTCGGCTTGGTTTGTAGTATAAATACTATCACTATCCATGTCACTACCATTGTTACGGTCTTGAAAATCAGTACCATTCATGTTTACAGCAATAATCTGGTCACAAAATTTAAAATACTTCTTGAATCTGTCATTATATACATTATGTAAATACCCGAGATTATACTTTCCATTAAACGGACTTCTAAACTCAGCAAGATATTCATTATCATTAAATCTGGTGGTATAACATTGAGTCGCTAAATCTTCAACAGAAAATGTATCATCTTTGTCAACATCACAGGGATTACCAGTCGCACCATACAGCAACATTGCATATGGTGAACCAACTATCACCAAATTATCTGCATTTTGAATTACTTTACCACTCTTGAAATTTAAAACATATGTCATAATAATTGCCTTTTTACGATCCCTGAAATAAGAACTTCTAAGAAAATCTCGATTCTGTTCACATAAAGCAATTAATGCTTCGTAATCGTTTGAAAAGTTAATATTTTTCCTCAAATAATCAAGAAAGAAATCATCATCGGTCTTTAACCTATTGATATATTCAATACTTTCCTTGCATACATTTTCCATAATTTCAACATCAAGAGAATTTACCATCTGGTAGCTCATACGCTGCACATTTCCAAGCTTACTTGGATGAGCAGTTTTAACAATACCAAACATACAGTCGTTCTCATAAACTTTATTACACCAATAGTCATATGACACGTCATACTTAATCCATTTCATTGCGTTATCAGTTGTAATAAGTTCTATATCTTTTACATAATGCTCATTTCCCCACATATCTTTTACTGTGGCAGAATAGTAGTCATCACCAAAATAATCACGGAAAAATAATTGAATGTTGCTACAGAAAGCAGCCATTTTACAGAAATGATGTCTAAGAAGAATATAACCATTTCCCCAATTTGGAAAAATAGAAGAGTCGATTAAAGCCTGTCCATCAAATAACGTATTTTTTAATTTATAATCTTTAATAGCTTTCGCAATACAATGTTTATTTTTATCTATTTCAACAGAAATAACATTTGTGTTAAAATACCTATCAACATCTTTTAATACCAAAATATTTTTAGGATTGATTTTAACTTTTCCAACAATTCCGCTACATACGAGAGAAGAGTATGCGCTAATCCCAACAATATCCGCATTATGTTTTGGAAGTTTTATTCCCATTCTAAGATAATTAATTGCCTTGTTATACAATTTATCTCTTATAAACATACAAGTACCTTTTTTTGCTTTACCTGTACTTCTATATAACATTTTATAATGGATAACTTCTGTTTTAATAATATCACCGTTCCTTTTACGAGTAATATATTCTACATTAACTCCATTATTATAAAATTCTTCTCTTATTGTATCTGCTGATAATGAGAAATAATCTGTTTTATGATTAACAGCAAAATTATATAAACTTATTATTTTCTTTTTCTTATTCGTCTGTAGTTCTATTAGTTTTTTACTTCCAGAGCTAATTGCCTTTTTATATTCAATTCTTGCATTTTTTGCTATTTTTCTAATATGAGCTATTTCCTCATCATAAGAACGTGTACCAAAATTAAATTCCAAGCATATTAAGTCTCTCGTAGATTCATCATTCCATACCTTCAATTTGTTCTCACACATAAAGTCTTTAAATAAGCTATTTACGAACATTGCGTCTTTATAATCATAATGATCACGAAGTCCTTTATTATATTCATAAAGAGTTGCAGCTTCAATATTTTTTATTTTAATTCCAAATTCACTCATCTATAAATAAATCACCACCTTAATCAAATAATTGCTCCCAAAATTCTTCTTCTGAATCATAACCGTCATAATTGATATTTTCAGCAAATTCACTATTACAACGAGAATTTGCTTTCATGTAACAATCTTTTATATTGCCACATTGTATGCAATTATAATTGTTGCCGATTAAGTCTTCGGAACATTCTCTCTTTGAAATATAATCTGTGATCAAATCAGTCATTGATTCCAAGTCATCTTCGCTAAATTGTTTATTCATATAAAAATCTCCTTCCACTTATATATTCTCCAAATGAAATTCCTATTTACTCATAATTCCAATTCATTTCTTCAACCTTGAAGCCTAACCAATTTATCAGCCAATCTATATTAGGAATGCAATCCCTATGTATATATTCTCCGTTTTGATTATCTAAATAACATTCTCCTTGATAAATACCTTCACTACAATAACAGCAATAGTGTTTCGCTTTTGGAGGAATATAATTTGGGCATCTATAGTCATGTGTTCCAACTTGTCCACAGAACTCACATCTTATCATCTGCAAGCCCTCTAAACTTATTCCAATTCTTCTTCATTTCTTTTTTATTTCGCATATCAAATTTCCAATCAGCTATAATTCTGTTTGCAATATTACGAGTTCCCTCATAATCGGTGCAAAAATCTGATGCACAAATATTTCCCCCATATGTATTTGCATATTTATGGTTCTTTGATGTAATTGTTACGGTTCTGTTCATTAATTAATTCTCCTTTTCGTTTAAATAATATTTTCTTCATAGCAATCAGCTCCTTTGAGTGCTGCGTTAATGGTTACATTTATTTATTCTCTTATTAGATTTCAATCTTGATAAAATTTTTTACTTATATGTTTCATATTGCGAAGATATATAATTCCATTTTCTAATTCTTTTTTTGGATCATATTCTTCCTTGGAACAAATATAAAAATGTTTATTCTGATAAATTATCTTATATGGAATAACATAAATAATGTCATCAGTATGCCAATTTCCATCAGTATCTTGATACCTTGGCATTCTATGAGTAATTATTAAACCCATCTGCTCAAGTATTTCAGTTGCTTTAGAAATCATTTTTGGTTTTATTCCTATAAATTGGGACATTATCTCGAATTGAGAATGAAAAATTTCAGGTTTAGATTTTTTTGTTTTTTCAGAATGACCAGATATAGATGAAAATCTATTCCATGTAAACGCTTTTATATATGAAAAAACTAACAATAAAACACTTTTTGTTAATGGTTTATATGGTGAATCATATTCCATAATTGTTTCATATTCAAAATCATATATAATTGCAAAGTCTTTATTTGGTTCTATCAAGTCAAGATTGAGTAATGAAGACTGCAAAGTATTTTGTACAAATCTACTTTTATCAAAATCAATAATATATCCATTAGAGAATATCCATTGCATAGAAGATAAAAACTTATCATATATTGATTCTCTATTTTTATGTCTATTCCAGTTTGGCTTATACCCACACCATTGAATCATATGAATAGGAGAGTAATTTACTATATTTTCCCATGTTCTATTATAATTAAGGTAAAACAGAACAGATATTCTGTGCTCTGTAACATTTGGTTGTAGTATTATATCTTTTGCGACTTTTACAATATGATTTGGAACTCGTACATTAACTTTTGGAATACCAGTAGGCGATTTATTATTTTGCGTATTATCACATCCTTTCATTTTATATATTCTCCTCTGTGTCAACAAACTTGACCATTTTTAAAGTATGTCACACTCTGATGTGACATATGTTGCACCAAAACACCCAAAGTATGTCACACTACAATGTGCCAAATCAGCGTTCCTTTTATAAATAAAGACTGTATATATTAAATAAAGACTACTATGCGTAATTATTTTTCGCTTATGCTTCAAAATAATTACTCTTTGGGTTTTGTTTTGATTGTTATTGGTTTGAGAGCATTAATTTTGGGTACATATATAGTGTATTTATATGTTTATTCTTATTTCTGACAGTAGATAACTAACTCATCAATTATCTTCTGAATATCTTTCTTATTAAAATTACTTTCAATCATTTTGGCATAAGATTTGATTAGACTCTTTTTCTTTGGTGTGTTAGTAAAATTATTTTTCTTGTTTATTGGTTCACCTGGAACAGGGTTTGGTATAGCCATGATTTTGTTTCCTCCTTTATAATTTACTTTATAATTTATTTGATATGTTATTCTCTTTTATTACTTTCTTTATGTTTTAAATATTTTAGTATTTCATTTTCTTGTATCTAATTTATAGAATTCTTTTCTGTAAAATGGAGTGGCAGTATAGTTTTTTATACCCCCCCATCTGTGGACTATATTGATGATTTTGAGGATAAATTTTAATTCTAATACCTTTAGTGATAACTTGTTAGAGGTAAGAGATTAAAGTGGCTTATTTTTCTCTCAGCTTTGATTTAAATTCATGATTGGTTATAAGGTATTTGCTAATTGGTCAAATATATTCTGACTTAATGATTCAGTTTTCAGATTTAATCTTTCTAATATAGAATCAACAGTGAGAGTGTATGAATTACGAATATCCTTATAATAGTTAATTACGTCTAAGTCATACGGTTTTGTTTCTGAACTGTTCTCTAACATATAATCTCTTATGTAGTCAGATAACTCTATATCATATGTGTCTTGCATTTCGTTTGTTGTTATATGCAATATGTCTGATAGAGTTACTTCTTGATTTGAATGTTCATTTGTATAATCAGTAAGAAGTCTGAGCTTATTGAATGTATTGGTTTTCCAACGTGAATGTATTTTGGTTGATAATGACTTCTTCTGAGACTGTCCTTTTAGAATGTTTATATCTTGCTACATTTGTGTCATTGACTGTGTGAGAGTGGTAATAGCGTCTGTAAGTGGAATTATGTTTATTTGTGGTGTTAATTCATTATGCCTATATGCTTCAATTACATCCCATACCCAATCCATGAATAAGTTAGCTTTCGGCTGTCTTGACCAACGGCATATTTCCATGATTCCACGTTCTGTATAATAAACACGCTCTTGTTCTTCACTTTTAGTTAGGTCACCCCCAATCTGGGTGCTACCCTTAATTCTCATAGATAATGGCTCTAATCTATCTTGATGTTTTAAATAAATTTTCTGAATTGCTTTAATAGGATCAGCATATTCTAACGCCTCTTCAATCTGTTCTCTTGTTAATAGAATGTCATCATTCATATTTCTGTAAAAGTTACAAGATAAGTCTCCAAATGTTTCTGTTTTGATTAGTTTTAAGTTACTCATATGTTTATTTTCTTTCTTCGTTTTAATTTATTAGTTACTAATATACTATTCTCTCTTTGAAATGAATTAAGCAAAATAAAAAAGCAGACGAGAAATCATCTGCTTAATTAATAATATATTATTATTCTTTATATTTTTTACATGTATCAATATAAGATCTTAACTTATCTATGAAATCTGATATATCAACAAAATAGTTTGGATATGCTAATTTTAATGCTTCAAACGATGAAGCTGATACTAATACAACATTATTGTTTGTTTTCTGTTCAATTTGATTATATGCTTTCGTTGCAGCTTCTATTTTTGATGCTGTAAAATGTCGTATACTTACCGTCTTTTTATCATAATTTAAGATTAAAATATAATATAAATTTTTTGAACTTAATGTATATTTGTCTGTATGATCAATGCTTACATTTATTGCACTTAAAGTTGAAAGAATATTATGTTTCTTATCTAAAGATTCTATTTCCATAATTAACTCGTCTATCCATTCAGAAGTATTTGGACATACTGGCATATCTTCTTGAATCGCAAATACTGAAGATACAAGAGTAAAAAATCTTAAAATATCTTTATTGCCTTGACTGGCTTTTAGATTACTTTTGGTATATATACCCATCATTTCAACAGCCGTTGCCCAAATATGTTGCAACTTTGTACGAAATTGAATTTCTATAAGCATATTTTGATTATATGTATCTTTTGTATCACTATGATATTTGTACACCATATGATACGATCTATATCCTGAAACTTTTGGACTTTGAATATAATCGTATTCTTTTTTGAGTATATGACGGACTCTTGATTTTTTATATTTATCAATTGCTTTATATACTTCATCAATAGAGCTTACAATTACTCGACATCCACCCAAATCTTGCATTCTATACAATTGCATAGTATGAACATGATTTCGTTCTAACTTATCTGTTATTGATTCTAAACGTTTTAAGCGTTGGACTACAATTGCGTTTGGGTTGTTTCTGCGAAGATGACTACATATAATTTGTAATGGGTACGCATGTGAAGCTCGCCAATTATTAACTATTTTTAATGCTTTTTCTCGCTCTTTAGGAGTTGAATTTGAATCTGAAATAATTTTTCCTGCTTTATTTATTTGATTTCCACTATATAATGGTATTTCCCATTTTTCTTTTGTGTTCTTATCCATAGATTCTATATCCTTTAATATATTTTCTATAATTATATCATACTCATTTTGATTGTACATATATATTGAATTCCTTTCTTAAAATTGATTTTTTGTTTATATTATTATTCTCTACTGAAGAATAAAACTTACATTATTTTTTTAATTAGTAAAGTGTGATATAGAAATGATTTCTGTATGGTTTTAATGTACCCCTATGTATGGGAGTAAATTAAAGAAAATGAGGATGATTTTCGATTTTAGGTTGTTAGGTATGCAATTTATCATTGAAGTGGTTTTGATTGAAATTTGTGTCGATTTCGTGCGATTTAGTCTAAGGATTGGGGTGCTGGAATTTTTGATGGTGTAGTTGTTTTGATGTAAGAAATTAGATATGGTCTAAGAATTTATGTCACGATTATTGGATAATTTTCGTGAAACTGGTTATCGGTGAAAATGCTTATAAATAAGGAAGAAAGCTGCGTTAAGGGTGTGATTTTTAGTGTAGTGGAATTTTGAAAATTGGGGTGTGAAGTGGGTGAAATGGTTGGAAAATAAGGGTTTTTACGATATGGGGTACGATATAGGGTTGGGATGGGGAGATTGGGTGTTTTGGTTGATTTTATTGGAGATTTTGGAAATTAGATTTTTGAGTTAGTGGGTGGAAGAATCTGCTATATGAATTCCAGAAAAGACAAGCTGCCGTTCTGGTTTTTAGTACCCCCTACACCCTAAAACATATCTTAATAGTACAATATTAGAGTATGTTTTTATTAGAACGTTTGTTCGATATAATCAGATCTGAATAACTAGAGCAGAATATACTAGAACGTATGTTTGGATATGATTTTATCGAATTTTTTGAAATTTATTATTGACAACTCAAAAACTATATGATAGTATAGCTATATCAGAAAAACAACTACACTTTTTCAGTCCAAAAAGATTTTTCAAAAATATTTCAAAAAGTAGTTGACAAGAAAACTATACTATGATATAGTTAATACAAGTTAAGAGATACGGACACGACAAGTGTTAAACTTCTTTGTAAGCAATCCAAAATCTTGAAACTTACTTTACCAGAAGGGTAGGTGGATACTATGGTAAAGGGTTATTATGTAGCTAATGGCTACATGGGCTATGTTTCCGCAACAAATAGTTATATATTATTTGCTACGGAACAAGATTACCTTGAATACATAGCCTAAAGACTAACCGTGTTAGGTTGTCACTCAACAAGTCAATTCTAACACGGTTCGTTAAAAAAATCCACAAAAAGTTTGCACATCTTTAAAAGTGCCTTTGCGGATAGGTGGCAAGTGTTACGGCATAAACCACATCATGAAACAAGTTACGGCTTGCGGATAACTATTTGCATTGCAAAAAGCGGGAAAAAATACTCTAACCAAAGTTCCCGATTGCTTTGGAATTAAATACTTGTTTATCTGGCATGGTAACAAGATAGTTTGCTCTAGCTAGAAGTAGGGTTGACGTAGTGATAAAGTCATTGCGTTAGGTTAGCTATAAAAGTTACGCATTTAGCGAACATAACTAGCCTTTGACGGTTGAGAACTCCGTATAGTTGAGTTTGTCTTTTCTCAATTATCTTGTACGAATCGAATGAGGATACAAGCAAGAAGTGCGTTTCTAAGGCTGAAAAGCTTTCTAGCACAATAAAATAAGAAAGATTCATAAAAGATTCTATGTTATACATAGTTAGAAGGTACAAATAACTTAGATGCGGTTCGATGCAATAGCTCTGGATATGCATTGATGACTAAGGGTTTCAGATAGAAAAAATGTCCCGAACAGACGCCAGAAGCAAGCGATGTTTGTACCTTTTATAGTGTGTATAACACACTGATAACAACGTACACAATAAAAATATATAGCACCGATTGCGTCAAGTCGGAGAAAAGAGGATATTATGAGTAAAACAACAACTAACACAACAGTAGCAACAAACAACGCTAAGGTTGACTTTTTCCAGTCAGCACGGACACTTTCAACACGGACTTCAGAATTCTTCCGTTGCATCATCAAAAAAGCCGAACTGAATACAATCTATGGTTCAAAAATTGATGCTAATAATAACAGTATTGTAGCCATTGATGATATGCTCGAAAAAGGTTCAGGGAATCTTGACATTACAGTTGATGACCTCAACCGTATGCGTGCTAACTATGTGACCATCAATGAGGGCTTAAAGACTGAATGGGATAAACTGCTCAAAGAGCAGGCTTCTTTCGAGTATAACGAGTATGACAAAAAATTCCGTAAAACTATGAAAGATGCTACATGCTTAGAAGATGTCAAAACAGCAGTAGAAAACTTCTACAAAGCATATAAACTTGATGTAACAAATACAACTTTTGAGACTGCTGTCCTTGAATCAATCGGCAAGAAAGTTGATACTAAAACCGTTGTAAAGTCTAACGGTACAAAAGCCCTCAAATATGATGTGACAAATGCACTTAAAAACCTTTATGGTGTAGGCTTTGAATGGATGGTAGAAGCAGGAACTATCAAACCGACTGACATTCCAAGTGTATTGACTGATAAATACACAAAGAAATCTAAGAAAAACAATAAGTAATTGCAAACACAAAAATGTATAGTTAGAGAGGGCAAGGCTAGGACTTTGCCCTTTTTATAGTGTACATTTTTAAATTCAAGGAGGATAAAAATCATGGGAAAAGACAGAAGTATGGCAATTAAACACGCAAAAGCGAAAAAGGAAGCTATGAAAGAAGTTATGAACAATCAAAATGATTTTGCTCAGACTTCATGGGGACTTACTGACAATATGCGTAAATGGTTCAAGGCAAAACCATATGCTTTGACATACGGAAAATAACTTTACTTTGCATAAAAACTATGCTAAAATGTAGTCACTGTAAACGGAGGTGAAATGCGTGATAATATATAATAAACTAGGTGACTACTTAAAGTCAAAAGATATGAAATATATTGACTTGCAAAGGGAACTTCAATTAAGTCCATCTATGACTGCGAAGTTTACAAAAAACAGAACTATGTCCACAGATACCATAAACAAAGTCTGCGAATATCTGCAAGTCCAACCATCTGAAATCATGGAATGGATACCAGACGCAGAGTATAATAAGGCAAACGAACAAATTGCCAATATTGACGCTCAAATTGCCGAGCTAATGGCAAAGAAAAAGGAACTGCAAAAATAACATAACCACACACCACAAAGCACCCACGTAGGCAAACTACTAGGTGCTATTTTATTGCTTGACAAAAATATGCATTTAAGTTATATTGTATGCAGAAAGGAGACAACGCAATGTACAATATTAACTTTTACAAAGATGAAAAGGGAAATGAGCCTGTAAAGGAATACATTATTTCTCTGAAGGCAAAGAACACAAAAGATAGCTTGATAAAATTGCAGAAAATTCAAGACTATTTGAACGTTCTAAAGGCAAACGGAACTAGAGCAGGATTGCCATATGTAAGGCACTTAGATGGAGATATTTGGGAACTGCGACCGTTAAAAGACAGAATATTATTCTTCGGTTATGATGGTAATAATATAATATTATTATCACACTTTAGAAAAATGACGCAGAAAACGCCACCAAGAGAAATTAAAAAAGCGAATAAGCTTATGAAAGATTATATAGAAAGGAGTAAGGATAATGAGTAAAGCGAAAATAAATCCCAGGGGTTCTTCCTGGGATGAACTTGAGAAACAGTTGTTCAGTCCACAAGAGATTGCAGAAAGTGAAGCTAGAGTTGCAATTATCAACGAAATGATAAATGCAAGGGAAGAAAATGGAATCACACAAAAACAACTTGAAGTAATGAGTGGAATTAAGCAGCCTGTTATTTCAAGAATGGAAAAGGGAATGACTGATCCACAGTTATCCACGGTTTTAAAGATTTTAAATTCATTAGGAAAAACAATTAAAATTGTACCTATGAAATAAAAAAAGAAAATACATTGCGTAAAAATAAAATGAATAAATTACGGAGATACTCTGTATATTAGGTATAATATGCAGAGGATAATTAAATGAGCAATAGCATCTAACGGAAACGAAAATCTGTTAGGTGCTATTTTTATACCCAAAAATAAGGAGGAAACCACATGAAAGCAAAAGTAATTTACATCATCGCAACAGCAGCACTCACATTATCAGCCTTTTTATAGGCAAATTCACAGCACCAACCGTAATAAAAACGGAAACACCTACAGCATCGCAAACAAATAACTCTGACATGCTCAATATGAATACTGTCACAGATTTTGAAGCAACAAAAACAGGATTAATGCTTTATACAAAAGATGATTCAGGATATTATTGGGAAAAATAAAATAGAAAAGGGAATAAAGGCAAAGGAGGTGTAAGATGAAAAATATATTATTTACAATTAAAACTGCCTATAGTGAAGAAAATTACTTTTTAAAGGCAAATGAAGAACAACCGATTGAATCACAAATTGACAACGCATTAGCAGAGATATGTTTCTGCGATGCTTATGAGATTATCTCATATAAAGAAGTACCAAATGAATACGTTGAGCAAAGGGGAAGTCTCATAAAAGAATATGAGAAATTTTCTAACGAATCGGTTGAAGATACTTTTATGAATTGGAAATATGCAACTTTAGAAGTAATTCAAAGCGAAATTGAATGCATAAAGCAAAGGAGGATGAAAGATGTCAGAGAAACAGAAGGCAATTCACAATGCTTATTGCGACTATGAAGTAGCAAAGGCAAAACAGCCGTCACGGATTTATTCGGTACGATCCGAGGTTAAGCGGAAACCACAGGGAATTAAAACTTATAACATGAGTAGAGCGATATTCGCAAGACAGTTAGCATCGCTTTTTTAAAGGAGGAAAAATAAATGCAAACAGTAACTTATAAAGAAATGCCAAATGGAGCACGGTATTTATCTACAGAAGGCAAACAGATGGATATTATGAACGTTTTAACACAAAAGGAATTTAAAGAGAAATTCCCGGAAGTCTCCACATATGGAATTGAAATGCATATGCCTATATTTTTAGAAAATGGAGAAATCCTCTTAGATACACAATGGAACGGAGAAGAATATCTTGTAAAGGGAAAATCATACTCACCGTTTTATAAGGAAACAGAAGAAGATACGGAAATTATTGGCTACTATGAAGATTAAGACAAAAGGAGGAAACGCAAATGTTTCATTTTAGAATCATAACCACACCAGACGGAAACCAAATCATAGACAGAAATTTGTCTACACCATACGAATCACTCACACCAACGCAAATGGTTGAGTACACAGAAATAGATAATCAGCTTACGATTATGGATAGATTGGAACGCAAAGCAAGGGAAAGAGCCAAACAAAAACAGAAATGGTATAAAAGACTTGCATCAGCTTGTGGACTGTTATAGGAGGAAGAAATCATGGAAGAATTGTTATTAAATCGAATGTTAAAGGCAAATTATTATGCATTGTTTATAGCAATTACAAAGAATATGAGTGCTAAGAGTGCATTAAAATTACTAGGGATTTACCCTGAAAAATAGAGGAGGAAGGCAAAAATGAATAAAATGAAAGGCTATACCGTTCCAAACGGCTACATGGGATATGTGAATGGAAAATATATGTTGTTTGAAACAGAAAAAGCATACCATGAATATCTTCTTATGGAGGTCGAAGTATGAGCAAAAAACAAGTAAGAGAAATCAAACGCAATCTTTGCATAAACTGTTGTGATAAACATTTTTGTCACGGAATGCAAAGTTGTAAAGATGTAAACGAATATTTAAAGAAGGGAAGTGATTTGAATGGCAAATTTAATTCACTTATTTAAAGTGGGTCAGGAAGTCCGTTGCAATATGGATGGTACTTTTTATAAAGGAACTGTAAAAGAAACATATACAGATCATATTATTGTAGACATTCCAGAAATATCAGATCATTGTTGGTTTGAAAACAATCTTAATATGGATTGTGTATATCCAGAAAATAACTTTAGTAACTAAACGGCAAGGGAAACCAAGCCGTTATTTTTATGCAAAAAATCAAATTCAAGGAGGATATAAAAAATGGGTAAAACAAGAAAGGTAGAACCAAGTGTAATTGAAAAAGAAATGCAGGAATCACGGAACAAGGCAAAATTTGTTGATGAAGTAGAAAGAATTTCAATCGAACAAATGGTTGAGAGTTCAAAGGCAAATAACAGGATTGGAGACAAAATTCTTATGGTAATCAATCCATTATATGTGCATATTCCAGAATGGCAGAGACAATGTGATGTTATTGCAGCAACGGAAATTGGAACGCATTATGATAAACACAAATGGGAAATCCCGAAATTATTATATTTTGATGGAAAACTTTGGTGTGTAGATGGTATGCATAGAATTTATGGAGCTTATAAGGGAAATATAAAATCTGTTATCTGTGAAATTATTGAATGCTCTATGAAAGATGCTATTGAATTATTTTTAGGGCAGACAGATGACAGACGGAAAATGTCACAAGTTGATTATTACAAAGCTGCCATTGCTCTTGGTGATGAAAGATATATTGGGTTAAAAACCATTTGCAATAGTCATAATGTGGCTGTAAAGGGAGATCCAATTGAAAATCAGGTTGGTATTTTCACACCGATTAAAGATGGTATTCGGTCAATCGAAAAGAATGGAACAGAATTACTTGATAGGATTATTAATCTTATCACTGATTTGCAGTGGAATGGGTATGCAGATACATACAATGGGAAGGCATATACAGCAAAATATATCAGAGTTATGCACTCAATGTATGCTTACTATGAAGGCAGAATTGAACAAATGGAATCAATTTTGAAAGAGAAATGCATTGGTACAGAGTTCTTTGTAGATAACTTGCTTAATTTGGAACAATGTGCAGTATTTGATTATCTTTCAGAGATTGTTCGGTACGAAATGGAAAGCCCATTCACAGAAAAGAAACGTAAGCCTGTAAAGAAAACTTCAAAAGTAAAGGCAATGTAATAGAGAATATGCATATAAAAGCAAGCTGAGATAACGGCTTTACGGTCACATATAATAAGGAAAGGATTGATAATTATGGCATACAGAAAAACAAAACAGTTAAGAGAATTTGAACCTATTTTATATAAGAACGGTTACAGGTTCGCACGGTGTAAAGGAAGTCATTTTATTTATATGAATCGGACAACTCATAAAACGATTGTAGTAAATAAGGATTTAAACAAAATGGTAAAAGAACGATTAATAAAGGAGAATAATTTAGTGGAGGAAAAGTAATATGACAAGAGAAGATTTTACAGAACGAAAAGTAGAAACATTAGAACGATTAAATTGTGTCGCTGAATCTTTGACCTCTGCAACCATGAATCATTATGATAAAAGTGAGGATGCAGATTTAGAAGAAATCGCAGACAGCGTAAGTGCGGATGTGGAATCCATCAAAGGATATCTTGAACAGCTTGAAAGAATGATTGGAGATCTTGAAGAATTACAGTGTTATGAAAGTAACATTGAATAAGACGAAAGGAGATGTAAAATATGAAATGGATTGAGATTTTACGGAAAGATGACCATGCTTTACTGCAAAGCGAAAGTGATACACAGTATGCGGTTGTTAGTGGTTACGATCCAACGCAACCTGAAGATCAGCAGTGGGTACATGGAAATTATTTTTGCTATTGGAATGATAAAGAGCAAAAAGTAAAGTGTTTACAGGAAGCACTTGACTACTTTAGAAGGAAAACGGAAGTAGGCGAATACGAATATGAATATACACCAATGCAAATGGCAGAGAAGTTACTTGAATTTAACAGAGATTTTTCAGACAGTGCAGAAGATATCCAAAACGAAAAAGAACATGTGACAGAACTATTTGAGAAATTACAGAACTCAAATGAGTTTAACATCCTTGCTCATTATTTAGACACAATGTTCATGGATGAGGTTTTTAACAAGTAAATGGATATTTCGTAAGGAGATGAAAAAAATGGAAAGAGCAATGATTATTGTAGTAAGCAACAAAGAATGGAATATGCCTAAATCAATATTAATGGATTACAAAGGTAATTCTGATAGACTGGATGTTATGGCAAAGGAGTTATTTGAAAAGTATAAGGTAAAGAAAAATGTCGATGCTGTTTTATTAGATTACATATATTGCGGAAAGCTGATTGTAGAACAGTAAATGCGTGTTTCATTTGGAAGATTGGAGGGAAAACAATTATGGTAGGAATGAATGAGAAAATGCAGAAATGTTTCAATGAAATGAATGATGAACAGAAAATCAGAATGTTTTATGAGCTTACAAAGTATATGCATGAAAACATGGAATACGGAGAAGATGATGATATGAATAATCTGATGGATGATATTGCCAATGTAAAAAGTGATATTGAGAATTTGTAAATGTTTGTTTCCTTGGAATTGGAGGTAAGAGAAATGAAAACAAGAAAAGATATTAAACTTGGGAAAGATGAGGAATTTGTAGAAGATATTAGAGAGTGCAATAATCGGTGTCCAAAATGCGGCGGGCTTTTAATTGCAAATTTTGGCGCAGGAATTTCGGTTGAATTTTGTGCAGAAGACAATTGTGATTATGAAGATTACGATTATGATTTGTCATAAGAAATTCGCATTTCTTTAGAAGATTGGAGAAATAAAATGAAATTTAATAAAGACGACAGAGTATTTCATAGAGGATTAAAAAGATATGGAATATATGTAGATGATGATTGGGCTTCCGATGATAGTTGTTATGTTAAGTTTGACAACGAGGATAATCCGGATGATGTATTGTGTGTATCGAAAAACTGGTTAGATAACGTAAAGGAGAAATAAAAATGGGATTAGAAGAGATTTTAAAAGAACTTGGAGCAGACATTCCCTTTGATGAGAAAGGAGATTTAACTTCAAATGGAGCTGACGCATATGAGAAGTTAATCAATGTAGTAACAGGATTAAATAGTATTGGTGCTATTCAAGAGAAACCAGATGACATTGAAAGTTATTGTGATGAAATAGTGAGATTGGGATTCTAATGAATCTAAGATTTCTTAGGAAGGAGTGAAGAGAAATGACAAAATACGCATGTAGCAAGACAAAGGATGAAATTCTTGAAATTATTGCAGAGGAATTTAGAAAAGTAAATAAAGATTATGATGATGCAATGCAGAACGACAATGATAAACTCAAAGAACGGAATCAAGGTAGATATGTAGCAATGTTTGATTTGTTACATAAGTTAGAGATTTATGAAAAGGAGTGAAGCGAAATGACAAGTATTGAAAAATCAAAAGAAGATGCACGGAACTTAAATGAACTTACGGATCATCTGATTAAGCTGATTGAATCGGATGACAAGCGGTTCTCATTTGAGTTTTGTGCAGGTGGTACAATGGAGATTTACGACAAAGAAAAAGAAATCGGTTATGCAGTTCACATTGCACCGATTGAATATGACAAAGATGGAAATGCAATAAATTTATAGTAAACGCAAAGGCAGTTAGGAGAATAAATACCTAGCTGCCTATTTTATTACAAGAAATGGAGGGTATGATTATGAATGAATATTTAGAACAGGCAAAGAACTTCTTAAATAAGGCAAATGCAAAGTGTGAAATTGTGTATGGTGGTATTTCACGGAATGAGAACTGGAAAGAGAAAGAAAAAAGAAATTGGTATGATGTAACAATCACAACGCCAAGAGGCAAAATGACGTTCACATTCTGGGATAGCATTCACAATACAGAGATTTTCACAATGACATTTGAGGAATATGCAAAAAAGAAACTCAAATATAACAGAGTTGAAGATATGTCATATGGTGAAAAGGTAAAAGCCAAAAATGATTTAGCAAGATTAAAGGCAGATGCTGTACCAAACGAATATGATGTGCTTGCTTGTTTAGAGAAATATGATCCAGGAACTTTTGAAGATTTTTGTTCAGAGCTTGGATATGACGAAGACAGTAGAACGGCAGAGCGAATTTACATTGCAGTTATTAAGGAATATAAAGATTTGACAAGAATTTTCACAGAAAAACAGATGGAAGAATTAAGCGAAATTCAGTAGGAGGTATGATTATGAGTTATTTATTCTTATTTAGAGAAAAGGATTCGGATGACAGAGATTGTTGTGCATACATTGATTCAAAGAATCCACGATTTGAATGCAATCACTATTTTGGAAGAGTGAACTTAAACGGAGCTTGTTATAGTGGGCATGAATTTCCTGCTTATGAAGATATTGAAACAGTATTAACTGAGACAGAATATAACGAATTGATTCAGTTCAATAAGGCACTCAATGATTTAGGTTATGGAATTACAAAGGGAGATGAACGTTATAACAAAGGAATAGCTTTAGCAAAAGCAGTACAGCACATTTATGATAAGCTCGAATCTGAAGAAGCGAAAGAGTTTCAGCAGAAAATAATTGAAAGTGAAATCGAATATATGAAGGATGAATATTCACTGGATGATACAGATATTGAGAAGATATTTGATGAATATTATCTGGATTACAGAGACAGAGGAATTATTGGCAGTGTGTTCCAAGACAGCTCAGACTTAGGATACGAAGAAGCATGGAGTCTTGGATATATTAAGAATGGAGATTCTATTGCAGACAGATATTTCGATTATGAAAAGTTTGGAGAGGATTTAGTTAACGAGGATGAAGATTATCTCGAACTTGATGATGGACGAGTTGTAAGTCTGAATTATTAGAAGGGAGTGAAGAATATGACAATTACATATGATTTAGATTTAAACAGTTTTAATGTATGGAGTGGTGCAGTAGATACGCTTGACAGAATACAGAGAGAAGGTAAATGTGAAGAGTTGGAAAACATTCTTGAAGATTTATATCCTGATGGGATGACAGAAACGCAGCTTAATGATTTACTGTGGTTCGATTCTGAACAGGTGTATGAATGGCTTGGAATTAGAAGTGAAGAACAGATTAGAAAGGAAATCAAGGAGACAGAAGATGAACTTGCTGATATGCAAAGCGATTTAGAGGATGAACTTGATGATGAAGATCTGACAACAGAAGAGAGGGTAGAAATCATTGACAGTTATCAGCCAGACATTGACGAAATCAAAGAGAGAATTGCAGACTTGAATGAAGAATTAGAGAATATCTAATCAAAGGAAATAAAGTTGGTAATTGGTCGGTAGAATAGGAGCGTGATTATATGAAAGAAATTGAAGTAAACAATGGATGTAAGATTGTATTAGAGAATAAATCACAAGGTATAGAAGTTATTCATTGTGACAGTAATGGAGGTATTGAATATAGTTACAATATTCCTGATGGCGATCTTGTAATGTTGCTGAATTATTACAGAAACTGTAAGAGTGGCAGAGAGAAATCTGATTATATATCAGAAGGTAAAATTAGAAATACGAACACGGATATTGTTGAATATATATAGTCAAAGGAAATTGTAATTTACAGTGGATTTTTAGAAAGGTAAAAGGTGATTTATATGAAAAAATATGTAGTAATTTGTTATGCAGTTCATGAAAAAGAAATTGCAAGTCATGATGCATTCGATAATGAGGATGATGCTTATGCATTTCTCGAAAAGGATGCACAGAATACTTATGAAGAAGAAATGAATAATGCAAATGAAGAAGATAAGGACTCGATTGATTTTACAATTAGTGATGATGGTTCGGCATATCTTTCATCTTACGATGGAGAATATGAATGGACTTGGGAAGTTATTGAAGTTTAATACAGAGAATAATAAGGCAGACGCAAACAAATGTGTCTGTCTTATTTGTTAGGAAGGAGAACGAAATGAACGGATATGAATATATTTGCGGAACGGCAGCACGGTTTAGAAAGAAGTTTCCGAATTTGTATGAACGAAAAGAAAAGAAGTCTGTGTTCATTGATTCAAGCATGTTAGACAAGATTGAAGATATTCCAGACGAGATCAAAGCAGAACTGATAGGCAAATCAAGAATATCACGGATGAATAGAGAAGACTTTGCAATCAATACAGAGGATGAAAACGGATATAAATATTATCTTGATATTGATTGTAGCTGCTATGACTTCTATAAAAACGACAAATTGATTTATTCAGTATTACATGTAGATGGTGCAAGATGGAATGTATATAAGGCAAATATCTATGGCGATTATGAAGATTCGCCTGTAAAGTCAGGTAGTTTAAATTGGAGTAAAAACTTAAATTTTAAGTTAGGTAGAATTGACATTAGTGCTTATGAAAGTGAGGTTGATTGATATGACAATGGAAATATTAAAAACAAGAATAGATGAAATATTAAAGAAAATGTGGGGTGTAAATGAAGATGGTGGCATTGAAATTTATACTGACTATAGAGAAAGAGAACTTTCTGATAGTTTCTTAAAAGAGATATTTAAGCAAGATAACCCAAGGGAGGCATTTAATGATGAATTAGCTGATTGGGCTATGGATTATGCGATGGAGTACGGAGAAGATGAACTTGAAAAGGATATTCGTGAAGAACTGACAGATGAAGAGGAAGAGTATTTTACAGATAATTTTGATGAGATATTGGAGTATGTAAGAGAAAATACATATTTTTATTACAACACAGAGGATTTCAATAATGAAGTCAAAGTAAATATCATGGTGGATTGTGGTAATTGGAATTACGATTGCGTTTGCGATAATGTTCTGAATTGGTATGGAAATTCAGGAGATGGAAGTATTGACAAAGAATCATCTATGCTTTGGTTAGCAAAGACGCAAGGTAAAGCAACTGCATTAAGAAAGGCATGTAAACAGGTACATAGGGATGATGGATATTATGTAGATAGAGATAAAAACAAAGACAAATTTATTGAAAGCTGCATACAGGAATTTGAAAATCTTCCATCACATATGGCAACTGTAACATTTCTTGTAAAAATGCCGTTATTTGATTTATTTGATTTAATCGAATTACAGAACAAAGAGTATGACGAAAAGGGAAAATATGATCCACGAAAGAATGAAAAATCAAAATCTTATATAGTTATTGGAAAAGAAACAATGTGTGGGTTATATGATTCTTGGTCTGGCGGTGGTTCTGTATTAGAAGTAGAACTGGATAAGGATGTTAAGCTTCCTATTAAATATGCAATCTTTTGTGTCGATGGATGCAAGATGTATGGATATGATATTGATGAAGTTTATGGATTGATTGATAGTTGTTGGAAAGAAACAATAAAGGAAATAAAAGAGGTGGCTTGATATGGATAAAGTAAAAGTAATTTTCCGAAAAAATAAAAATAATGATGTGATTGCATTTTTTCCAGAAGCGAGAGTAAATTACGGGAATATTATGTCATATATGCATATTGGTCAGCATGGTGAAGCAAGTTATGAATTTTATTTGACTACTCGTAAGGCAAATGAAAATGAGTATGCTGATTTATTTGCTGAGTTGCGTAAGATATATGATGATTGTGAATTGGTAGTAAAACAGAAAATTAATTACAATGATTTAAGAGATAAAGCATGGAAATAAAACCAAAGGAAAAAACTGTTTTAGGATAGAAAGCGAGGAAAATAAAATGGTTGATTATACAAAAATTACTGTATCAAAAGATGGTAAATATCTATTTGCAACAGAGCAAGGACATCTTACGTATCCGTTGGAAGCAAAAGTGATTTATAAATTGCTAAAAGAAAAATTCCCAGAAAGCGAAGGATATAAGGTTGATGTGATGATGTGGGAATCAAGAGGATATGAACCAGATTGGGTGAAGGAGGTAAACGATAATGAAAACAATAATTGATAGAAGCGAATGTAAACCATTAAGTGACAATATTGAAGGCAAGTTAGTAGTAATTAAACCAGATTTTTTTAAACCAGAATTTAGAGATGCAAAATATCAAATTGTACTTGCAACTGGTGGTTTTGGATGTGATGCAGATAAATTTGGAACTGCTGTGTTTGTAACAGAATGTTGTGAAGATCCCGAAGAATATAGGCAAGAAAGATACAATCTTATTGGTGAGCCTACAGAAGAAATGATTGAGAAATGGAAATCTTTATATGGTGAGTTTAACGAGAAAGTACAGAAAGCATTGGAGGTGCAGTAATTATGATGACAGAAGAGAGATTTAAAGAGACAAATTACAAAATGAGTTATGAGGAATACAAGAAATGTTGTTGCAGCGAATGTGATAAGGCAGATTGTATTCATAGAGACGCATACAGAAGAGTACCTGAAATTGATGGTGGTCTTGGTTTGTGTCCTAATTTGAAGGAGAGTGATTAGTATGAGATTAGCTTATTTTTGTCATTATGACGGGAATGAATGTAAAAGAGAAATACCAAAATTAAATGAAATAGGAGAAGTTATTTTTCCAAAAGGATACAAGAAAGATAATAGATATTGGGATTCTTGTGTGTCGTGTGATAGGAATTACTCAATGTGCGGAAAATGTTATGGAAATTTAAAAATAGTTAAGGAGTGATTAATATGTATAAGTTGCGAATATATAAACTGTCTGGTTTAGATAAAGGAAACTTAGACCATGAGGAACTGTTCGATGCTAAAGAGCAGATGGATAAAAGATATGATGAGTTATTTCAAAGAGAATTATATAGCTTAAATCCTACTGCATGGAAACGGATTGATGGTGAGTGGAAACGATTGGAGGGATATTAAAATGAGAGTAAAAACATATCAAAATAAACGAAACAAGCAGAAATACATTGAGGTACATAGTGACGGGCATCATCACAATTCTGTTCGTCAGTATATACAGCACGATCAGAAAGTTGCGGGTCGTAAGGTTGGAGTTGTTAGGAATTACACTGGCGATGGAAAACTTCATCGGTGGAGAAAAGACAACTTAAATGAACTATTGGAAGATTACAAGGAGGTGTGAGTATGAAATATCAGCATATAGAATTTGTTGATGGTAGTAATCCTTATATCAGCAAAACGGAAAAGGATTTCAAATGGATGTGTGAACATTATGTTCTCATTCCGATTGCAGAAAATTTCTGGAAGGCAACTGACAGAATTTATTATAAGGTGGTTGGCTTTGCGGATAAAAATAAGATGGCTACTTTTAACAGAAATTACAAATCAAAAGCAGGTTCAATGAGAGTGATTTGCAAGGCAATTAAAGAGAATAAATTTGAGTGTATTGTACTTAGAAAAGAGGTTGAAGATTTACGGAATGATGAACACTTTGATATTTCAGTAAGTACACCTATTAAAACATGGAATTTGGTATAGATTGGAGTGATGAAAATGAAAAACAATGATTATCCAATATATTTTAAGAGTAAAGATAATGATATATATGCAAGCTATGATGGTGTGCGATGGTTTTGGTATGGAAATATGGAATGTTGTTAGTAAGAAATAGCAATTTCATTTTAAGATTGGAGGAATGAGCATGGAAAATATTACAGTAAGAGAATGGGTAAATAAATTTAATAATAAAGAGTTTGAGTCTAAAAACAGAGCAGTTCAGTGTAATGCAGGTTGGTATGATTGGTTTTGTTCAGATGATGCGTTGGCTGGAAGATTAAAGAAGATGGGAAACATTATAAAGGATATTAAGAGTGATTACATTCTTGATAATTTTAGAGTATGGTTTAAAAATAATTGTCCTTGCTCTTATCCATTGTATGATGATTTTAGATTTGAACCAATAATGGAAAACGGAGAAGATTCAGATGATTTAATTCGTGATCAATTATATTTTGGAGTACAGTGTGGGCATCCATTTGGAAGTGAGCATATGTATAAAATATTTACAGCAAGGAATGGATACTCAGTTGAATTTAAATGTAAAAATAAAAAGGAAGTATTAAATGTAATTGAACAACTTGCAGAAGATTTTCAGAAAGAAATGGAGGTGTAAGTATGGTAACAGAAAATGGAATGGTTATGATGACTCTTAGCGAATATCAAAGCTTAAATGCAACAAAAAATAAAATAGAGGAACTTGAAAAGTCAAATGAAATGCTACGAAAAGCAATGTTACAGTTGACTGGTAAAGGCAATACAACGGATATTAAAGTTTCTCGTTCAGATTTTGTTAAAATGCACGATATGGCAGTGAACGAAATGTTTGAGACAAATAGTGAAGAGAACGATGTTTATGGACATAATATCACAGTACATTGGTATGGAATGTATTGCAGTTGTTCAGATGGAGCAACACCAAGTAATTATATAATTCCTGCAATAGTGGATTGTGATAACGAATTAGATTGGAAGGATGAATAGAAATGTTACAACTAACAGAGGATGGATACAAATTTATAAGCGAGAATGGAATTGAGTATGATATTCTCGAAGGTGTGACAATTGGTGTTTCGCCACGAAAGACAAGTGATATGATATTTATTCTGCTAAACAATGCAGATTATAACGTAGAAAATCATTTTGTTGGATATTTATTTGGCGCATGTTTGTTTTCTGAAAGAGAAACTGAATATGAAGAAAGCATTGCAGAACTTGTAGATAAATATGAAAAAGAAAATGGATTGGAGTGATTATTTATGAAGTATAAAATAGGCGATAAATTTATGATAGAAATGAGAACTGGTTTTCTACTAAATAGTTTCGTTAGAAGAGAAATTGAAATTACAAAAATAATTGGTAATCTCCTATGGTTCAAATATGAGTTACCTAATGGTGGTTACAGGGAAATGTTTGGTTATGAAAAAGATTTAGATGGAATGATCATAACTGAATAAACAAGAGTTTCTTCGGAAGAATGGAGGATATAATATGCGATTACCACAAGAATTATTTGCAGAAGCCTTATGGTTGGAATGGGATAATCATTATGGAATCATCCATAAAGAAAAATTACCAGATCTTCTCAGACGATACAATCTAAAATTGAAAAAGGAAAAGACTTTGGATGATATACAACTAGCTTTCGGTCGAGGTCTTAAAGATACGTTTGGTAATACGGCAAAACAAATAAAGCAAATTGCTAAAGAAATTGACAAAATCTGTATCATTGCCAATTGGGAAGATGCGGTTGCAAAGTATAAAATTTGATGAAATGAGGATTTACTGTTGTAGAAAGAGAGGAAAATGTTTTGAAAAAGTCAGATTTAAAAACTGGAATGATTTTAAGAACTGAACATAATAGATTTGGTGTAATTGAGTTAGAAGAAAACAGAATAGATTTTTGTTATCAACCTGATTTTTTAGATGAATTCAAAAATCTTGAAAAAGTATCTATAGATGATTTAATTGAAATTAATGGTGGTCTAGGGATTGGTGGATATGTAACAAAAGAATTAAAAGAACAGTTGTCAGATTTGTTTCAAGAACGTGAAATTGGAACTCCTTTTTGGTGGTATGAAATTGTTGCTGTATATACACTGAATAAAATTTATGATAATGGGATTGGAATTTATCCAGGGATTAAAGTTTAAAGAAAGCATAGGAAACGATGATTTCAAGATAGGAGGAAGTATATGGAATTTATACCAACAAACGAGCACAGGGAAATTTCTTTACAAGAAGGTTTAAATCAAGTCCAATTAGGAAATACAGATAAATTATTTTCTGATGGGTTGGAAATAGATGAGTATATATACTTTGACCATAATAAAGGGTTTTGTTATGAAGATGGCTGTGTTATTGGTGGAACATATGATCAGACACTAAACATACTGCATTCCCTTAAATGGTGTTTCCATCATAAATTCTATGTAAAAAAGCATAAATGAAACGTAGATTTCAGGAAGAAAGTGAGGTAATTACATGAATAGATATTCTTTGAGATTTGATTGGAAATTTAATGGTGAACCAGATTATTGGGAAATGGTTGTTTTGTCTGATGATAGCAAAGAGTATGTCACAGAAGTGATTAAAAATTATCAGAAAAACAATAATGTTGAGTTTGAATCACCGGTTGAACTGATGGATACTGTTTGTGATGAATATGGATGGCAATGGGAGGATTTCTATCATGATATTGAATTAAGTCTTGACGAAATGGCGGTTTAAAACGGAAAGGAGAATAAATCTTTATGAAAGAAAAATTCGCAGAAATTATGAATGAACGTGGACTTTATGGTGACGATCCAGAAGAAGTAATAAGAGCGGTTTATGATTTAATTTGTTATAAATCAGATGAAATGAAAGAGAAATATCCGTATGCTGTCAGGGAAATTGATGAATTAGAGAAAGCAGCTTATCGGATATTTGAGCTTTTAGACGATGTGAATTAAAAGGGGATAGGAAAAGATGGATGTTCATAAACGAAAATCAGAAATAAAATTAGGTAAGAGCGAAGTATTTACAGAAGATGTTTATCCGGAAAGTGGGAAATGTCCTAAATGTAACGGAATTTTAGTCACAAATTATGGAGATGGAATAAGTTGCACATTCTGTGTTGATTGTGACTATAACGAATATGATTATGATTTGTAAATGAAACGGAAATTTGAAGTGAAAGTGAGGTATAAAGATATTAAGTGAAGATTTAAAAGGAAAAAGATGTGCAGGGTGTGGACAATGTGTTCATGCAAATTATGATAAAATGAAGTGCTATCCTGATTCGGGAGATTGCAAGAAAGAATACTATTTGACAGAAGAAGATTTTCACACAGAAACAAGATGTGATTTTTTCAAAAGCAAATAAATCTATTAAATCGAGATTTGATTGGAGGTAAAAAGATATGGATAAAAAATGTAAATGCAGCTCAAATAACTGTGATAAATGCTTTGAATGTGGAAGATACTATTCATCCCATTCTCCACATTATGAAAGCTATTATAAACGAGAAGTAGTTAATATTACTTGTTTTTTTGGTGAAGCGGGTACTTATGATGCTGAAACAAGACAACGATTAAGCACTATTTAAAGAAAAACATCAGAAATCTAATTAGCTTTAACTCGTAAATAGTTTAACTTATTTGTGCATAATGTACAAAATACAATGAATTAGGCACATTTACAATAATATTGTAGAATTCTTCACACTATGTTACAATGTAAATAATATTAAAAGGGAGGTTTTGAAGTAGGCTGAAAAATGTTTCATCAACAAGACAACTATCAGATACAGAATATTGGAGTAAAGTAATTAAAGAGAGAAATAAATTTATATTAGATAATAAATATTCTGTAATAGATTGTGGTATTTATAGTTTGGGAGATACTTATGTTATTGGAGAAAATCACAAAGAGGCAGAGAAGTATCTTGAAGAAAAATACAATCATATATCAAGTCAGAAAAATAGAATATTACTTGAAAAAGAAACGGAACAGAAATTCGATGTGCAAATTTGGGATAGTACAGATTTTATAATTGACAACTTAAAGGAAAAAATTAAAAAATAACTAATTTTACAATGGCACTTAAATAAATATTAAGTGTCATTCTTATATGAAAATGGAGGTAGATAATATGTTAGGTTCATTATTATTTTTGGGAGCTTTGGGAATTAGTGGAATTCATTGTGGTGTAGAAAATTATCAGATAAAGAAAGAAAGTGCAAAATTTGACAAAAATGGAAATATAACATATTTTGATCGAAAGGGTCAGGATTATATAAATCATGAAAAAATTTATAGAAGTACACAATATGACAAAAATAACCAAGAGCATCATCAGACTATTGGTGTTAATAGTGGAATAGTATATCATGACGATTATGATGATAGGTCAAAATGGAAAAGAGATATGTCAAATGACAATAGAAGAAATGCAATTGAATATGGATACCCTGTTTACGAAAATTATGACCCTAGATTTAATAAATTTGTAACAACTGAAATTGCAACAGGGAAGGTTATTGCTTGTATATTCCGAGATCAGTATAGCAAAGAATGCAGAAAATTTTATGTACATGATGATATGATTAATAGATATGGAAAATGTGCATATAACATGTCATCACCTAATGATTTCGGTGTAATTATTACAGAAGAAGAATATAATAAAATCAAGTCTGCTGGAGTATCACCAACTTTTAGTCTTGTTCCAAATAGGGAAGTATATAACCAATTAACGAAGTTAACTGATAAATTAGCAGATGAGGCATATGAAGCAGATGTTAGAAAATATTGGGGAACGGTAGGTAATAAGGCAGATGAGATAATAGAAAACTATTATAAAACAAAATATGGTTCAGATTATCAAAATCATATGAAAAAATAATTAAACTAAAAGGTTATTATAAACTAAATAAGTAGGTGTGGAAATGTGCTCAAAAGATATTATTGAGTTACTGAATGATGTTATGTAAAATGAAGGAATTGATGTATATATTAAAATATAGAATAAGTCAATTAAATGGAAACTGGTAAAATTGTAAAAGAATTACGGTATTAAATAATAGATTCATTCTGAATAATTGGAGGCGGTATATATGAAATTGGCAGATTTGAAATTTGATGATGCAATATGGGAAGGCTCTGTTGTAATTACAACTGATGATAATGTGCTTAGAAAAGAAAATATTTTGTACCAAGGATTGATTGAAGGAATTGGCGACACAAAATTTTCTGTACCGGAAAAATATTGGAATATGAAAATAATTTCTATTCATCCGGATGTAGATAATGGAATCGCTATTTTAATTGTAAAAGTAAAATAATTTTTTGAAATGGAAATGCGATCGAAAAATTTGACATGTCGGAGATTTCATATATGAAGCAACTTGTGGAAGAGATGCTGGAGAATAAATAGAGGAAACCAAGTTTTCATTCGGAGGTGTAAAATGGATATAAGTAATGCTAAGTATGATTTTTCAAAAGAAGAAAAATACGTAATAAATTGGTTTAATGAAAATGGTTTTGATGGAAAAATCATTAAGCAGTATGTCAGTAAAACGGTGTTTGAAATTACAAAAGATGGTATATCGGATAAATTTGAACTACCACAGGGAATTGTATTTAAGAATATTAAAGCCTATATGAAACAATTTATGAAGAATTGGGAAATGTATTGTGAATTATGCAAATTAAGAAAAAATGATGAAATTTAACTTTCTTCTTTTTGAATTGAGGTGATGATTATGGAATATCCAAAAGAAATATATCTTGATGGTTATACTTATACTCAAATGTACGAACATGAAAATGGTGGGATGTATTATCATTCCAAAGATTGCCCTGATCCTATAACTAATACATGTATTAGTTTGTATCCAGATGGCAAATTAACTTATTTATGGAATGGAATAGAAAGTAATTACGGAAAGTATGATTTTGATAACAAACAGAAAATAAGTAGATAAGGAATGTGATCCAATGGCAAAATACAAAATTGAAATAGAAGTAGAAATAGACGAAGAGTATTCAAATAGTAACCAAATTGAAGATTTAGTAAACGATCTTACATATGTCGTAGCGGATTATAATTGTTTCTATCAAGTTGGAGATACTAAAGTTTTTAAAGAAATAAAATAACTGGAAATTCGACTTTCATATGATTATGGGAATTGAGGTGATGTAAATGAAAGATTATAAAGAGTGGTCTTCTTTAAAAAAAGGAGATGAAGTTACAGATTTTTTTAGGCAAAAAACGGGTGTTATTATTAGTAATGTTGGTATAGGATATACTGTAGAATGGAAAGATGGAACGAAAGAAAGAATAACAAATGGAATGTTATATAAAAAATAAATGAAAACTCTAATAAAATTAAACATAGCGGTATTAAAGATAAGAAAGAATGATTTGTTTGGGAGATTGGAAGAAGTGGTATAAATGGCAAGAATAATGGATAAGCCCAAAAAATAAAGGCAAAACTTATTGTTGAAGTTGAAGCGGAATTTTATGATAATGAATCATCAGAAGAAACATTAAGATATTATGTAAAGGTGGTACAATGTATTTAATCGCATATAAAGAAAAAGATGGAAATGATTTTACGGGTCAGCCTTATATTCTAGGAGATTTTAATAATTTTGGTGAATGTAAAGAGAATGCACAGCAGCTTGTAAGAGATGGGTATTGCTATGTTACAGTATTCGAATGTGAAGATCCTACACCAGAAGAAATCTCGTGGGATTATGTGAAAAATAACCAAGTTGATAGTTAATACAATATGAGGTATGAGATGAAGATTAATTATTTAAGAAATATAGAAGATGCAATTGATTTGTGAAAAAAGAAAAATCTATAGTCAGTGGCTACAATAGAAATTACTGGAAAGTGTGTCACGGTTAGATTAAGTGACGCAAATATTTATACAGACGCGAACGGAAATTTGATTTTTGATGCAGAATTAAATGACGATTTCATGGTTATGGAAAATTTGGAGGTAATAATATGAATGTACTTGGAAGCTTTATAGATTGTGTTTATGAGTCACATTTATATAAAGAGGATATTGAAGATATTAGAACAAAACTTATAAGTAGATTGCCAGATAAAAGAATCTGTGAAATGGCAAGTGTGCTTATAATCGACACAAAATATGATATGTATGTTGTAAAAATACGAAGACCAGAACTGAATAGTAGGGGATGTGTTGATATAGAAAAGACTCATAAGAAAATTTATGAAACTGATTTTATTGAAATTTCAAAGAGAGATTATGAAGGATTAGATTGGAGAGAAGCTACTAAGAAAACTGATAAATTAATGAAACCAGGATCGTTTGTTATTTTTAAAACAGATATTGATGTAGATGCATTAATCAAATGAAAAATTGCTTTCTTGCTGAAAGCAAATCAAATACAGAAATAAGTATTAGAAGCGAAAATTAATCGCTTCTTTTTTAATACAGAAAAATGAGGTGACGAAAAATGAATATGGGAAATCCAAAAAGAGTGTCAAGATTTATATGTTGTAAACATTTAGGAGAGAATTATATAGGATCTGGCATACAGAGATATGGACATCAGAGAGAAAAATTTCATTGCAAGGATCTATTTTGTTTGCAATGTAACGAAATTACAAAAAATTTAGAAATTCGATGGTGTGATGATTATTTGGAAGTATATGAAATGGCTCAACAAATTAGATCATGCTATTATACAGATAAAATGGAGAATAATAATGATAGAAAGGTGGTTGATGAACATGTGTTATAAAGCAGAAGTTCAAAAGCGAAACGAAGAGAAGTTAAACAAAATGTTGAGAAACGAGAATGTTCCTGATTTTATTCAAGATTATTTTTTATCTATTTCGAGCAGAGCAGCAAGAATAAATTATTGGACAACTATTCGTAACACATTGAATTGGTTAATTGAAAAGAAATATATTGAATGTAAATCAATATCTGATATTTCACCTGAAATATTAGATAAGGTAACGGATTCAAAAATTATTAGATATTTAGATTATTTAAAGGAGACTGGAATTAAACTTAGTACATTAGTCACAAAGAAAAACCAGTTGAGTAGTTTCTGGCAGTGGATGAAAGATCGTCATTATTGCAAGGACAATATAATACAGTTAATCAAATCAAATGAATATAAAGCAGTAAAGACAAATCGTATGAAAATGCAGAAAATGCCTTTGTATGAAGATATCCAGGAGATGATTGAAAAAATAAACCATAAACCAGATGAGTTCATTAGAATTAGAAATATGTGTGTCCTTAGAGTTTTGCGTGGTACTGGTTTAAGAGAGTCAGAGTTAGCAAATCTTGATTTAGGGGATATATATTTAGATGAAAAATTTATAGATGCATATCATGTAAGACCGTATTCGCTTGTAACAAGTAAAGGAACTTATGATTATTCAGATGAAGCTAAAGATATTGTTTATTTAACAAAAGATGCAATTTCAGCTTTAACCGAATGGATTGAATACAGAAATACACTTGATTTTATTATTGACAAAGATGCATTATTTCTTAATAAAAATGGAAAGCGTATGAATGAAGATAACATCAAAGCAATGTTTAGAATCTACAGTGGTGGGAAATTAACACCGCACATGATGAGACACGAATATACAACAGTTCTTCAAAGAGAATCAAACGATCCTACATTTGTTAGAGAACAAGGCAGATGGAAGTCAAACGCAATGATGAATAATGTGTATGATTCAGGAGCTAGTAGATCCGCAAGCGTTTTGGAGAATATGTAAACGACACTATTTATTGGTGTCGTTGTCAAACTTAGATACTTCATTTGTTACAAGATTACGAATCCAACCAGAAAGAGATCTACCATCTGCCGTTGCAATTTTTGCAGCTCTTTCTTTTACATCTTTAGAAAGAACTACCATAACCCTTGTGTTTTCATCTTTGATTTTTCCTTGTGGCATAGTAAGTATCTCCTTTATTAATATAAGTTGATTATAAGTTGTTGCAAACTATATGTCAATTATTTTTAAAAAATGACATAAACCTATTGACAAGTTGATGACAACTTGCTATAATGCAAACTATCAAAGGTAATCCAAAGTACATAAACACAAAAGAGAGGAGGAGTACATATGGATTTACAGAGATACGACATAATAAAGGCAAAAATTAATTATGAAGGAAATTCAGTACAAACGAATGAAAGACCTTATGTAATAGTAAGTAATCCATTGGGTACAAAATATGCTCCGATTATAACAGTGATGCCTTTGACAAGTAAGATTAAAAAGACAAACATGCCTTGTCATGGATGTATTCAAGCAAATGAAAATAATGGATTAACATTATATTCTATGGCATTAGGTGAGCAGATCACAACAATCTCAAAAGATGAAGTGATCTCAAAAATTGGAACTATTACTGATGATAAAAATAAAAGAATGGTAGATAAAGTATGTTTTAATTCTTTATTTTTTGGAACAGACTACAAGCTTGAGGAGGTAATGGCATAATGTATGTAGATAAGGAAGTAGCAAAAAGGATAATTGATGAGGCTCCTGGTAAAATATGGATAGATTCATTTAATGGTATTACCTTTATTCATACAAGACCAAGACAGATAACTGTTGACGAAGGAAAGAGAATAATAAATAAGGCAAACACAATTGATTATCAAGATAATGATTTCTTTGGATTGCTTTCGCTGGATGGAGTGCAGGAATTTATTGTGCATAATATTAAGTTTCCTCAACATTCCAATGATATTTGCAAGTCCTGAAAATTGGACAGTCAATATAATATAATGCAAACAAAGAATGAAAAGAACGCTTTAATTGAAAAACTTAACGCAACAAAAAAGTTAGTAAACAGAAAAAATTGTTGCATTAACTTTTGCAGAAGAAAATGCGAGCCGCTATTTTGGCATGTAAACAATTAAGCATTTTTCAACAGTTTTAATCGAATTATATCACATAAAATACCAAAAAACAGAAAATACAATGTTGAATGTATTAGAAAACCTTTTGATTTTGCACTGAGTTTTTCATTTAAGGAATAAAAAGAACGTATGTACGAAAAAAGTAATTGACAAATACGAACATATGTTCTATATTATTCTTATAAAAAATAAATATTGCAGTCTAACAAAATACAAACGGTATTGGCGTACCTCTTTTGATAGACTGCAAAGTAACACATATAGCAGAATTAAATTCCGCTTGATATTATTGTACATAGATTTTATTAGAAAGTCAAGTTTTTAAACAATCAAGCATTTCTGCTAAATATTTCATATTTTACAATTTTAATTAAGAAAATTATAGGATTATCGCCAAGCGGTAAGGCACAGGACTTTGACTCCTGCATTCGCTGGTTCGAATCCAGCTAGTCCTGTTATATAATTTTACACTAAATCAAAAAAGAAAGAGGAGTGATAATATTGGCACAATATGTTATTACAGATGGTTCTCGTTGGATTATGAAAGATAAAAATGGGAAATTTGTTCCCACATCTTGCGAACCGCTGGCTGATGTATTTGGTAATAAGGAAGTTAATTCGGTGTATCAAAACAATTTGCCGAAGGCATTGAAATCGGTCTTTCATATCGAGAAGATTGATAAGCCTCCAAAGTTGGTAAAGCAAATTACACATGCGGAAGTACAAGAGAATACAGAAACGGTGTCGGTTGCAGAAAATATCCAATATTGGGTAGATAAGGTATCTGGTTTGAATGGACTTGCTGCTGAAGCATTACATAGAAAAGAAGAATTGATTAATCAGTTAAGTGAAGTTGATAAGGAACTTTGCGATATTAATCATTACATAGAATTTTGCAACTTAAATGCAGCTCAGGGTTATAAAGCATACAAAATGATCAAGGATCGGAGAATAAAGAGACGAAGTATTAAAAATGAGTTGGATGTTCTTAGTATTATTCTTGGAAAGAAAATATCTGAATCTGTCAGTGATGAATTACAAAAGATGATTAACGGATTAGATGGAAGAAAATATGAGCCAAGAGTAATGAATGAGTTATTCGATTTCTAAATGAGGTGATAAAAATGATTTGTAGAGATTGTCGCATTCCAATGCAAAATATAATGTCATTTTCATCAGACAAGCATGAAAAGTTTTGCAGGTGTCCGAAGTGTTTTGGAGAAACCAAGCACACAAAAATTAAAGATGATGACTTAGATTTTGTAGAATTATTACATAAGGAAATGAACAGAAAATAATGTAAGGTGGTGTATCAGGTGGACAAAATAGAACTTAACAAAGAACAACTCGCCATAATTGATGAGTATTGTTGCGATGGGATGAAGAAACTAAAGAAGTTGTGCGATCCAATTATTATGAAAATTGGTGGGATTAGTGAAAAGGATCACGATGATATTTACAGTTTGGCGCAGTTTCTTCTATATAAAAGTGTGAAGAATTATGACAAGGATAATGCAAATGGAGCTTCATTTAAGACATTTCTTTACAATATTCTTAGTCGAAGAATTTATGCTACTTATATCAGAGATAAGAACCGTCAGTGCCGAAGCAACACGAGAATCGGTAAGAATGGAGAAGTGATATTCATTCCAGATGTTTCGCTTGATGCGCCTACACTTGATTGTGTGGCGACAATGGAGAGGATTTCATCATCTACTACTTTGGAAGATGAATTTTTTAAACCAGACATAAGTAAAAAAATGAAACAATATTTACATAATTTATCATCAGAACAATTGGAAGTAGCACATCTATTTATGGATGGCTATAAACAGGAAGATATAAAAGATATTTTACATATGTCACAATCTGAATTTAATAATTGTATGAATGGCATGAGAGTATACAGGAACATATCAATATTAATGTAGGAAATTATAGGAGGAATGTACAATGGCAAGACCAAGAAGACAAGTTTACACGATGGATCAGTATTTAGAAAATGAAAGTGAAGGATATATTAGCAATAATGTATGTACTCAGCGAAATCCAAAATGGAAGCCGATTATTGATGGGTTAATGGTGACAATCTTAACAGACGATTATATTCCTCCTATTATCCTTGCAGAAGAGGAATGTGGTCGAAAGTTTATTGTTGATGGTGGTAGTAGAACAGCAGCATTTAAAATGTTATGTAAAGGCAATTATAAGATTAAATCATCTGTGGAAGATCCGATTATTTCATATAAAAAGATTAAAAAAGATGAAAATGGAAAAAATGTTTGGGTTGATGCTGAATTTGATATTCGTAATAAAACATTCAATCAGTTTCCAAAAGAGTTACAAAAGAAATTCTATGAATACCAGGTTGAAACTGTAATCCATGAGTGTGATGTTGAACAAGCTGCTAAATATCTGAGAAGATATAATGTGCATACTGCAATGAATGCGAATGAACAATTATTTATACATATTCCAAAATTCGCAGATGAAATCAGAGAAATTATTCAAGATAGATTCTTTCTTGATTGTACGACTATTAAAGAGATTGAAAAAGATAAAGGTGTATTAGAACGTGTAGTTTCAGAATCTATTATGTGTATGTTTCATTTTGATAATTGGAACAAAAACGGAAAGAGGATGGCTAAGTATCTGAATGAGAATGCAACAAATGAAGAGTTTGAAGTGTTTGATAACAATGTAAAAAGACTAGAAAAGATTATTACAAAAGAAACAAAGGAATTGTTCAGTACCAAAGATACTTTTGTTTGGATGACATTTTTTAATAGATTTACGAAACTTGGATTAGAGGATAGTAAATTTGCTGATTTTCTAAATGCCTTTGTTAATGGATTAAGAGAAAAAGATATTGATGGGAAGTATTTCGATACAGTGGACGAGCATGGCAGTACAAAAGATAAGAGTGTTATTTCAGACAAATTGCATATTCTTGAAACACTGATGAATGAATTTTTACATATTGATACAACAGAAACAAGTAGCACAGAAGTAGAGAATGACAATATAGAAGAAAATGAGCAAGATAATCCAGAAGAAACAACTCTTTCTTTTGTTCAGGAAAATGCAAATCCTGACGCTACAGAAGAGGATATTGAGTTTTACAGAGATATGGTTGAAGATTGCGTAAAGGTGGACGAGCCTGTATATCAGCAATGTGAAAGAGCTGTAATTGCAATTATGGCTTATGCTTGTACGAAAGAGCAGGACGAAGAATTTGAAAAGTGGATTCAGAAGTATAAGAATCAGACAAATTTTAGTCCTTCACAGAAAACAAACTTTACATATATGAAAAACAGTTTTGACAAATATGTTCAGAAAATGGCTGTATAAAAACTTGTTAGCAACAGAAATCAGAAAACGTCCGATTATTCTATCAAATACATAGCCGAGTCTGGCAATTCTTATATTCTTTGTGAGTATGGTTTCTGTTTACTATATAAAATTAATCGAAAGGAATAAAACAACAATGAAAACAATAGACAATAAATTTGAGATAGGTGAAGAATGTTATACATACGCAAGAGAAAATGTAGAAGTTGTTTGTCCAGTATGTAAAGGAACAAAGAAGATTCTTTACAGTGGATATGGAATTCCATGTAAACAGTGTAATACAATAGGAAAAATTGTATGTAAACAGACAGTGGTTACACCTTATAAAGTTAAAATTAGAAGGATTGTAGCTAGTATCTGGGATGATGTAACCACAATTAAATATAAAGTTGATTCCATTGGAGAATATATCAATATCAGAAATAGAGTAGAAAGTTCTTTATTTAAGACATTGGAAGAGTGTGAGCAGAAGTGTAAAGAAATTAATCAGGGTGAGAGTAGTGCTGTATTTTAGCAGTAAATTTCTCTTTCAAATGGAGGTAAACATATGAGATTAAGTGAAATTGCAGAATTTATAGTTGAACATAATCAAGATTGCTGCATGTATTACAACAATAATGTTGTTAAAGGTTGTCGAGAAGATTGGTATGAAGAGTCTCTGATTAATCTATTAATGGATTATTATATGTACGAAGAACTGAATTTATGTGGATGTGGAAATCCAGAATTTACATATTCAGTAATTAGAAAATATTTACACATTAGAGAAAATTGGTATATGGACAAACTTGGATATGATGGTGTTGTGCAAAGATACAAAGAAGATTTACATATTGATGATAACGATTCACTTCAATCAGGATTATTACAGTTTATGATGTATGTTCTAGATTATAAAGGATTTACTGAACACGGTGGTAGCATTGGTGGTTGTTGGCTTACAGATAAAGGTAGGAGATTATTAACTGTGCTGGATGCATGGAATAATGTTAATAGTAATGAAGATGAATTATAGGAATAAAATTCGGTTTCAAACGGAGGTGCTTAAATGATTTTAGCAGCAGCTATTAAATACCATATAAATAGAACTAATTCAGACGTTGTTTTATGTGGTGCAAGACATGGAGATGTATTTGTTCAGTTAAAACAATTAGGATTTGAACCAAGAAAAGGATACCAGGAAATTGAACAAGGTTTTATTGATCATAAGAACAATTTTCTTACAAGAGAAGAAGCATACGAACATGCAAAAATGTGTGGTCAGATATGTGAGAAGATTATTGATGAACGAGAGAATAAAAGTATGTTTGGTAAACAGATGATATCTGAAGATTTATGGTAAGAAGAAATTTTCATTTCATAAGATAATAAAAAATAGAAAGAGAGGTACATACTATGCCAATTAGAGATGATTTAGGAGCTAGAATGAAGACATTCTACGAGCAGATTCCAAAGACAAAGTTAATGAGAAGATGCCCCGTGGCACTGAGAATTGATGGGAAAGCTTTTCATACGTTCACAAGAGGATTTCAGAAACCTTTTGATGAAGTATTGATTAAGTCAATGCAGGAAACAATGAAATACTTATGTGAGAATATTCAGGGCTGTGTTCTTGGATATACGCAGTCAGATGAGATAACACTTATTCTGATTGACTATCAGAAGCTTACATCTGCAGCGTGGTTTGATTATGAGGTTCAGAAAATTTGTAGTATTGCAGCAAGCATGGCTACAATGGCTTTTAATAAATTATTCAGAGATAATGTTGGTGACTATTTATATGAGAATTATGATGATCAGTATTTAGCTGATTATATTGAAACTTTACAGAATGCAGTTAACAAAGGTGCAATGTTTGATGCTCGTTGTTTCAATATTCCAAAAGAAGAAGTAACAAATCTCGTATATTGGAGACAATTAGACGCTTCTCGTAACTCAATTCAGATGGTAGGTCAAGCCAATTTTTCACATAAAGAATTACAGAATAGGTCATGTAATGAGATTCAGGATATGTTAATGACTCAGAAAGGTATTAACTGGAATGATTTGCCTATTTATCAAAAGCGTGGAAGTTGCTGTGTAAGAAATAAGATTGTTCTTTTCCGTGGTAGCATTATGGAAACTGCACAGTTGCGAGATACTTCTAAGTCTGAAAACGAATGGATTATTGATACAGAAATTCCGATTTTTAAGAATGAAGGCAGAGAATATATAGATAGACTTATTTATATTGGCGAAGAATAGGAGAATTTATGAATAATAGTGAGTTAAATGAATTTGGTAAATATTTATTTAAAAGTTATTTTGAGGAAGAATTAGATATTCCAATCACGATAAATAATCGGTTGAAGAGAACACATGCTTGGTTCGTGGCAGAATGTAATCCATATATTGAAGTTTCAAGACATTTAATACAACAAAATATATATATTATTGCAGATATTTTGTCTCATGAACTTACTCATTATTATTTATATAAGCACCAGAAACCATATGATGATAATGATATTGAATTCTATGCTTTAACTTACAAGAATGGTATAAGTAGAACTGAATCGACGACGATTGATAATGATGTTTTAAAATATAAATATTTCAAACATGAATCAAAATGCGATTGTGGGTTTAGAATAGAAAGTTATTTTCCAGTTATAGATAATGAATTTAGACCAATTTTAGTGTGTCCTAAATGCAATAAGCCATTAGTTTATAATGCTATAGGTACAGAATATAGAGACTTTATTCCAGGATTTAAGCTAAAAATGACATGTGACTTTTATTTAAAACAAAAAGAACGTTGACAAGAAATTCACGTTTCTTTGGATTGTGAGGTGAAAACAAATAATGTCTAAAAATGATATTGTATATTTTGAATTTAACGAATGGTCTTCAGAATACCATCCAAATGTTGAACCATTTATATCTTGGATTTGCATGTCAAAAGATAAAAATTATTATATAAATTTTAGAGATGAACAATGGGTAAAAGATAATGGTCTTGTAATTGTAGAGTCGTTTGTAGATATGTCAATCAATTTTTGTGTATCTGCAAAAAGAGAATGGATTGAACGGAGTTGTCCAGAATTATTAACAAAATATAAGGAATTTATTAGAGTTGAGGATGATGAAGGTGTTCTTTATGGAAACTTTGGATGTCCATTTTTGGAATGGTCTGAAAATAATATTGGTATTCATCATGCCATTGAAAGAGAAGATGCCCAAGGCTATGTGTATTATTCGATTGATGAATAAAAATTATTAAGAATTTCATGACTCTTTGAAAAATTTGAGGAGGTTAAAATGTCAAACTTATATGTATATCTAATGTGTTCTCGTAACAAGGATAATAAATACATTCCAAATTTCAAAGAACGAGCCGAAATAGGCATATAAAAATTTTGGAGGTTAAGACAATGACAATTGAGCAAATTAAGGACAAATTAAAATCAGAAGAATATGACTTTTTGAGAACAGATAAGAACTTGGGTAACAGTATCATTATTCTGACTCTCGGTGGAAGTCACGCATATGGAATGGATAAAGAAGGATCTGACTTAGATGTAAGGGGCATTGCATTAAATAGTAAGTCTGATATTTTACTCGGAACAGATTTTGAACAGGTAGTTGATACTGATACAGACACCACAGTATATTCATTTAACAAAATGATTCAGCTTCTTACATCGAATAATCCTAACACAATTGAACAACTCGGTTGTCTACCAGAACATTATTTGCATTTGTCTGATATTGGAAGAGAACTTTTAGACAATAGAAAGATGTTTTTATCAAAAATTTGTATTCATACTTTTGGTGGTTATTCGTCATCACAGTTACGACGCATGGAGAACAAAGCTGCAAGATTGATTGGTCAGGCAGAAAATGAAGCATACATTCTGAAAAGTATTAACAATGCTCGATATGAATTTAAAAATAGATATTATCCACACAATGAAAGCGATTTGAAACTATATATTGATAAAGCGGTTCAAGAAGGATATGACAGCGAAATTTTTATGGATGTAAATTTGAAACATTACCCATTAAGAGATTGGGCTGGTATGTGGAATGAAATGAAAGCTATTGTTAGCAGTTATAGTAAATTTGGCAAACGCAATGAAAAAGCCGTTGCACATGATAAACTTGGAAAGCATATGGCACACTTAATTCGTTTGTATATGATGTGTATTGACATTCTTGAAAAAGCAGAAATTATTACTTATAGAGCAGACGAACATGATTTGTTAATGAGTATTAGAAATGGAGAATATTTAGATGAGAATAGACAGCCTATTCCAGAATTCTATGACTTATTAAATGAGTATGAAAAGCGTTTTGAATATGCTAAGAAGAATACATCATTACCCGATAAGCCAGATTACAAGAGGATTAATGAATTTAAAATGTATGTAAATGAACGAATTGTGAAAGGAGATATTTAATGGAAGTATCTAATAGAGCAAAAGAAAGGTTTTGTAAGGACTGCAATATTCCGATTCGACTATTTCAAGAACCATATTTTTTAGATAGAATTGAGCTTTTTGATAAATTCTATGGAACTGTTGAAAAATGGAACAGATTTGTAGCAGAATTGCAGAAATATAATTGTGAACAAGATTACTTTGAAGAATATAATCGTGTAAAGGATGCAGCTATTAACAGTATAAAAGAATCTGAATTATATCAGAGATTTAATTCTGAAGATATGAATAAATTTGCCATTACACATAAAGATTTACCAAATAAAGATATTTTCAAACCAACAAATAATGAAAAAATTTTTATTAGTATAGATATGAGAAAAGCTAATTTCTCATCTTTGCATTCATACGATAAAGGAATATTTGGTAATGCTGATACATGGGAGCAGTTTATCTCTCGATTCACTGACAATGAACATATCATCAATAGCAAATATATTCGTCAGGTTATTCTTGGTAATTGTAATCCTAAGAGACACATCACATATGAAAAATATCTTATGGATCAGACTCTTTCTATGTTGTATGACATTGTTGCAGTAGAACGCTTAATATTCTTTTCAAATGACGAGATAGTTTATGATATGACTACTGCAAGTAATTTACACACATTGAATCTTGTAAAAGAATGTATCAAAGAACGATTAAATTCTAAGTCTAAAATTCCATTTAGAATTGAATTATTTTCATTATATAAAATTTCAGGCACAGATGGTTATTACAAGAAAATTTATCAAGATGATAGAGAATATAATATTGAGTTTAAATGCTTAGATAATTATATGATGCCATTTGTATTGAGATATTTTTTAGGACAGGAAGTAAACGAAAGTGACAGAGTATTTTATCATGAGGGGTTACTTTCAAAGTTTATTGAAACACCAAAAATCGAGGTGAATTTGAATGAAACAATTAAAAATTAAAATCCCATCTGGTGCAAATGAGATTATTCATACACTCCAAGATAAAGGATATGAAGCATATTTAGTTGGTGGATGTGTTCGTGATAGCATTCTGAAAAGAACAATTCATGATTATGATATTACAACATCCGCCACACCTGATGAGATGCTTGAAATATTCAAGGGCAAAAGAATTATTGAAACTGGTTTACAACATGGGACAATAACGATTGTCATTGATGGCGAACCATACGAGGTAACAACTTATAGAATTGATGGTAATTATTCTGATAATCGTAGACCAGACAAAGTAACTTTTACAAAAAGTCTTGAAGAGGATTTAAAGCGTAGAGATTTTACAATTAATGCTATGGCATACAATGATGAGGTTGGTCTTGTTGATCCATTTAATGGTATGGAAGATATAAAATATCACAAAATTCAGTGTGTTGGTAAACCAGAAGATAGATTTGATGAAGATGCTTTGAGAATTTTACGTGCAATTAGATTTGCTTCTCAGTTAAATTTTGTCCTTGAACCAAATACAGATTATGTTTTGCATAAGATGTATCAGAATTTGAAGAATATATCAGTTGAAAGGATAAATAGTGAGTTCTGTAAAATCGCTGCATCAAGTGATTTCTGTGTACAGATGGTTTTATATAACGATGTATTATCATTGTTTATTCCTGAAATAAAAGATATGTTTGATTTTCCACAGAATAATCCATATCACATTTATGATGTGTGGGGGCATACAATTCATGCAATAGAAGCATATTCTTGTGATTGTGAAGAAGCCTTGAATCCAATAGATTTAATTACATCATTAGCGGTGTTCTTTCATGACATAGGAAAGCCACATTGTTATCAAGACGGTGAGGATGATATTAGACATTTCAAAGGTCATGGAAGAGTCAGTGCTGATATGACTGATAAAATAATGAAGCGATTAAGATTTGACAACGATACGAGAGAAAAGGTCGTTGAATTAGTCTATTATCATGATGCCACTTTTGAGGTGGGAAAGAAATATATCAAGAGATGGCTTAATAAAATTGGGGAAGAACAGTTCAGAAGGCTATTAAATGTTCGTAGAGCTGACATTAAAGCACACGCAGACATGGCTCAGGAAACAAGATTACAGAAGATTGATAACATCGAATATATTTTAGAAGAAGTCTTACAGGATGATGAATGTTTTTCTCTAAAGGATTTAGCAGTTAATGGTAAGGATGTAATGGATACAATGCTCATTAAAAGTGGAAAAGAAGTTGGTTACTGGCTCAATGAAATCTTAACTCGTGTAATAGATGGAAGATTAAAAAATGATAGAGAAGATCTTATTTATTGGATGACTGGTATTACAAATGGTTGGATTAAATATTAAAGGAGTGACTATGTATAATACAGGAGACATTTACAGAATTATTCAAGATGCATTAGACGCAAATCAAATATATTGTGCAGACTCTAAACTTGGTGATGGTTCAGAAGATACTTATGAGACAGATACGGAATTTGTTTCTGGCAATGATGCTCACTTGATTGCGACTGTTAAACATCAGCACTTTGATTATAATCGTCCTTATCAAGAAAATGAACATACAGAAACAACAAAATTTAGAATTAAAGTTGAGATGATAGAGTGAGGTAAGAACTATGTATAAAAAATTAAGAGAATATATAGAAGAATCAAATAATATTGTATTCTTTGGTGGAGCAGGTGTATCTACTGAAAGTGGTATTCCAGACTTTCGTTCCAAGGATGGATTATATAATCAGCATGACGTTCAGTTTGATAAATACGAGCCAGAATATCTTTTGAGTCGAGAATGCTTATATAACAACCCAAAGGTATTCTATGAGTTCTATCGGCAGAAGATGGATACAAGAAATATTGAATTAAATATTACTCATAAGGTGCTTGCAAGAATGGAAGAAATGGGTAAGTTGAAGGCTATTGTAACACAGAATATTGATGGACTTCATCAGAAAGCTGGCAGTAAGAATGTCTTTGAGATTCATGGAACTACTCAGAGGAATTATTGCAGCAAGTGTAAAATGGAATATCATTCTGATTTCTTATTTGACACTAAAGAGACAATTCCAAAATGCGAATGTGGAGGTTTAATCAGACCTGATGTAACTCTATATGGAGAGAATTTACCTAATAAGGCTGTAAATGGTGCTGTTGAAGCGATTAGTAATGCTGACATGTTGATTATTGGTGGTACTTCATTACAGGTTTATCCAGCAGCGAATTACATTTCTTATTTTAGTGGTAAACATTTGGTTGTTATTAATAGGGAGAAAATTCATGTGATATTGAATGGAGATGCTGATTTGATGATTGTTGATTCGTTGGGTAATGTATTTACTGAGATTGAAAAATGGATGTGAGGTGAATTATGGCAGTATATGTAACAGGTGACATACATGGAAATCCTACACGATTAAGTAAAGATAGTTTCTATGAACAGAAAGATTTTTCTGGTAATAAAGATGAGAACACTGTAATTATTCTTGGCGATTTTGGTCTTGTATGGAATCGAGATGGAGAAAGTAAACAGGAAAAATATTGGTTGGATTGGCTTAATCAGAAACCATTTACAACTATATTTGTTGACGGAAATCACGAGAATCATAAAAGACTTGTAACTTATCCAATCAAAGAATGGCATGGTGGTAAGGTTCATGAAATCAGAACAAATGTATTACACTTAATGCGAGGCGAAGTCTTTACTATAGAAGATAAGAAATTCTTTGCATTTGGTGGTGCGTCAAGTCATGACATTCAGAATGGTATTCTTGATTACAATGATGAAGATTGGAGAGAAGAAGCTAAGAAACTGGACAAACAAGGTAAGTACATGTATCGTATCAAAGATTTATCTTGGTGGGAAGAAGAATTGCCAACAGATGAAGAAATGCAACATGGATTAGATGTTTTAAAGGAGAATAATAATATAGTTGATTATATTATCACACATAGTCCTTCCACATCAGAATTATATCTTATGGGTGGTAAGGGATTATATGAATCAGATATATTGACTAATTATTTAGAGGAAGTAAAAGCTGCAACTAAATATAAAAAGCATCTGTTTGGTCATATGCATGTAAATAAGGCAATCAATGACAGAGATATTTGTTTATATGAACAGATTGTTAGGATTTTGTAAAGCGAGGTGAAATGAATGGACATTATAGAAGAAGTTTTAGACAAGTATTTTGATGAAGAACATGAATATTATCATCGTTACAGAGAAGATGAAGAAAATTGTTGCGATGTCGTGGATGAATTAAAGCAGGAATTAACTAAGAGGAATATTTCTTTTAAGATAGATGTTAAAGACGCATTTGATTCTCCTGGTTATGAGTGTTCAGTTTTATCAATTGCTTATATTAAACCAAATAATAATTGGGGTTCTATCGGATTAAAAACAGTTTTATTAGAAAGCATGTAGAGAATAACATAGTATAGAAAATTTTCTTAGCCTGGACATTCGTTCAAGTGTTCCCAAAACAAAAATAAAGTAATGAAATATTTTTTTCATTCGATTAGGCAGACGTGCCTATTTTCGAGTGATTTTACAACAAAATAATATTAAAATGAAAGGATTTAACAGTAAATTCTAGGATAAATGATTGCGCAATCTCTGTAGATTAAAGGATTTTGACAGAGAATAAAGAAAAAAATAATTATTGCGAGAAGAACTGGAAGTTAGTGAACTTCTGTGAGTTTGATAAATATGCAACAAGTTCTTATTGTGCTATTCACAATGAGAACGAAAGTAAAAATCTTGGTGATATTACTAAGGTTGATGAAACAAAACTTGAACCATTTAACATGATTTGCGGAGGATCGCCCTGTCAGGATTTTTCGGTCGCTGGTAAACAGAAAGGTTCTGTATGGACTTGTAAAGATTGTGGACATGAGTATAATCCACTGACAGTTCATTGGTCAGAAAGAGATAAGTGTCCATGCTGCGGAAGTAACAACATTGAGAAGACTCGTTCATCTCTTTTGGTAGAGTATTTGAGAGTTATCAGAGCAAACAAACCGAATTTCGGTATGTACGAGAATGTAAAGAACATTGTAGGAAAGCAGTTTAAAGATACATTCAAGATGTTTACAGATGAGTTGGATGAGTATGGATACAATGTGTACTGGAAAGTCCTTAATGCAAAAGATTATGGTATTCCTCAGAATAGAGAGCGTGTGTATCTGATTTTTATTAAGAAAGAATTGGACAATGGAAAGTTTACATATCCTGAACCATTTGATAATGGAATGAGATTAAAAGATGTTCTTGAAGAGAATGTTGATGAGAAATTTTATATCTCAGAAGATAAGGTTCAGAGATTTTTAACAAATCTCAACAACGAAGACGCTTTATTATACGATGCTTGTCAGGTTAAAAGAGAAGGAAAATCAAGAGAATATAATGATTTCTGTCCTACTTTAACAGCAAGAGATTATAAAGATCCACGTCTTGTAAATGATAATGTAGTGAAACAGGTCGGCAATATTTCCAAATGTGAAGGAAATTGGAATAATCCACAAGTAGGAAGAATCTACAGTACAGATGGTTGTAGTCCAACATTAAATACTTGTGGAGGTGGTAGTCATGAACCAAAGATTGTTCAGCTAGGAAATGTAAATCCATCTGGAAAAGGTATGAATGGTAATGTGTTTGACGAGAATGGATTAGCACCGACTCTTACAACAAATAAGGGTGAGGGTAATAAGATTGCAATTCGCCAGGCAACTAAGAAAGGATATATCGAATGTGAACTGGGTGGCGTAGCTGATTTATCATATCCAGAGTCTAAAACAAGAAGAGGTAGAGTTCAGGAAAATGGTCAGATTTGTCCAACAATTACTGCAACTGAGACAGGGGTTTGTAGAATTGAATCACCTATTAGAATCAGAAAATTGACTCCGAAGGAGTGTTTTAGACTTATGGGGTTCTCAGATGAGAATTTTGAAGCTGCTGAGAAGATGGTAAGCAACAGTCAGTTGTACAAGCAAGCAGGGAATTCCATTGTAGTAGATGTTTTATATTACATATTGGTTGAATTGTATAAGGCTATGCCATATCTTTTTGATGATTTGAGATTAAGTAGTTTTTTCTCTGGGATTGGCGCATTTGAGATAGCATTAAACAGATTATATGAAGGAATCAACTCTGGAAATTTTACAAACCCACAAGCAGATTAAGTTCTGCTTGTGGTGATAAACCTCAGTTAGTTGGTGGTATCGGTGAAATAAATTTTGGAAAGCAATTTCGTCAGGGTAATAGGGTATATGATTCAGACCATGTAGCAATGTGTTTATTAGCACAGCCTGTAGGTAATGCTGGTGGATTTAGTTATTTATATGTGGTTAGAAAATAAAATGGAGAATAATACAATAAGTAGTTGAAAATAAAATAGCATATACAATATATGGTATTAAATAATTGCAACAAATACTATATATTGTATAAAAATCAAGACCGAAAGAAAGCGGAATTTCTTCTGAAAAAATTTAGGAAGTGAGACTGTGATTTTACTGATAATGCACATTGCATTAGTCATTTTAAGTATCGCAAACGCTGTTACTGTAAAAGGAAAGATGCAGAAATTTACATGGTCTGCAATGGCTTTATGTTGGCTCGTAATGAGTATATCTGAAATTGCAGAGATGATGTAATTGAAAGAGAGAATATACAAATATAGGATAAATAAATGTTTATCCTATAACAAGTATTCCAAAAGAAGAAATTCGATTGGATAGTGGGCGTGGGTTTTGTCCATTGAACGTAAAACTTCAAGAAACTATATAAATTACGAATACATATTTGAGGTTTTAGAGCTATGTAATTTTAATTAGTAATAAACCCGACAGCGAATATTATTGATGTACTGAACCGTTTTAGAACTATGTAATTTTAATTAGTAATAAACCCAAGTAGAGCAGTTGATCCTGCATACTTATTGTTTTAGAACTATGTAATTTTTAAAATAATAAATAAAGGAAACTAAATGAAAAAAGTTAATCGTGTTGAACAGCAAATAATTAAAAGAAATAATCCTATATATAAAATTGTAGACCAGTATTGTTTTTATTCCAAAAATGTATATAATCAAGCGAATTACATTATAAGACAGGAATTTATAAACAACAATAATAAACTTAGTGCTTATGATGTGCAGAAACTTATGCAGTCAATTGATTGTTATAAGGAATGTGGTTCTCAAGCTGCACAGAAAACAATTCAGTTAGTAGATAAAATGTGGAAGTCTTATTTTAAGGCAATCAAGGACTGGAAGAAAAATCCATCAAAGTATTTAGGTATGCCAAAGCTTCCAAAATATCTTCCTAAAGATGGAAGACAGGTTTTTATGTTGAAGAATATACAGTGCTCATTAAATAATGGACAATTCAGAATTGCATTTAAACCTTTTGGTGGTTATACAGTGAAGACTCATGCAGTTGGTAAATTAATGCAGTGTAGATTTGTCCCTAAAGCTGATTACTATGTGATGGAAATTGTATATGAGATTGAAGTTCCTGAAACGGAGAATATAGTATCAGAGAGAATTGCTGCGATTGACTTAGGTGTTGATAATTTAATGACTATTACAACAAACTGTGACGTGAGTCCAATTATAATAAATGGAAAACCATTAAAGTCAATTAATCAGTATTATAATAAGAAAATTTCAGAAATGAGATCTGCATTAAAGCTGAGAAATGATAGTGATTGGTCAAATGAGATGCAAAGATTTACAACTAAAAGAAATAATCAAGTAGATGACTATATTCAGAAATCAACAAAGATGGTGGTAAATTTTTGTAAGTGTAATGATATTGATACTTTAGTTTGTGGGTATAACTCAGGTTGGAAGCAAGATACCAATATGGGCAAAAGAGTTAATCAGAAATTTGTATCTATTCCATATTTAAGTATCGTACAAAGACTTGAATATAAATGCGAGAATGAAGGAATTAAGTTCATTAAAACAAATGAAAGTTATACAAGTGGCACATCATTTCTTGATGGTGAAGAACCAATTGAGAAAAATTACAACAAAGACAGAAGAATTTATAGAGGTTTGTTTCAGAGTGAGAAAGGAGTATATATTAATGCAGACGTAAATGGTAGTTATCAGATAATGAAAAAGGTATTCCCAAAGACTTTTGCCAATGGGATAGTGGATGCAGGTTCACATCCAGTAGTCGTAAATATACCACTACAAACGGTTAAATAAAGCCAATGAATCATAGATTTCCTTTGGAGGTTGGAATGGGATTAATTGAAAAATATGAAAAAAGAAAACTAAGATATGAGAAGCAACTTTCTCAAATGTCAGATGATAGTGAACTATCAGAGTATGGATTTTGGGATAAGGGGTATCTGCGTGGAAAAATTGTAATATGTGATGACATTATAGACGATTTGAATAATATCTTAATTGGGAAGGAGAATTGATATTTTGAAAATTGCAGAAATGAATATTTCGGTTAGATTGTACACAATTTTACATAAGCACGGAATTGAAAACATTGAAGATATGAGTAATTACACATCTGATGACATCATTCGTTGGAAAGATATTGGAAGAAGATCATTAGAAGAATTATTAAGTACAATGAAAAGCAATAACGTCAAATTTAAAGGAGAATAAAATAACAGGAGGTAAGCAACATGAAATACAGAAAGAAACCAGTAGTGATCGAAGCAGTTAGATATATGATTGAAGATTCTTTGCCAGATTGGTTTATGGATAGAGTATCAAATAATACTATTGTAATTCATGAAGACGGTACATGTCATATCAAAACATTGGAAGGAACAATGAAATCGGAATATGGTGATTACATAATTTTAGGTGTCAATGGTGAAGTATATCCTTGTAAGCCAGATATTTTTGAAAAGACTTACGAAAAAATTTAGATGATAGGAGAATAAATCATATGAAGAAGAAAATTTTATATAGTTTGGCTTTACTATTAGCATTTATGTTTATATTAACCGGCTGTGCAAAATGCATTAGTACCGAAACATCTACAGTTCAAGTAAAAATAATAGATGAATATCATAGGGCTGCTTATACAACAATGTATTATAGTCCTGCGACTAAAACGATGATGCCACAATCGCATCCAGCAGTTTATAGAATTACTGTTGAATATAACGGTGTAGAATATAATATTTCTGGTAGTAATACATATAACAAATATTCAGACAAAATTGGAGAATATGTTGATGGAATATTAGAAACCAAGAAATATGACGATGGTACTGTTAGATACAATATTGTTGACTTACCATAGTAAATAAATGATATTACAAAAGACACAGTAAACCGAAGTTTCCTTCGGACGATAAGAAAGAGAGGTAAAATATGGATATTTATTTAACAGTATTAATTGGATTATTAGGACTTTGTGTGGGAGCAATTATTGGACTTGGAATTGATTTTAAAATTAATCATACTTACATACTTGAAATGAACAATAATACTAAAGAATATTTAGAAAAAATGATTGATTTACAAAAAGGATATTTTAATACAATTGCGACAGATTTAGCAAAAGCAGTAGATGACATTAACAAAGTATATGAAAAGCCAATTTGGAGAAAGACAGAAGAAGAATTACCACCATGTTCAGGATTATATTATGGCAAGATTAAAGGTAATCCACATGGAGAGAATGCTATGTGGAAAGTAGTATATAACGACAATGAATGGAACTTATCTGGCTATTCTGATAATAAAGTAGAAATTAGTGAATGGACAGAAATCTATTAAGAGAATAAGAATAATGAAAGGAGACGAGGTTCGTGTACACAAGAAGGAATTCCTTACTCCAAGTAATTTATGAAATATATGGGTTCAAAATCTCGTATAGTTGATAATATCTTACCAATTATTCAAGAAAGATTGCGAGATTATAATATCAAAACATACATAGAGCCATTTTGCGGTGGTTGTAATGTAATTGACAAAGTTCAGTGTGACACAAAAATCGCTTCTGACAATCATAAATATCTTATTGAAATGTTCAAAAATCTAAATCAGATTCAAAATCTCCCAGAATTTATTACAAAAGAACATTACTCAGATGTAAGAGAGTGTTTTAATAAAGGATTATCCCAATATCCAGATTGGTATATTGGTGCGGTTGGCTTTCTCTCAAGTTATAATGGCAGATTCTTTGATGGTGGTTACTCAGGTGTTGTACATACGAAAACTGGAACTGAAAGAAATTATTACGATGAAGCTAAGAGAAATTTGTTAGAGCAGATTCCAAGGTTAGAAGATATTCAATTCCAATGTGGAGATTATAAGGAGTTATATTCTGATAAAGTTGACTGCTTATTTTATTGTGATATTCCATATAAGGGTACGAAACAGTATGGATCAAGTAAGAACTTTGATTATGATAGATTCTGGAATTGGGCTGAGAAGATGAGTGAGAAGAATGTTGTCTTAGTCAGTGAGCATGAAGCTCCTTTAGAATGGGAATGTATTTGGCAACAAGAAGTCAAAAGAACGATTGACAATACAAAGCGAGTTAAAGCAGTAGAAAAGTTATTTGAAATAAGAGAATAAATACTTGGAGGTGTAAATTATGTCAAGCAATAAGATTAAATTTGTAACAAATGAATCAGGCGATTGGGAAATTGCTCGATATGAAGACTTTGAGGCTTCAGGACACCGTTTGACTATGTGGGATTATAAGGAATTATTAGAATTTCTTGGTTATGAAGTTGAAGTAGAAGAGATTTCAGATGAAGAAATGGAGAGAATTTCATGAAGTAATGAATCTCGCATTTTATTTTAAGAAAAAGAGAATAAAAAAATATGAAGGTAACGATTGATTTAGAAAACTTAGAGTCTCTTGTGCAGAATACAATGGAGACTAATATTGAAAACATTGTAAAAGAACAGATTGAAGGTACTGTTAAAAAGGTTGCTGATAATCTTGCTAAGAAAACTATTGAAGAAAAGGTTTCTGAGAATTTTCAGCGTTTTGTTGATGAATACATAGCAAATACCAAAATCAAAGTTGGTGGAGATTATTGGGATGATACAGAAGAAAAGGAATATACAGTAGAACAGTATATTAAGAAGGAATTAAAAGAAAGACTTGATTCTAAAAAGCTTAGAGCTAAGAAGAAAGGACACACAAGTTCATATAATGATGATTTTGAAACTGTGTCATTTGAGGAATATATCAACAGACAGTTTGATTTTGATGACATGATTAAAAAAGATCTTGATAAATTCATGGATGATATTCGTAAACAGGTTAATAAAACCATGAAGGAAACTTTTGACAACTCAACAAAGAGTATGTTATCAAATGCAGTTCTTAATATTCTTGGTGCAAATGAAACCTATAGACAGATAGAGAATAATATTAAGTGTATTGCAGACAAGCAGGTATAGGCTATGGAAGAAGAAATCTACGAAAACAATTATGAAGACTGTGATTACTGTGAAACGACATACTATGAAAGCGACACTGGATATCGTGAATATGGTTGCAGTCTTATAACTGGTGATGAGAATGATTATCTATGTTTGGGTGGTGAATTAGGTTTTGGCTGCCCATTGTCATTCAAATATAGAATTGAGAAAAATTAAACTTCAAAAAGTGCCTAAAATAAGGGCTTTTAAAAATGAATTTTGACTTGAAATTTTGGTTTCATGGTTTGTCACGAAAACTATATAATATTCGAGATAAAAAGAGAATATAGCAATGTAATTACAATTAAGGAAAGGATAAGAGTACCATGGGTAAGCTGCGCAGCACTTAGGTACAAATTATTAAAGTATTAGAATTGTTCGCTGGCACACGTTCAATTGGCAAAGCTTTTGAAGCAAGAGGTCATGAAGTGTACAGTGTAGAATGGAATAAAGATTTTGAAAACATTGATTTGTATGCAGATATTAGTCAAGTAACTGCACAAGATATTTTAGAAAAGTTTGGTCATCCTGATGTTATCTGGGCATCTCCTGACTGTACAACATTCAGTATTGCTGCAATAAGTCATCATCGAAGAAAAAATCCTGAAACTGGTAATCTTGATCCAATCAGTGATTATGCAAAATTCTGTGATGCAACTGATAAGCATGTCGTTTCTTTAATCAAAGAATTAAACCCAACTTATTATTTTATTGAAAATCCTCGTGGTGGTATGAGAAAGATGTCTTGGATGCAAGATTTGCCAAGATATACAGTTACATATTGTAAGTATGGTGATACAAGAATGAAACCAACTGACATTTGGACAAATCACCCAAATCCAAAATTTCTACCTATGTGTAAGAATGGAGATCCATGTCATGTATCAGCTCCAAGAGGAAGTAGAACAGGTACATAAGGATTAAAAGGTGCAAAAGAGAGAAGTGTAATACCACAGAAATTGTGCGAACACATCGTAGATATTTGTGAAGAAGGACTTGCTGAGAATAACTTGCATGATAAATGTAAGTCTTGTGACAATAAATGGTCGTCTCTTGAATGTGATATGTGTGAAAACTTCGACATGTATGAAAATAAAAAAGAGGATAATGAGGTGTAGTGGTAATTTGTAAAATCTCGATCTCTGAAATGCCCTAAAATCAAGGCTTTCAGAGGTTGAAAAAGCCATTGAAAACCACGTTTCATTTGGTGTGAAAGTAGGTGAAAAATTGAAGAATATATTTTTAGAAGCTGCTATGAATTATGACAAAATGAGTGATTTAGAAAAGTCAGAAGCAAATGATAATATCAGAAAACAATTTGACAATATCATTCATGGTAATCCTCCGAAAACAGAACGAGAAAAAGAGATTGATAAACTTGCAAAAGAAGAATTAGAGGAGTACAGACGAAAGAAGAAAGCCTTTTATGCCAACCCTATTCATTGGGATAATAATAAACGTAGAAGACATGGGTTTCCTGTATTAAGAGGTAGAGTTAATAAACACCGTTTGAAAGAATATCCAGGATTCCATCCATCTGTACGATTCTTTTGCATGATGGAAGACTTATTCGATGAGATACTGATTACAACTATGGAGGATTGTTTTAATTCTTTTGTAGAGGTAAAAGATTTGGCAGTTGGTGATGCAAATGTATTTAGAGTGAGCGAATAGGAGAATAACAGTATGAGAGCATATGAATTACGACAACATGACGTAATTTCCTATTATCCTCCACAACCACACAAACAGGAATATAAACTTGGAGAACACATTTCAATTAACGAATTAGTCGAAACAATGTTTGGTTCACCTGCTTTAAGGTTAGATAGAGATAAAAATGAGGACAAGATATTTCGAGTTATAGAAATAGAATATGTGAAATTTCCGTGGTGGAAGTTTTGGAAGAGAAGAAAATACGTTGAAAAATATCATTTAGAAGTTATAGGAGGAATAAATAGATGAATAAAGAAGGATTAACTTCTAATATTACATATTCTGCTGAAGATATTGGTAAAGCATTTAAAATTATATTAAAAAGATTAAATGAAGCAAAGAATGAAAAAATAGAAATTTTACACATATGTAGTACATGTAAACATAGATGTACAGAAACATATTTGACGCAGGATTGGATGGTTGAAAAAGTTTGGCACAATTGGTGCGATCTTGATAAAAAATATATGGAAACTGAATATGGTCATGGTAATGGCGAACATTTTTCAGAACCATGTAATCATTGGGAAATGTCGGATTATTATGCAGACAAGGAAGATAAGTATGAACAAGAGACAGAGAAAGAAATTATTTAAACAGACGCTTATTAATGTTAGAAAACTGCACCCACAGAAGGGTGACGTGATTTGTTTTCAATTTGATCCAAATGAAATATATGTGGATACTGTGTGCGAAATGCTAAAATTCTATTCAGATAATAAAGTGTTTGGAAACGCAACACTTGCATGTGTTCCTTTAAATTTAAAGTATTTTGGTAAAGAAGCTGTGCAGTTTCATATTGATAAGTTACAGAGTATTGTAGACCAGATAGGAGAATAAAATTATGAGTAAATATAAGGTAAGTAATTACATTGCGAAAAAGTGGGAAGATATTTCAAAAGAAACACCAATGTATAAAGCTTATGAACTAGGTATGGCGCAGGGAATGGCTTGGAGTTATGACGCTTTAAAAACTGCGACAGATAAAGAGACAGCAGATAGAGTATGGTGCAGTTACTTAGATGGAACAGATGAATTATGTACCATTTTTAGAACAATTGTTAATTTATCAAATGATGATACTAATTCCAAGATTGAAAGATTAATGGAGAGACTATCTGAAACTAAGAAACCAGAAAAGGCTATGTCTGATGATGATAGAGATATGATTGAGGAGTTTCTTGAATATTTACAACATAAAAATGAAAACAAAGAATCAAATTAAAGAAGCATTTCATTCGAGTTTTTGAAAGATAAAAAGAGGATATATACATAGAAAATAGAAAGAGAGGTGCTGAAATGGCAGAAAGAGCATTAGCACATGTAGAAAAGATTGAGTGGATCAGACCGATTGAAGGAGCCGATAATATTGAACTTATTGGAGTTTTAGGGTGGGTTTGTATCGCTAAGAAGGGTGAGTTTAATGTGGGAGATATGGCTGTTTATATTGAAATTGACAGCAAGTGTCCTGAAACAGATGAGAGATTTGCATTTTTAGCAAATAAGAAATTCAAAGTTAAGACTATGAAACTTGGCAAGTTCAAGGTAATTAGCCAGGGATTAGCCTTACCATTATCACTTTTCCCAGAATTACAGGATAGAAATATTGGTGATGATATTACAGAAGCTTTGAAGATTACATATGCTTCAGAAGAGGATGCTGCAAGAAAGACCAATAAGATTGATCCAAATGCTAAATATAAGTCAATGGCAAAGCGTAGACCAAAGTTATTCGCTAACCCAATTGTAAGAAGGATTATGAGATACAGCATTGGTCGTAAGATTATGTTTTTATTGTTTGGTCACAAGAAAGATAATCCAAAGAAGTTCCCAGATTGGATTGTCAAAACAGATGAGACGAGAATTAAGAATGCACCATTTTATCTTCAGAGTACCGAAAAGTGGATTAAGACTGAGAAATGTGACGGTACAAGCTGCACATTTGCAGTTGATAGATTGAAGAAGGACAAGAACAAATTTGATTTTATTGTATGTAGTAGAAATGTAAGACAGGCTGATAGAGAACAGGCTTGTTATCACGAGTCAAATATTTATTGGGAATTGGCTGATAAATATGACATTGAAAAGATTCTTACACAGTTTGCAACAGAGAATAACTATAACAGAGTTGTGTTACAAGGTGAAGGAGTTGGCTCAGTTCAGGGCAATCCATATAAATTTACAGAAAATAAGCTATTTGTATTCAATCTGATTATTGATGGTACAAGACTTGGAACTGTAGAAATGGCTGATTTCTGTAAGAGCCACGGATTAACAAGTGTGCCAATTATTGATACGGCTTATGAGTTACCTAAGACTATGGAAGAGATGAAACTTGAAGCTGATGGATATAGTGAACTAAATCCAAAGGTTAAGAGAGAGGGATTTGTATATCGCAGTATTGATGGTCAACAGAGTTTCAAAAATGTGAGTCGAGAGTATTTACTCCGTCATAACGGATAGGAGAATATATGAATAAACCTACAATGTGGGTACTCGTTGGCTTGAGTGGTAGTGGCAAGTCAACCATTGCCACTCAGATTGCCAATAAGAATCCAAATACAGTAATTGTATCATCGGATGCAATTCGTGAAGAATTGACAGGTAATTACGAAGACCAACAACATAATGAAGAAGTGTTTAAGATTTTTCATGATAGAATCCGTAAGAATTTAGAGAATAAAAAGAATGTAATTGTAGATGCAACTAATCTGACTATGAAATCTCGCAAAGCAATTATGATGAAAGTAAATGGTTTAAATGTCAGGAAAGTATGTGTAATTATTCCAAAGCCATTTGAACAGTGCAAAGAAGATAATTTACATAGAGAACATCCTGTACCTGACTTTGTGTTGGATAAGCAGATTAGAAAATTCCAGATTCCGTTCTATGAGGAAAATTTCGATGCCATTAAAATTTATGATATACATAAAAATCATAAATTATCCGTGCCAGAAATGATACAACAGATGGACAATTTTGATCAACAGAACCCTCATCATACAACGACACTGGATAAACATTGTAGAAATACATATGAGTTATTTTGTAAGAAGAATTATCCATTAGAATTTAACATAGCTGCAATATTGCATGATTATGGAAAACTATTTTGTAAAACAACGGATAAAAATGGCATAGCGCATTTTTACGATCATAATTCAATCGGTTCGTATTTGGTGTTAGAAAACTTAGTTGGCGAATACAAATATGGTCTTTTAGATATCTGTTTTCTTATTAATTACCATATGATGCCTTTTAATTGGGATACTGATAAAGCAAAGCAGCGTTGGAAAGAAAGATTTGGAGAATATAAATACAAGATGCTTTTAGATTTTAACGAATGTGATAGAGCGAGGTGAGTGATATGTGTAATCGTTGTGATTATAACTCATCTGACAATCAAATATTGGTAAGTAAATTCAGGTTTCTTGGTTGTAATATGGAGGTGAAAATTTGAAAGACATTTTAGGTAGAGAGATTAAAGATGGTGATATGTGCATTGGAATGGCAATAGGTAGAAATTCACCAGGAATGCATATTGGAGTTTTTCAAGGTAGCTCAGTTGTTTATTTAGGATATAGTGAAGAATATATCAATAAAAGTTGTACAAGCAATACATATCTGATTGAAAATCCAACGAAAAAGGAGTTGGAAATTAGAGATAAAATAAATATATTTCTTCAGAAAGAAGCAGAAGAGCGAGAGCGAAAAGCAAATTTAAAAACAATTTCGTTAAGTAAATTAGAAGTGGGTGGAATTTACAAATCAACTCAAGGGGAAATGTATTTATATCTTGGTAAGAAAAAAGTAATTTTCGAAGATTTTGATTATGATAATACTGATATAAAAGAAGGGTACTGTTTTGCTTATGTATATAATGGTGATTATGAATCAGATGAAAAAATTTTAGAAAGAGCTTTGGAAATTAATACATATCGAAGAAGTCATTCTATTTCCGTCTTAAAAGGCAATAAAAAGTTGACAGATATTGTTAGAAAGGTTGATTTGAAGTTTCCACTAATCAAAGAGGAAAAGCAAGAAAGTAATTGGAGAAATCATGGAAACAATATGAAATTGACCATCGAGTAGAGAATATTAAAGCAAGGATAAAATCAATGATTTTTATAAACTAGGAAAGATCAAAGAGGTGAACGATTAATGTCGCTAGCATATAAAAATGGCACATACAACTATAATGGCGAATATGGAATGGGTTCATTAGATGAGTTTGCACAAGCAGAAAGAAGATTGTCAGAAAAGAAACAAGCATTAGATGACATGAAAAATGAATACGACCTTATTGAACAACAGGCATTTAACACTTATAAAGAGAATATTAAGTATATGCTACTTGATCAGCCGTCTATGATTAAAATGTGTAGAGAATGGTTAAATATGTTATCAAAGAATCAGGATGCTGATGGTAATAAGCTTGACAAGAGAAAGAAGTATAAAGAAAAGGAAATGTATGATTGGTATATTGATTATATTAAAAAGCTTCTTGATGTTGAGTACATGAATGATGTTAAATTCATTGACTATAATTTTGGTCAAGCTACTTATATTCAGTTTGAATATAAAGAGCATAATTGGCGTTTAGGAATTCCTCATATTAAAGCTATCAAATTAGATGCATATAAGAATTATGGTAGCAGTGTATTTAAACTTGCGTTAATACACAATGATACAGAATATAGTTGTAGTTGGTCACAGTTTGGCTCTACATATGAGGAAGATGAATTAAGAGATATTATGACACAAGGTATTGAGAAATATTGTAATTAATTGGGAGTAACTTCACAGGAATGCAACATATCCTTGGATATAGAGGTAATATATGAAACGAGAAAATTTAGAAAAAGCAACAGAAATTAATCAAGAAATCAAGAGACTTGAACAGGAAATTGATTTTCTTGACGATGCAAATATGAGAAGAACACATTCAATAGTTAAGGCGTTGATGCCAAAGAAGTATACATATAAGGGATATTTTTGTTCAGAGCGAAATATTGATTCTATTGGTTCATGCATATATTTAGATCATAAAGAATGTGTAGTTCTTGCAGATTTTAAACGAAATGAAATTGAAGAATTGCAGAAACAATATGAACTATTGGATTCTGAATAAAAGAGAATAATACATCAGAGGTAAAAACATAATGGGAATGTATACAGAGATTAATGTGTGTTTTGATTTGTTAAGGAACACACCGAAAGATATGAAGAGTGGGAAGATTCAACATTAATGTATAATGATTTTGACAATGATAAAATTGTATTTAAAGGAGAATATTAAACATGGAAACAATTTTAAGATTATTAGCAGAGAATCCAGAAAGTTTAGGAGCGGTAGTAAAGACATATATTACAAAGTACAAAGAGCCTGTATATGATGTTTTGAAGGAATTCATGATTATTGCAAAAGATTATTCTGAGAACACTGAGTATCCTGCAATTCAGGCGAAAATTAAGAAAAATATGTTTGATGCGTATGTAAATGTTGGATTTACAGAGAATCAAGCATTAGCACTTATGATTAATGACAATATTCAGCTTATGAAAAATATTCAGAAGTCAGTTAATAATATTTCTGCAAATAGGAGTAAATGATATATGAGAATAGTAGACGGTGATGCACTTTTAGAAAAGTGGAGAAATTTATCTAAAAGAGGGAGAATTGAATTCGATCAAGTAATCATGTGTGAACCAACGGTTGATGCAATTGTAGTAACTGATAGAAAGAAACATATATCAAATTTTGATTTTGATGACAACAGACCACAATGCTGCATAGACCACGATAAGTATTTTTCAACATGTGATACTTGTGAGTTTGGAGAATAATACATTGGAGGTGAAAACATAAATGAAACCAGTAATATATTTTGATTTTAAGGAATGTGAGAATGATAATAATAGTGTTGTAATTACAAAAGATAGATTAAAAGAAATTTTAGATGAAGTATATCAAGCAGGATATTCAGATGGGAATTCAAATAAAACTACCATCACAACAACTCCGTGGAATTGGAGAGATAATATGTATTGTGGTGGCAATAATGATCAGGTGATTCCTAGAGAAATAACAACAGGAACATCATTATTGAGAGCTAATGAAGCAATCTTTGCATGTAAAAATAAAGAGTCGCAGTAAACCAATCTTTCTTTTGAAAATTTTTAATCATATCTAAGCCATTCGGCTATGGGAATCCCAGTAAATAAGAGAATATAGATACGAAAGGAGCAATAAGTGTCGGCTTAAACTTGCAAGGCTTCTATTAGTAAAATGAATAAAAAATATAATATTATTTATGCTGATCCACCTTGGGATTATGGAAATACTAAAAATCTCAACGGAGAATTTTGGGGAATGGCAGATAAACATTACGAGGTAATGAAATTTAAAGATTTATGTAATTTACCAATCGGTAATATTGCAGCAGATGATTGTTTTTTATTTTTATGGGTTACATCGCCATTCCTTGAAAAAGGATTTGAACTTATAAAATCATGGGGATTTAAATATGCAACTGTTGGTTTTGTATGGGTAAAGATGAAAAATGATATGTCAGAAGTTAGAAAAGATGGATTGGGCAAATATACTATCTCAAATGCGGAATATTGTCTAATAGCACGAAAAGGTAAATATTGGCGTGAAGCGAGAAATGTACAACAGATTATAGAATATCCCAAAACAGAACATTCTGAAAAGCCAAAAGAAATAAGAGACAGAATAGTATCTTTATGTGGTAATTTGCCAAGAGTAGAATTATTTGCAAGAGATTTATGTGAAGGTTGGGATTCTATTGGCAATGAAATTGACGGAAGAGATATTAGAGATGTAATTAAGTAACAAGAAATTTTTCTTTCTTGTGAAGATTTTGAAACGGAGGCAGAAATGAAAAGAGGAGATATTATTGAATTAATTGAGGATACAACATTTTATAAAAAAGGTAAGAAGGCTTATTTTATTGGTAGGTCAAATACTAATCCTAATAATATCGAAATTGTTTGGGTTGGTGAAGAACAAGCTTATAAAGATGGCGATATAGATGAATTTCCAGCTAGATTATTTTTAAATAGTGGAGAATAACACTATGAAAGGTAAATATAGAGGTTGTGACATAGAAGTAGAACGAGGTGGTGCAGAGTTCTTAACCTTTGCGGTATTCGATGATGGATATGAAGTGACAAGTGGATTTTCTAATAGCAACGACACTGTGAGAGATTATTATAGCTATATGAAAAGTATAGTAGATGACTATAAAGAACATCCAGAAGATTATGAATAGGAGAAATAAAATGAGATTAATTGATGCAGACAATATTTCAAATGTAGGGGAATTTGTAAAATTAGATAAAAATGGAAATGCTTATGTATTACTTGATGATTTATGCACAATAATTGATATTCAGCCGACAGCTTATGATATTGATGGTGTCATAGAACAGTTGAAACGATGTTATGGGATCGTAAGAAGCACTAGCGTTGATTACGCTGAAGGCTTAAAAGATGCATATGAAAGAGGTATCGGTATTGTAAAAGCAGGTGGGACATGTCAATAGGTGATAGAGTAGATGAAATGGCTACAGTTTGGATAAAAAGGAGAATAAATACATGAGAACAGAGAATATAAAAATAACATTTAAAATTCCAATTCCAGTTGATAAGCCTGATTTGAACGGTGTGATATATTCCAAAGAAGCAATTAGAAATGCTTATAAAAATGTAAAGGATATTCCAATTGAAATACCATGCAATGATGGTCGGTTTCTTCCTATTGGAGTATCACAAGAAGTTGAGTTAATTAAAGACGAAGATGGTATGTATATTACAGGCGTTGGTCTTGTTTGGCATGGTGGCATAAATGAAAGTGCTGAAATTAAAGATGGCAAGGTGACTAGCTTTAAAGTGAACGGTATTGAAATTGCGAAAGAATAGGAGATAAAAATATGAATAATTTAACACATAGAGAAGAAATAAATCTTCATGAAGCAATTCAAAAATCGTTTCCTAAAATTCTAATCAAGGATCTGACAGAATATGAAAGAATTTGCCCTATCTGTAATGGTCTTGGTATGAGAATTGAAGATAATATTTATGGAATCAAAGGTGACAAGTCCGAAGCTGGGAGAAAATATCATTTCCCATATAAGCATCAAGCACTTTCATTTTGTCAGAGTTGTTATAGCGGAGTGCAGCGATTGTGTCCTTATTGCGGAGAGCCTTATAAAAATCAGGCTTATTTACATTGCGATTGCGAAGGGCAGAAGAAAGCTGACGAAGAAGAGAGAATAAAGAAGTGGAATGAGAAAGTATCTAAAGCAGTTCCAGTTGATGAAAAAGATGTAAACACGATGCTTTACTGTGAAGAGTTTGACGAGTATTACGATACTGTTGATGATTTCTTTGACGATTATTTTGGGCGTTATACAGATGAAGAATTTAATAATGATGGCAGACCTGAGAGATTATGGGTGTGCAGCGTGGAGAAGATTCATATTGATGCTGATAATGTAGTTGACAATGCTTGCGAAGAGTTACATGAAGATGCTTATGAACAGTGTGATATTGGTGGTCTGCAAAATTTGTTAGATACCTGGTGTAAAGATCAGACAGGAGCTACTACATATTATCCATGTTATAAGCAGTATGTAGAAATTGATTGGAGTGAATATGAAGATTGTAGCAGGTAATTATTTCGGTAAAAATATTCAGTTTGTATGTAGATGCTGCAACTGTGTATATGAAGTTGAATCAAAGGATGGTTGGAATGTTCAGATGATATTTCCTAACTATTGTAGTTTTAAATATAAAGTTCCTGAATATGGAGTAACTTGTCCTAATTGTGGTCATGAAGAATATCTTGGTTGCGATCAAGATGACTTGATAGGAACTGAATCTGAAAACCTACACTGTCCTTGGATTCCATTATTAAAGAAGAGAGCAGATTGGAATGAACGATATAGGGTTGAGCCAATAAGGGAATAAACATAAGGAGAATAATTATATGTACGAAATTGTAGAAGATGAATATAACCAGTTTTTACAAGATATAGCAGACGGTTCAATGATATTCGGAAAATATATTAATGAATCAGAATACGAAGATGAATATTCTCACAATGATATTGACGAAGCACAAGATAAATTTATTGAAAAAGTCAGAGAATACCTACATGAAAACTATCCTGGTAAATATATAGTGTCAGGCAGTTGGTGTGTATTTGTTATGACACCTGATAGAGCGAGAGAAGGTCATATATCAGAGAGAACAATAGAGCTGTTTACAGTGAAATAAGAAATCAAGAAAGATTCGTTTCTTGTAAAAATTTTTACAGAGAATATAAGAATAGGAGGTACAAATGGGAACACGAAATTTAACAATTGTACATAGTAATGGCGAATATAAAGTTGCACAGTATGGACAGTGGGATGGGTATCCTGAAGGTTTAGGCGTACAATTGCTTGAATATCTTAAAGGGATAAATATTAACGAATTAAGAAATTCAGTGAATGATTGTACATATTTGTCTAAGGAAGATTTTGATGAGATAAATAAAAATATTGATGAAGCAATGAAGGATAATCCAAGATTTCCTTGGCAGAAGTTTTATCCAGAATTATCAAGAGATACAAGTGGAGATATTTTAAAGCTAATTATGTTTAAGAATAAAACAAAGTTGAAAAACTCATTAAACTTTGCAGCAGATAGCCTTTTCTGTGAGTGGGCTTATGTTATTGATTTGGATAAGAATACTTATGAAGTATACAAAGGTTTTAATAAAGAGCCACTAGATGAATCTGAAAGGTTTTATTTTTTAACACCGATTGCAGAGAAAGAGTATCGAGAAAATCCAAAAGAATATTATCCTGTTAAATTTGTTACAGAATATAGTTTTGATAGTCTTCCTGACGAAAAAGATTTCCTCGAAGATATTAGTGAAATCTGTGGTTTTGATGAAGAAGAGTAGCAGGAACTATCGGATCTTGTGAAATTGAAGGGAAATATAAGAGTAGGAGGTAAAATTAAATGCATTATTGTGTTCATTTACTCACAAAAGAATTACCAAGTGAGAATAAAATTGCAGCAATTATGAAGCCATACAATTCAGAACTTGTATATGGCTCAGATGAAGAAGATAAACAGATTGATTATCCAGTTTTTACATGGGATTACTATCGAATCGGTGGCAGGTACAAGGCTGAATTAAAACTAAAAGTAGATGAAGAAGGATCTGTAAATAGTGAATATTATAATTGGGGTTATTATGACAGACAAGATAGAAACGGTAGATTGTTTTGGTCAAGTCTTTTATCAACATTAAAAGAGAATATTACACCTGAATGGATGTACCATGAAGAAGATTGGTTCATGAATATGGGGTTTGGCGATGGATATATTCTTGTTGATGGAGCAAAGCAAAATGATGTTTTAAATATTAACAAGCTTGGATGTTACATATGTATTCTTCCTGACGGTTCAGCTATTGCAAGAGATTCATGGAATGGTAAAGATATTATCAAAGATGAAAAATTCGATGAAAAATATAAACAGGCTATAACAGATAATATGGATGGATTTATTACAGTGCTTGATATCCATGATTAAGAAGAATTATCGGTTTCATGTGAAGTTTAGAAAGAGAGGCAAATATGAAATTAAAAGTACATTCATTAAGAATAGAACATATTCGTACATACAACGATAGATACGATGATTTTGAAGACAATTCTAAATATATCTTAAATTGTCTTTCGGAGAATAATTTAAAATATGAAGTATCGCTTTGGACTGAATATGGTGATTGTCCTAGTGGTTGGTGTAGTGCATCATGGGGACATTGTGAAGTCAAACGTGTCGATTCATTTATTGGCTCAACACATAAACCAATCAAAGATTTATCTTTTGAAATTGGAACAAAAGAAGGAGACTTTGAAGATACCATTTATAATGCCGAGAATGATATTTTTCATGTAGATGGCGATGGTGATGACTATTGGTATCCAAATGGCGATGCTGGAATTACAGAAGAATTATTTATAGAAACAAATCGTGTGATGGATAAAAGACCAGTTTGGATTTTCAAAGGTGATAGTGGATTAGGTAAGAGCTATATTGCAGGAATTATTGCTAATTCAGATCGAGCAAAAACAGTATATGAGACAGACGCTCATGAAGAGTTAGACACCATTGAAGCTGACATTATTGTTGTTGGTAATAAATATAATCACTCGCTTGAAGAAATTGAGTCAAAAATCAAAGGTGAACATGAAATCATTTATGTTGACTTTTCAAAAAACCTATAAAATAAGGCTTTCTGTGAGTGAAAAAGCACAGTAAATTTCGATTTCATGTGGAGAATATTAAAGTGGAGGTAATTTAAAATGACATTAAAAGATACAGTAGAAATGATGAATAGTGATGATTACAAGGAGAGATTTAAAGCTGAGTATTATCAGTTAGAGATTCGAGTAAATGGATTGAAGAAGATGCTTGATAAATGGGATAATGGAGAATTAGATTTTACTCCTACTTGTCCAAGAAATACATACAATAATCAGTTTGAATATATGGTTAATTATATGACCGTATTAGCTGATAGAGCAAGTATGGAAGGCATTGAGCTGTAAAAACGTAAATTCGAAATTCTTTTAAATCGAAAGAGAGAATATATAAGTGTAACAAGGCGACAAGCCTAAAATATAAAGTTTAAAAATCAAAGTTAAAAAGGAGAGAACATTATGACAACAGAAAAGATGACAATTCACAAGGCACTTGCAGAGTTAAAAATCGTAGATGATAGAATTATTTCTGCAATCAATGGTGGCACTTATTGTGTAGCAAACAAGCATTCCAATGAAAAGATTAAGGGTGTACCAGTTAAGGAATATGAAGGCGTTATGCAGGGCTACTACGACAAGGCAACAGACCTTATTAAAAGAAGAAATGCAATCAAGAGAGCAGTTGTTTTATCAAATGCTACAACAAAGGTTTCTATTAATGGTATTGAATACACAGTGGCAGAAGCTATTGAAATGAAGAATCATGGTGTAGAGTTTGACGAAAAGATGCTTAGTACATTAAAGAAACAGTATGACAAAGCACAGGCTGAAATCCTCAAACAGAATGGTGATGACCTTGAAAAGAGAGCAGAACAGTATGTAATTGGTATTTACGGTTCTAAGGAAGGTAAAACTAATACAGATGATTTCGAGAAGACAAAGAAAGATTTCATCAATGCAAATTCATATGAGTTGATTGATCCTATTAAGATTTTGGACAAGATTAACACATTAGAAGAGAGCATTGCATCTTTCAAAGCAGAAGTAAATGCTTCACTCAGCACATCAAATGCTGTAACAGAGATTGAAATTAACTATTAAAGAGAGAATAGTTAATTAGAAGTTATTCACTGTTTACCGAAAACTTAAAACTACAACTCATCAGTCTTTTGTAGATATAGACTTATGTAAAGCCGAAAAGAAATCTGCAAAATATCAAATACTATACAGTACATATTATCAAATATGTATATTTTAATAAAAAATAAAATTATATTAAAAGAATACAATAAATTATTTTGCCCCAATAGTGAGGGTGTGTGCTGTAAAGTTTAAAGTTGTAAGGCTCAAATAACAACGCTCAGAAGTTCAAAGTTTAAATTATGAGTCAAAGTTAAAAGAGTAAATAGTAAAGTTGTAAAGATTTATCAAATCCTTGATATACAGTTTAGCATAGTTGTATTTGGCTATAAGCATCTGCAAGGCTGGTAAATGGTGAATAATTTTATATAAAATCTTGGGTGTTTCATGGAGTGTTTAAGCACTCTATTCTTCCAAGAGTGAAATTAATAAGTTACAGGAATATTTGAGAGTAATTCACTTGAATATTCCATTAAACATCCAAGTGAAAGGTAATCCCAAACGTTCACAAAACAATGGGATAGAGGCTATGGTTCTTAGCCGTTTATCAAATATTTTTGTAATAAATGGCATTTTTAAAAGCCAATGAATCTGACATTTCTTGGTTTGGAGGTGAAATTATTAAAGTTATTATTGATTTTATTCTGAATATTTTACATAAAATTTTATGGTTGTTAGGAATAATTGTAATATCTTTTGCTATTTTTATTGGTATTTCGTGGCTGCTAGATGATTTGAATTGGTACGAATATCAATCAGACTACTACAAGGAAGGTACTGTTATAGATAAGACAACTATTGGTCATCAAGTTGGATATGAAATGTATTTAACAGTTGAATTTGATGACGGGACAGTTTGCACTTATCGACCACAAGGCAGAAGTGATTATCCAAATGATAATTTATTCAAACAATTAGCAGTTGGAAAAACTTATAATTTTAGAATTGGTAAGTTTATTAACAATCATTATGGTAGAAAGAAAAGCGAAAAAGTAGAGAATATTATATCAGCGACAATGATTAATTAATTTGTTGGAGAAAATATATAATGGCGAATAAATTATACGATATGCTAAATCCAGAAGTAAAATTACAAAATAAACGATTATCTGGCAATGATCCTTGTATAGATTGTGTCAATGTCCACAGATATCATAGAGGAACTGCATTAGAGACTGAGATATTAGACAAAGAAAAATGCAATGGCTGTATGAAAAAGACACTATATGATGCTGATTGTATGATTAAATTAAGATGGTATGAAGACAATGACGACAGAGTTTCTAACATGGAACAAAAGGATAAAGATAGATATGATTGTGGAGTGAAATGTCCTGAATATTTACATAATGGTATTCCTGTTTTTTATCCTGATGGATGGTCTTAATAAATATTCTTAGCGATTCAGTTAATAATTTCCAATAAAAATAAAAAACAAATAGAGAATAAACATATAGGAGAGTCTTATGTGGATTAACAGAACAAAATATGAAGTCGAAAAACTGAAATATAGACAGAGAATATCTTATTTAGAAAATCTTATCTGTCCATGTGAGTCACATGATTATATTGAAATAGCTCACGAAATTATAGATGAACATAGCACAGTAAAACACATTTTCAGATGCAAGAAATGTGGGAAATTACATGATGAATTAAGTTGAGTGTAAATCACTGTTTCATTGGTTATTAGGAGGTGAGAAAGATAGAGGATCTTATAAACTTATCAGATATTATTCTTGATAAGTTAGAGAATATACATATAGATGCAAAAGGTACTGTCTTAGGAGAACCTAAAAGCATAAACATTGGAATTGATATTTCAGATTTAAATAATGCAGAAATGGAAATTACATGTTGGGACGAAAGAAATCCTATAACTGGGAAAATGGAGCGTAAGAAAAAAGCAACAATTAGTTTCACAGATTATGAAATGGACTATAAGTTATATGATGAAACTAAAACAAACATATTGGAATGTTTATGGAAAGCAAGTAAAAAGTAATTAAAATATCTAATTAATCTTGAACGATTCAGTTCAAAAATTCCAAAAATAAAAACTGAATAGAGAATATAAATATGGGTGGAAGAACAGCATACCCTTGGGTTTTTATACTCAAAAATCACTGTTGAAGATAGATTTTACATAAATTTATTTTCTGTGTTCCAGTCGCAAGACTGTTCAAATATAGTTATCAAAATTTATATATAAGGAGGTACGGAATGGAAGGCAATTATTTTAAAGAATTGTATGACATTGACGTAAGTAACAAAAAGAAGTCTAAGAATGGATTGAATTACCTTTCGTGGGCAGCATGTTGGAGTGAGGTAAAAAAGAAATTCCCTGATGCAACGTTTAAAATTTACGAAGAGACAATCAACATTACTGAAACATCAGAAGGCAAGGAAGTTACGAAAGAAATTCGCCGCCCTTGGTTTGATGATGGTAAGACTGGTTGGGTAAAAACAGGTGTAACAATTTGTGGTATTGAGCATGTTGAAGAATTACCCATTATGGATTTCAAGAACAAGTCAATTGCAGCAGAGAATATTACGTCTGCCGATGCAAATAAGGCGGTTCAGCGTTCTTTAACAAAGGCATGTGCTAGACATGGATTGGGACTCTACATCTATGAGGGAGAGGATCTGCCTGAAGAATCTAAGGAATTAGAAAAGTTGAGAGCCGAGTGTTGGAAACTGTTCTGCGATAGAGCAAAGATTTCTGACAATGCAAAGAATAAGGCAAACGAGGTATGCAAGGCTGCCGATCCAAGCGGCGATCCAAGAGTAATTGAAGACACAGAAGTATTAACCAAGCTCAAGAAAGAGTTAATGGGAATCAGAAAATAATAGAAAAGGAGATTAAAAAACATGGGATTTAGACAGGATGCAAGATTTGTAAAGGTATGGGAAGTAGAGGACAAGGGTAATTATCACATTGTAAGCCTAAGCACTTCTAAGAAAAATAAGGAAACAGATAAGTATGAGACGGACTTCAGTAATAAGTTTGTACGCTTTATCGGAACTGCTCATAAGCTGGCTGCTGATTTAAAGGAAGGTGACGTAATTAAACTTGGTAGTTGTGAGGTAACAAATAAGTACGATAAAGAAAAGAATACTACATACACAAACTACTTAGTTTATAGCTTTGAAAAGGAAGACGATAATTCAAATTCTAATCAGTCAGTGGCTAAGAAAGACGATAGTTTTATGAATATTCCAGATTCGATTGATGAGGAACTTCCATTCAACTAAAAATAAGTGTTAGGAGAGAATAGTATGGCAGACAAGATGTATAAGTGTGCCTTCAAACATTGTCAGCATGAGTCCTGTGAAGTACCACAGGGCGAAGCTGTCAAAGTTGGGACAAGATATATGCATAAGGATTGTGCAGAGAAAAGCGAATATATTAGAAAGACAAGAGACTTATATTTTGAAAGAATCAGCAGTACCGTAGTAATGAAACAATTAGTTAGTGTTCTCAACAATTTGGTGATAAAGAAAAATGTAGATCCAAAATATCTGTATTTCGCAGTTGACTTTGCTGTATCAAATAAAATCCCCATCAAAAGTCCATACGGACTCCATTATTTGGTTGACAACAACAGAATCAAAGAGATGTGGAATAAGAAGCAGTCCAATAAGATTGTAAAGCAGATGCGAGAAGAAGCAGAGGACTCTGTAGTATCTTCCCCTACCAATAATGCTTTTAATTATTTTGCTGACAAAAATATTGGATTTGGTGGGATTTTTGGAGGTAAATAATTGGATTTAAGTGAAATTACAGATTATAAAGCCGAAGCTGGCATCGTATCTACCTTGGTATATCATCCAGAATTCATTTTACATAGCAACTATCTTCACGAAAAGTATTTCTATAATGTCGATAATGCCTGTATTTATTGGGCAATCAGAGAATTATTCAACAAGAAAATCACAAACATCACAGCTTTAAATATTGAACAGATGCTTGATTCCAACAAGGCAGTTAAGAAGAAAATGCAGGAATATAACATGCCGAGTATTCAAGAGTATATTGATTTATGTTTCAACAGTAAGAGAGATACTGTGGAAGAATATCTTTTGCTCGTAAACAGAGTTGTTACATTGTCGTTTAAAAGAGACTTTTATAAAAAGACGATGGAATGGCAGAAAATGTGCTACAACGATAATCTTGCTTTAGATGACATGAGTAATGACGTGTATAAGGAGTTGAATAACTTGACTACACGATATGTAACCGATGGTGAAATCACTACTTTTGGATCGAAAGTTAAAGACATTTGGAAGAAGATTAAAGAGAAAAAAGATAGAGGAGAATCATATGGTATCCCATCTTTCTTCCCAAGTGTTAATGAGTTCTTTACATATGAAGAAACAGAGTTAATCGTAGTAGAAGCAAGAATGAAAAAAGGTAAGTCGTGGTTGGCTATGATTGAGGCTTTGCATAAAGCCATGAATGGAGTTCCAACATTTGTCCAGGATAGTGAGATGAGCGATGAAAATTGGTATATAAGAGCGGTTTCCTATTTGAGTGGGATACCTGTTAATCATATCAAAAACGATAAGCTGACGGAAGAAGAAGAGAAAAAAATTGATGAGACAAATGACTATTTAGAGAGCTTACCTTTATTCCATAACTTCGATCCTTATATCACAAAGGAAAGATTCTATTCTATCTGCGCCCAGAAAAAGATTGAAATGGGACTTAAATTTGTTGTTTGGGATTACATCAAGTGTGATGATAGTATCTTAAATTCTGCTGAGAGAAGCGCATACATGGCAGGAATTGCAAACTGGCTGAAGAACATCATTGCTGGTGATTTGAAGATGTCTGTTCTTGCATTCGCACAGTTAAACAGACAGAACGAGGTTGCTGAATCGGATGGTATTGAAAAATATTGTTCAGTTGCGGTTAAGTGGGAAGAAAAGACCAATGAAGAAATTATAAGAGATGGTAAGGATTGTGGAACTCATAAATTGACTGTCAAGCTAAATCGTCTTGGTAAGCAGCATATGGGCGAAGATGATTATATAGATATGATGTTTACGAGTAAGAAAGTCGGTATTGTCGAAGCAAAACAACACAAAGCAGAAAATCCTTATCAAGATTAGAACAAGGAGACAGAGAACGTATGATTTATGATGAAGAATATCTTGAAGAAATCAAAAATAACGTAGATTTATTAGAGTACATAGGAAATGATATTGAACTCACAAAAAAAAGAAAAGATTATTTCGGTCATTGTCCTAAGCACGTTGATTTAACGCCATCGTTCTCTGTGAATCCTGAAAAAAATATTTTTTATTGTTTTTCCTGTGGACGAGGGTTTTCGATATTTGATTACCTTATGGAATATGAGGGATTATCTTTTGACGAAGCAGTTAAGAAAGCATCGAAGTTATCTGGTATCAGTATTGGGGCAATGTGTCAGTCACAAACAGTAATAGAAAACAGGAGAATCAAGAGAAGAAATATTAACAATCAATCGCACTGTTGTCAACATGAGATTCTATCAAAAGATGAATATTATAAATTCAAAATCGGGAAAGTTCAAGAGTGGTTGGATGAAGGAATTCGGCAAAGTGAGATAGATTTATTTGAAATAAGGATAGACGACAGAAGCAATAGAATCGTTTATCCAGTTTATGACGTTGATAGGAATTTTATCAATATCAAAGGAAGAACTAGATTCAAAGATTATAAAAAAATGGGGATATGTAAGTATATAAATTACTATCCTGTTGGCACTGTAGATTATTTTCAAGGGCTGAATATAACAGAACCATATATAAAGCAGTCTAAAGAAATGATTATATTCGAAAGCATTAAAAGTGTAATGAAGTTATTTGGGAATGGCATAAAAAATTCTGCTTCTGCCGAAAAACATACCTTAACACCAGAACAAATTACATGGATCATAAAATCAGACATTAAGGATGTCGTATTAGCATATGACTCAGATGTTACTTATAAAGAGAAATCTGTAAAAGAGAATATTAATATGCTTAAAAGATTCGTAAATACCTACATCATACAAGATAAAGATGATTTGTTAGGCGGTAAGGAAGGTAAAAATTCTCCGATAGACTTAGGCTTTGATATATGGCAAAAGCTGTATTCTCAAAAGAAAAAAATTTTATAAATGAGGTGATTGATTGAGCGAGTATTCATCAGAAATTAACAATATGACATTTAGTTTTAGTAGATGTCATAGTTTTGAAAATTGCAAATATGAATGGTATCTCAATTATTTGTTGAGAGATTCAGAAGGCAATAGAATATACGAAAATGAGCAGAATTTTTATGCTGCGTTTGGAAAGTTCTGTCATGAAATATTAGAAAAAATCCTTAAAGGTGAAATGAATGAATCCGAGGGATTTGAGTTTTATAAGGAACATTTAGAAGAAAATACATGTGGATTTGATGTTCCAGATTCGACCGTGGACAAATATTATTTTTATGGTTTTGATTATTTCCAAAACTTATCGTTTGACTGGTTGAAAGATTATAACATTCTTGGAGTAGAGAAAGAATGTAGATTTGAGGTCAATGGAATTAAGTTTGTTGGTTATATTGATTTGTTGATACAGCACAAGACAACAGGCGACATCATAGTTATTGATCACAAATCAGGAGAGTATCCATTAGGCAAAAGAGGAAGTGTATTAAAAAGAAAACAGTCTGATTATGATGCGTATAAGAAACAGTTATATTTGTATAGTACGCAAGTCTATAACGAGTATGGTGTTTATCCTAAGAAGATTGTATGGAATTATTTCAGAGATTCAAAATGGTTAGAACTTCCATTTGATTACGGAGAATATAAGAGTACAGAGAAATGGGTTTCTGAAGTTGTTAGTGAAATACATAATGAAGAAAATTTTTGTCCACATATGGATTACTTCTATTGCGAAAACTTATGTGGATTTAGAAACTCATGCGATTATAAAATGATGGGAAGTGAGTAAAACTGTTAATTGATGACGCATTAAAAGCACAGAAAAGATTAAAATTTGATTTTCCATATGACATAAACTCATGGATCAACGATATGGGAATGATGATGGAGAACTATCATAAGCATACAACATGGTCTGATTTAGTTCAAATTGATTCTACAACATCTGTAGAAGAATTTATGAGACTTTCTGACAAGTATGGATGTAAATGCTATTTTTCAGGAGAACATGGGTATCCTGGCGAATGGCTGAAAATGTATGATATTTGCAAAAATACGTTGGATGAAAAGACTAGAAAAAAAATGCAGCTTAACAATCCAATAGCGTTTCGATACTCTGCTGAAGTGTATTGGGTAAAAGATAAAGATAAAATCTTTTATGAAAAGTATACCGATAAAAAAGGAAAAGAACAAGTAAGAGAAAAGAAAGATAACGCAAATTGCCATATGGTGTTAGTTGCTCGAAACTATAATGCCATTAGAAAATTGAATTACATTATCTCATGCGCACATGTTGATGGATTCTATTACAAACCAAGAATTGATTTAAAACTGTTGTTTGAGCTTAACAAAAATGATGTCTATATCACTTCCGCTTGTATCGCAGGATGGAAGTATGAAGATGCAGAAGAAATCTGGTTGAAGATTTGGGAGCATTTTGGGGATAGCTTTTTCCTAGAGTACCAAACCCATAATTCAAAAGAGCAAAAGGCTTTAAATAAAAAAATCTATGAGATGTCTCAAAAATATGGAATTCAGACGATTATAGGACTTGATACGCACTACATAAGTAAAGAGGACTGTATTAAAAGAGATAACCTTTTAAAGAGAAAAGGTCTTCATTATGAGGAAGAAGATGGATGGTATATGGATTTCCCAAATGGAGAAGAAGCATATCGAAGGATGACTGATCAAACAGTTCTCCCGTCAGAAGAAATCCTATATGCCATGATGAATACTCATGTTTTCATAAACGGTTGTCAGGATATGACTTATGACACTGGATTCAAAATTCCTATCTTAGATGAGTACAAAGATTATGACTATCAAAAACGTGCAGATGTCTTGCACAAAATCCTAGAAGACAAATACGAACAAGAAGATGAAGAACATCATACGCCAGATCGCAAAGAGGGGATGTTATATGAGTTTGGAGAAGTAAAGGATAGTGGTACTGTCGATTACTTCTTAGATAATAGCACTTTGGTTGATTTAGCTATTTCAAAATATGGTGGTCAGCTAACGACAACATCAAGAGGAAGTGCTAGTTCATATTATTCAAGTAAATTGCTTGGATTCACAACTATGGATAGATTTGAGGCAGAAGTTCCTATTTATCCAGAACGTTTTATTACGAAAGAAAGAATCTTATCTTCACATCAGATGCCAGATATTGATTTCAATGTATCTTCCCAAGAGCCATTTATAAAAGCTGCTAGAGAATTATTTGGAAAACATGGCTGTTATCCATTGCTTGCTGTAGGAACTTTGGGTGAGAAATCTGGATTCAAATTATATGCAGATATTAAGGGGATTGAACCAAGTGTTGCAAATGATATTTCAAAAGCTATCGACCAATACAACGAAGCAATTAAACAAGCAGATGACGAAGAAGATAAAAAAGATATCCATATTGAAGACTACATTACCGATAAGGAACATTTGAAAATTTTCAATGACAGTAAATCATATCAGGGCATTATTGAACAAGCAAAAGTTCATGCTTGTGGTTTTATGCTTTTTAACGGAAACACCAGAGATAAAAATGTAGTTGGGTATGGTGACATTAGATATGAAATTGGATTGATCAGATGCCATTCCGAGAGTACAGGAAAATCTACGATTGTTGCGAATATTGAAGGTGGAATGCTTGACTCATATGGATATGTAAAGGACGATTTCTTAATTGTTGACGTTGTAGGAATCATTTATAAACTATATCACAGTATTGGTAGGGAAGTTCCTACCGTAAGCGAGCTAAGAAAGATGGTTTCTGGTGATGAACTGACATGGAAGATGTACTCAATTGGAGCAACATGTAGTTTGAATCAGTGTGAAAAGGCTTCAACGACAAAGAAAGTTATGAAATATAAGCCACAGAATATTAAAGAATTAGCAGCGTTTATAGCCGGTATTCGACCAGGATTCAAATCTCTTATCAATGGATTCCTTGACAGAATTGAGTATTCAAATGGAGAAAAAGCTATTGATGAACTTTTGAAAGATTGTTATCACTATATGTTATATCAGGAAGCAGTTATGAAAATCTTCTCTTGGCTTGGTATTCCTATGAAGGACAGCTATGACACAATCAAGAAAATCAGTAAGAAAAAGCTGAAAGGCGAAGCCCTGAAACATGTAGAGGATACATTAAAGCAGCATTGGTCTGAGAATATTGGCAATCTTGACAACTTCGATCCTGTTTACAAGGTTATTAAGGACAGTGCAAGATACTCATTCAATGCCCCACATGCTTTAGCAATGGCTAACGATTCGTTGTATGAAGCTTGGATGAAAGCACATCACACATCAAAGTTCTACGAAGAGACTTTGAATCATTATCAAGCCAAAGGAGACAAAAACAAAGTAAACGACCTCATAAAAGAGGCTAAGGCATTCTTTGGTTATTCAATGGCGAGTTATGAATATGGCAAAGATAATTCAAAATTCACTATTGATGACGGAACAAAAACAATATATCCAAATTTGTCAAGTGTCAAAGGAATTGGGGAAAAAGCCGTATTAGATATGGTGGCAATTTCTAAGCAAGGTATAGATAATTTTGTAGATATTTACAAGAGCATTAAAGGTACTAGCATCAATGCAAGTGTTTTTGAGAAACTTGTGAAAATAGGATACTTTAAGAAATTCGGATCAGTAAAACAGCTTCTTTCGATTATGAAGATTTATGACGATTGGAAAGGAAGTAATGGTAATGGCAGAAAGACAATCTCTAAAGCTGATATTTCAAAATTAGGGTTGGATGATATCAATATAAGAAGATATGCAACTGATGTAACAAAGTCAGGAAAGGTTAGCGACAAACAATTTACAAATGTGGATTGGATTGGGATTGTAAAAGAACTTGCAAGTAAAGTACCTGACGAAGAGTTTGGAATACTTCAACTCGTAAAATTCCAGTATGAGGTTCTGAAATATGTTGATTACGTTGATGAGAGTATCGAATGGAGATATGTTGTTGTAACAGATTTGAACACATCCTATTCTCCTAAGTTTAATGCCTACAGTATCAATAATGGTAAAGTCGTTGAGATGAAAGTTCATAAAGCAAAACCAAAGTTTGATAAAAATGTAGTGAATAGCTTTAAAGAGATTCCGTTTGAAGATGGAGATATTCTATACATCAAAATTGTAAAAAAACAACCTAAGAAACATAAAGTCAATGATGAATGGGTAGTTGTTCCAGATACTTTTGAATGGTGGATTAAAGACTATATTAAGGTGATATAAGGAGAATATACATTTGAAAAGATATTATACAGACAAAGAGTATCGCCAGTTAATAAAAAATATGATTATTCTTTGTGATACGAAAGACAAGCAGAATAGCCATATTTTGGATGAGTTTGACAATCAGAAGATTGAACATAAGCCGAAAGCTCTTAAAACTGGTGATTACTCATTTATGATAAAAGCTTGTCCTGAACTTGGATTTCAATACGATACATATTTTACAGACGAGCTTTGCATTGAAAGAAAGAATAGTTTATCAGAACTAGCAGGGAACTTAGCCCAGAAGTCAGATGATAATCGGATTTTTAAAGAGTTGAACAGGATGATAAACATAGAAAGAGTTTATTTGGTTATTGAAAATGATTGCTTGGACGACATCTATGATCATTCTTACAGATCTGAGTACAACCCAGACTCATATATTAGGACTCTATTGACATGGCAAGCAAGGAATAACATGCATATTTACTTTGTTAAGAAAGAAAATATGGCGAGAACAATTTATGAACTATGTAAAAATTGCCTTGATTCCAAGATATTAAAATGAGGTGGTTGAAATGGCGCATTATTCAGTAACAAAGTATTTTGGTCATTTTCGCCAATGTTGGGATGTTGAAGCTGATTCAGAAGAAGATGCCTGGAATTTTGCAGAGAGAAATGGTAGATTACAATACCAATCTGTATACAGAGACCCAACAGATGAGGATTCTAAAGGATATGTAGTGAATTTAGACGAAAAGAGAAAAGAAGATCCGCCAATTCCTACAGAACAGTATTACAAGTGGATGAGAGAGGCAATAGAAAAAGGAATGATTTGTAGACCTGACGAATACAAAAAGGCGTTGGGTTTACCATTCCACGATGTATGGTAAAGGAGAATAATATAATATGAAGAATAATAAAGCTACGATTTTTAATGTTATTTTAGACACATTTGAAAATGAGGATATTAAGGAACTTACGGTGAAGATGATTGACGACATTCCTGATTACTTTTTCGATATTGGAGCATCAAGTACAGGAAAATATCATCCACAATATGCATTAGGAGATTTAGGATTAGCTAGACATACAGTTGCACTTTGTAAATTTATGAATCATATGTTTACGATTGAACAGAACAAAGCAAAGTTTTCGCCAAGAGAAAGAGACTTGTTGAGAATGGCTGGGATTATGCACGACAGCAGAAAGAGTGGTGAAGCTGATAATAAGTCGAGATATACGGTGTTTGACCATCCAATCTTAGCTGCTAATGCAATTAGAAAGTTCAAAGGTGTAGTTCCTTCTGTTGCTGATGATGAGATTGAGTTAGCTGCGAAAGCTTGTGAATGTCATATGGGAGAATGGAATACAGACAAGAGAAGTTCAGTTGTTCTTCCAAAACCTTCCGATAAATATGGTGAGTTGTTACATTTATGTGATTATCTTGCAAGCAGAAAGGATATTGAGGTGTTATTCGACAATACTCCTAATGCAAAACCAGAAATAAAATTGGAAGATTATAAATTTACTTTCGGTAAATATAAAGGACAGTTAATCGCAGAGGTTGCTAAAGACCACAGAGATTATCTGGAATGGATGAAAGGCAATATGGACATGAGAGAACCACTGAAAACATTTGTGAGTGAGCTATTAAAGTAGGTGATTATATGAAAATTTTAACACGATTATTTACGAAAAATCTTACTAAAGTTCCTCTGTTGTGGATTACATTCAATTGGAAGCTGTTTAAAAAGAATGGTGCAAAAGGTTCTTGTATGTGTAATATTCATCCTTGTCTAAAGGATGATGAACGCATCAAGACCACAATGCAAGGGTTATGTGACTATATAAGAGAGAATTATGATATGGAGGAAATTATATGAGTATGTCAATAGAAGAAGCAATTCGTATTCTTAATCCTGAGACTTCAGCAGATGCTATCGCAGAAATTGAATATTATGCTGAATTTAACAAAGATAAAGTGATTGAGGAAGTCAATAAAGCTTGTGTAGTTGCTTGTGATGTAATGAGAGAATATAAAAACAGAAATCAAATCTTTGATGAAGTATCAAATGCTTTGACTGATTATTTCTCAGAACACGCACATGAAGTATGGGATAGAGTCTCAGCAAGAGACTTTATCTGTGACAATATTGAGGTGATTATTGAAAAACTGAAGTCGGAATGCCCATAAATAGGGCGTTTTGGAGACTCAAAAAGCCAAGGAAAGACGGATTTCATGCGGTATGTAAAAATATGTGGTGGTGGAATATGTAGACACAAGTACGGCTATCGAGTAGAGAGAAATTTGGTAAAACATAAAGGAATATCACCTGCCAGTTAAGCAGGAGTACGGTGGTTCTTCATCCTTGGTAGCCAAGAATCTGTACAACAATGTACATGTATGGTGAAAATCCATACCCACATATTTAAAAGATAATAATCAACAGTTTCTTTAAAAGATGAAAGGAGAATATATTAATGAAAAATATCGCAACAACAATTGCTTATGCTTCTGCATGGATTGCAACAGCAATAGCTGTAATTTTTGCAATTAAATATACAGGATCTGCTTGGTGTCTTTGGGCGTTATTGTTTCCTGCTGCTAGTGTTGATATTAGTACGAGTAATGAAGATGATGACAGCGAAGAAGAATAAACCATTATTTCATGTGGTTATAAGGAGATGAGACAATGAAAACATGGTTAGTAAAACGACAACACGATAAGGTTATTGTAACGATAATGAAGAATAAATCTGACGGAACATATTCTTTTATTAATCTAACAAAAGAACACATTTGTCCATGTAAATTTAATAGTATAGATGATGCATTAAAAGATATGGATAGGCTAAAAGATTGCGGGAAAATTATTAATTATTTTGAATTGAAATAATAAAATTTTTCATGTGGAGAATCGAGGTGAGATATGAATATTATATTTTTGGACATTGATGGAGTGTTGAATTCATTACCATACTTTGAATCAATCAAAGGTGTTAAATATGATAAATATAATGAGATAAGTAATTTTCATTTGAAAAAATTATCTGAAATATATCATACCTGTAATGCACAAATTGTTTTATCTTCTACATGGAGAGAACTTGATGATCCATTAGATATGAATTGTTATCCTATGTACGGATATCTTGTTAAATCACTAGAAAAATATGGAATGAAAATTATGTCAAAGACTCCTGTAATCAATATGAACAGACCATTAGAGATAGTTACATGGCTTAATAATAGAAATAATAAAGATAGTATTAGGTTTGTTAGTTTAGACGATGATTTTTCAGAGATTGATTATGCGAAATATGGGATTGAAGATAAGTTGATTCATACAAAATTCTTCTGTAATGATATTTCTGAAGGTGGCTTACAGCAAGATCATGTAGATAGAGCAATAAAAATTTTAATGAATTAACAAGAAACTAAACTTTCATATGTAATAGGAGGTGATATTTTGCAAAATAATTATGTGGAAGAATTAAAGAATGGCAAACAGATTAGAATAAAATATAACAAGTTAGTACATGACTGGATTGAAGATGGTAGCGGTTGGATGGAAGAACTATGGTGTTATGACAACAAGCTTGATTTATTCAAGTGTTATTATCCAACATCTACATATGAGAAAGATTTTTATACATCTCATACAGAGGAACAAACACAAAGTTTTATGGAAGAGGCTATCAGAGATTTTGATAATGAATATGAAGATGCCGATGTATTAGATATTATTATAGAAAATTCAACTATTCCAGTTAGCACACTTACTATTAGAGAAGCTGCTATTGAGAAATTAAAAACAATGACAGATGAAGAAATAAAAAGAAGAGTATTATTATAAAATCTATCACATTTTCTATATAATATTTATTGCATTTCTTAGAGTAATTCACTCATTATTTCGCAGCTAAAAAGAGAATAAATAGTCAGGAGGTGAAGTAGATGGGGTGTCATACTTGGTTTAGTAGACCTATTACAGCAGAAGAATTTGAGTTGATGAAACAATATGCACCAACTGAAATATATAATCTTACATATAATTCAGATAGAGTATTATATAATTTTTTAATGGAATCTTATCGTAAAAATATTCCTTGTGTAGATGGATTATACTGGTGGGAACTTGGATATGGGTCTGGTAATCCAAAGTTATTGAATGGTAGTGCATTTATACATAAAATAAATGGTAAAAAAGGACTTTTTGTTGATGTTCCAAAATATTGTGATACGTTTCGAGTGTCTAGCTATTCTAAAAAAGTAATATCTAGTCGCAAGGAATTGAGACAGTGGATGAAGAAAAGATATTTTGAATTAACTGACGGACAACTAGAAATTGTATCAAAATTTTTTAGAGAAAATGTAGGTGGTGTAATTACATTTGGATAGAAGAAAATATTAAAGCTAATGTATAAAATTTTAAGGAGAGTAAAATGAACAACCGACAACGTAAGAAATGGTTAAAACAACATAATAAATATGTAAATCCAAGTGAATGTTGGGATCTTTATTATACAATTGCAGAATTTGTACTTCCAAGATTGAAAAAATTTAAAAAAGATAATATTGGTTATCCTAGCTATTGTGAAATGAATAGTTTTGATAAGTGGAATGAAGCACTTGATAAGATGATATTGGCATTTGAATATATCGTAGATGACAATTGGTGGATAAATAATCCAAGATATGATTATACAAATGGATTGCATATGAAACATCGTTCTACAGAAAAAGTAGTTTCATATGCAATAATAATTACGGAAGACGATTGGGTTTCTGAGATTAGAGAAAATTATAAACGAGAGGAGAGTAGAAGAAAAACGGTTATAGAAGAAGGTTTGAAATTGTTTGCTAAATATTTTCAGCATTTATGGTGGTAAAAGCTTTTATTTGATGGATAAACTTTACAATATACAAGGACGGTAGTGATATGGATATTATCAATTATAAAGGTTATGAAGCAAAAATAAAATATGATGAAGAAGATTGTCTGTATTATGGTGAATTAATAAACATTAAAGATATAGTTAGTTTCCATTCTAATGAAATAAATGATATAGAAAAACAATTTCATAAAGCGGTAAATAATTATTTAGAATTCTGCAAAGAGATTGGTAAAACTGAAATTTAAATATACATTGTTAGACTTCCCATTAAATTTAGATGATGAGTAGAATTGTAAAACAGAGAATAATATACTAAAAGGAATGTGATTATAGATATTTACATTTTGTGCTGATTTTAAGTTTTAAGAAATTAAATGAAGTTAGATAAGGAGGATTAAGATTTGAAAACAATTTTTAACTTGTTTAGCGATGATTGGAAAAGAGTTAAAAATCATTGCAGAACGACAGACAATAAAGATTTTACTGAGAATGAAGCAACAGAGACTTTTAAGAAAAAGCTACTTATTTCAGAACATTCACCAATTAGATTACTTGAATTTGATTGGTCATGGAAAGGTATCTATTATTGGTTGTCTACTGAATGGAGTAGGCATAAATTTGAAAAGTTTATTAGTTCTCAGAGAGATGATAGATTAAAAGACAATACTCCAAGGGGTAAAAAACCGCAAGACGCATTGGTTAATTTTGATGGATATGCAAATATGCAGAATTTAATTGATGCATGGAGAAAGAGATTGTGTTATACAGCTACAAAAGAGGCTAGAGAGTTAGCAGAAGATTTTAAAATCGAATTACATAACACGCATCCTATTGAATCTGATGTTCTCGTACCCAATTGTATATACAGGGCAGGTTGTTCAGAGTTTAAAACTTGTGGCTATATTCAGGGATTTAGAAATTGGCTAGAAAATAACAATAAAGAGATTGACTGGTTTGATATTCAGAATAGATATGATTTATATAATGAATATTTTTATAGCCAGCATTCCAATTAATTGTTCATTTCAAAGGAGGAAACATAAATGAAAATTATTGCGAAAGAGGAGATAGGGATTGTTGTAGATGATGTTACTGATGTTATTGCCTATATACATTTAGGTGACAAATTTGATGTTTATCCAACACAAAATGGGCTTAGATTCAATTTTTGTAATAATGAATTTTCTCCATATGATTTTGATAATAAATTTGAAATAATTAAATAAAACAAGGAGAATACATATATGAGAAACAAAAATAGAATTAATCCATTTTTGTCTGAATTTGGAGAGATATGGAAGAAGTCATTTCCTGATTGGCGTTTTGGTCAGTTATGCAGTAATTTTTTCGGATGGTTAGTTTTTGAAAAGAAAGTAGACATTTTCTTTCCAGAAGAATCAGAGATGCTTACATATTTAAGAGAATATTGTGGAGAGGAGAATGTTAATGGAGAAAATTGATATAGCAAAACGAGTCAGAGAGCTTAATGCTACATCTGAAGCTTATTATAATTCGGATCAGCCAATCATGTCAGATTATGAGTTTGATTGTAAACTTGATGAATTAAAGAGATGGGAAGAAGAAACTGGTATTGTCTTGTCTAATAGTCCGACACAGAATGTTGGATATGATGTTATGTCAAAACTTGAAAAGTCAACTCATTCTCATCCTATGTTATCACTTGACAAAACAAAGTCTATTGATGATTTAGTAAAATTTTCAAATGGAAGAGATTGTGTTATTTCATTAAAAATGGATGGTCTTACTGTTTTGAATACATATGAAAATGGTACATTGCAGAAAAGTGAAACTAGGGGTAATGGTGAAATCGGTGAAATTATTACACATAATGCAAAAGTGTTTGATAACTTTCCTATTAATATTCCATTTGATAGAAAGTTTGAAATTGAGGGTGAAGCAATTATCACTAAAAATGATTTTGAACGCATAAACACTAATGGAGAATATAAAACATGTAGAAATTTAGCCTCAGGTTCAGTTAGACAGCTTGACAGTAAAATTGCAAAGGATAGACATGTGCATTTTGTTGCATGGAAAGTTCCATTCGGTCTTACAACATACACTGAAGGATTCAGAATTGCAAAAGATTATGGTTTTGAAGTAGTGCCATATGTTACATATAACAGCAATACAGATAATATTAATGAAAAAATTGAGCAATTAAAAACTATTGCAGAAGAAAAATCATATCCTATAGATGGATTAGTTATTTCTTATAACAATGTAGAATATGGTAAATCACTTGGAATGACTGGACATCACCCTAAACATTCACTTGCTTTTAAGTTTTATGATAAAGAATCCGTATCTACATTAAAAGATATAGAGTGGAGTATGGGGAAGACAGGGAATTTAACGCCTGTTGCAATTTTCGAGACGATAGAAATAGATAATACAACAGTAGAAAGAGCTTCATTACATAATGTATCAATTTTAAAGGGATTACAATTAGGTATTGGCGATGAAATAACTGTTATAAAATCTAATCAGATAATTCCTCAAATAAAGGAAAATTTAACTAGAAGTAATACTTGTGAAATTCCTTCAATATGTCCTTATTGTGGTCAACCAACTAAAATAGTAAAAGAAAACGATTCAGAAGTTCTTATGTGTACTAATGATGATTGTAAAAGACGATTGCTTGGGAAACTCAGTCATGCAGCGAGTAGAAATGCTTTGAATATTGAGGGGTTATCAGAATCAACGATTGAAAAATTTATCGAACTTGGATGGTTAAATTCCATTAAAGATATTTATCACTTAGTAAATCATGAGAAACAAATGAAAATACTTGAAGGATTTGGAACAAAATCTGTAAAGAAACTTCTGGAATCTGTTGATAAATCTCGCAACACAAATCTACAAAGATTTCTTTATTCTTTATCTATCCCATTGCTTGGAAAATCAGCAAGTATGATGATTTCACAAGCTGTAGATTATAGTTTTAGTGATTTTATGAAGATAATGAATACTATAGGTGCTAGTTACTTTGAAAATATTCCTGGTATTGGACAAGCCATTATAAATTCATTAGACACATATTTTGCTAAGTATTATTCTAACATCCTTAACCTATCCAAAGAATTTATGTTTGAAATTCCTAAATCGGCGATAAAAGAACAGCTTAATGTATTAGATGGTAAATTATTTGTTATTACTGGTTCAGTTAATCACTATGACAACCGCAATGAATTGAAAGCTGATATTGAAGCTCATGGTGGCAAGGTTGTTGGAAGCATTTCTTCAAAGACTAATTATCTCATCAATAACGATATCAATTCAACCTCATCAAAAAACACAAAAGCAAAATCTTTAAATATTCCTATCATTTCAGAAGAAGATTTCTTAGCAATGATTCACTAAATAATCCCAATAAAAAAGAGAATATAAGTATGTAACATATTCATTAACTATAGGAGAAAATTATGAAGAGAAAACAAATTCTAGCATTATTATTAATGCTTTCATTAACTCAAGTCGCCCCTATTATGGGGCATGAAGTATTAGCAAAAGAAACCAATGAATCTACAAGTGGTGTGAGTAGTACATTTGCAAATAGTATAAAAAAACATATGCAGGATGTAAAGCAAAATGAAAAAGATATTGTTACAGGATATACGACATGCAGTGTAAACATCAGAAGTGAGCCTGATATTAAAAGCGAAGTAGTGATGATATTAAAATATGGTGACGAGATTAAATATATTAAAGATGATTATGTAACTGATGAATATAATTACACATGGAATAAAATCATCTTTCAAGATAAAGAATTTTACATTTGTTCTGAATTAGTTTCCAAAACACCACCAAATTTTGTTTATTATGATGTTCCTTTAAATGGGATAAAGAGTTTTATGAGTTATAAAGCTATTACATCAAAATCTAGTCCACAATATAAACTACAAAATATTGCATATACAGGGAATTATGGTATTCGTCAGGTAAATGGAAGATATTGTATTGCAATTGGTTCTTATTTTACAACAGATATTGGTCTATACATAGATTTGATTTTAGAAAATGGCGAAATTATCCCTTGTATTTTAGGAGATTGTAAGGACGATAAACATACTGACTCACAACACATTTTAACATATGATGGTTCATTAGCTGAATTTATTGTAGATACTGCATTTTTAAATAGTGATGCTAAATTACATGGCGATATATCAAAATGTGATGAATGGGATAGCACGATTATTGGTGTAAAAATATATGATGAAAAGGTGGAATTATGATTAAAGTAAAAGTCAAAATGAGAAATATAGAAGATGTTATGGATTTTACAAAGGATATGTCAAAAATGGCATCTGATGTTGATATTGTAAAAGATAAATATTGTTGTGATGCAAAATCATTATTGAGTCTTTATTCGATAAATCTCCGTGAACCATTTGATATTGTTTTGAATAGTGATGACTTATCGGAAATTGCATTTTTCAAATCCATTTATGAACGATATGAGGTAAAAAATGATGAGAAAGACATTTGATAAATTTAGTATTTGGGGATTTAATCATGCTTTGAGAATGGTTAAAAACAATAATCCTAATTATAAAAATGATAGTGGCATTTGTAAGGGTGGAGAAGATGGAATAGGATGTAATCATTGCTTTTACAAAGGAAGATGTAACCATCCATATGATCATGGTTTTAAACTAGGAATATTAGACATGTCATATATAAAAAATGATATTAAGCATACCGTTGAATTTGGAACAAAAAGAAGTATTTTAAATTATGTATATGTGTCTTTCGATGAAACAATGGGAGATAAGTCTTCTACAAAAGTATATACATACAATCAAGTATTGCAATATATAGAATGTAATCCAAAGTCAGAAAGAACTATATTTTTTAAGACATTACCATATGTAGAAGTATTATATGATTTTTATATTGGATATAAGTCATATTATAAAAATTGTCCAAAAAATTATTAGTGACACAAAATAACCATTGAAAGGAGAAAACAGAAATGTTAGCAATAATGGGAAAAGCTGCGTCAGGTAAAGATACAGTAAAAAATATTTTAGTAAAAGAACATGGGTTCAGTTCTATTATTACATATACAAATAGACCAATCAGACCTGGTGAAATACAAGATATTACATACCATTATATCACAGAAGATGAATTTTTAAAAAAAATAAAGGAAGGATTCTTCGCAGAATGGAAAAAATATAATGTTAATGGTGAGACATGGTACTATGGTTCAGCCAAGGAAGATTTTAAAAATGCAGATAAAAATACCGTAATTATACTTACGCCAGAAGGAATACGAGATATTAGAGAGAATGATATTGATATAACTGTATACTATTTGTATTCGGACTTAAAAACAATACAAAAACGTTTAATAGAACGCAATGATATGCATGATAAAGCTGAAAATAGAATTAAAAGAGATACGAAAGATTTTGAATTTGCTGAAATATTGGCAGATAAAATTATATCTAATAATTTAAATGATAATATTGATGATGTGATAAACACTATAATTTATATGTACGACAAGGAGGAATAGGATGGAAAGATTTCAAATTTATACTGCTGGTGCAACAAAAAATGTATCAAAAGATGAATCGTATAATTGGAGAAAAGCCACAAGAGATTGCTTGGAAAAAGTAGACGAAAAATATAATGTTAATGTATTTATTCCAGATGAATCTTTTAATTATGACACTTTATTACCAAAAACAGAAAGACAATGTATGAATTACTTTTTATATAAAGTAAGTGAAAGTAATTTATTACTCGTAAACTTAAATAATTCAAGTTTATCAGTTGGAACAGGCATGGAAGTGCAAAAAGCGATTGATACTGGAATACCAATTATCGGATTTGGTACAGAAAATGTCTATCCATGGATAAAGGAACATTGTGATATTGTCTTTGAAGATAAATATGATGCCCTGTTATATATTAAAGAATATTATTTATTGTAGTGAGAGGTGATTTGATTCAGTGATTTATAGAACATTAACATGCCATGGACTTGCTAAGGAATTACTATCAAAACAAGATAGTTTTCTCACAGTAACAATAAATGATAGAGAATATAGTATTAGAAACACTAAAAAAGTAAAAACACATGCTAATTTAGATGATAGTGTTACACATACAACATTAGTATGTGATGAATTAAATGGAAATATCGTGAGGTAGTATAAGATATGCTAAGTAAAGAAGAAAGAAAAATGATTATTGAACTAATATGCAACGAACAAACACACATGATCATCAAAGACCATACAAAGTATGATTCGGATAAATATAAGAAACTTGAGAAACTAAAAGTAAAAATTAAGGATGCGTAAAATAAACATGAAAAATATCATTTTGAAAGATGATGGGTTATATAGAATAATTTTTACTAGCGAATTAGGTGAAAGATATTTGTTATCAAGAGTTGATGATGATAAAAAATTATATTTTGTAAAAAATTTTCAAACTCCAACAAATACATCATACAGTATAAGTATATGTAAATTTACAACATTTATGGATGCTTACAATTTTTGGTATGAAAATATTCAAAATATAAAAATATATAATCCAATAAAAGGCAAAATCACTTTTAAAAGAATAAAAGTTTTAAAATGTGTAGATGTATTGTAATTGTAAAGGTTGATTTCATATGGAATCGAGAAAGGAGATAAAATTTGAAAGTAATTAAAAGAGATGGTCGAAAAGTCGATTTTGACCGTGACAAGATTATAAAAGCGGTTCTTGCTGCTTTCGATGAGATAGATGGTGAAATTACACCAGAAGCTAAAAGAAAGGCTACAGTAATTACAAATCACATTGAATCATTAAATAAGAAGTCTATGAATGTTGAAGATATTCAGGACATTATTGAAACGATGCTTATGGATGGCAAGCGCAAAGATGTTGCTAGAGCATTTGTGATTTACAGAAATGACAGAACAAGAGAAAGAGAAAAACATAGCGACATTGTAAAGCGTGTTATGAAAAGAGTAAATGCAACAGATGTTCAGAACGCTAATGCTAATGTGGATGAAAAGAGTTTTTCTGGTAGAGAAAAAGAAGCGTCTGCTGATATAGGAAAGACCATTGCGTTAGATTACGGTGGATTAAGCAAAGAGGTCGCACAGGCTCATAAAGATATGCTTGTATATCAACATGATTTGGAAAAAGCAATTTATGGAGTGCATAATTGTCTTAATCTTGACTTTGGAGAAATTTTCACATACGGATTTAAGACACGTAATGGTGACGTAAGACCTCCAAAATCTTTTAGTACAGCTTGTCAGTTAGTTGCAGTAGCTTTTCAATGTCAGAGTCAGGTTCAGTTTGGAGGAGTTGGAAGTATTCATTTAGACTATGACTTAGCTCCTTTTGTAAAAATGAGTTTTTCAAAACACTTTAAAGATGGACTTAAATGGGTTGAAAATGAATCGGAAGATTATATTAACCATGTTCCAAAGTCTGTTAGCATCGAAGATTTAGAAGCTAAATCACATAAAAAAGCATATGAATATGCTATGACAATGCTTGAAAACGAAGGTCAACAGTCAGCACAAGGATTATACCATAATCTAAATACTCTTGAATCACGTCAAGGCTCGCAAGTGCCATTCACTAGCATCAATCTTGGGCGAGATACTTCACCAGAGGGAAGATTGGTTACTAAATGGATTATGAATGCAAGTATTGATGGTATTGGTGAACATCATTTAACAAGTATTTTTCCTATTAGTATTTTTCAATACAAAAATGGTGTTAATGCAAAACCAGGAGATCCAAATTATGATTTGAAACAGTTGGCATTAAAATCTATGTCAAAAAGAATTTATCCTAACTGGTGCAACGGAAATTGGTCACAAGCACATGAAGACGAAGATAATCCAGATACATTTTTCTCAACAATGGGCTGCCGTACTTTGGTTGGATATGACCGTCATGGGTTAGGTTATATTCGTCAGGGAAGAGGTAATAATGTACCAAATACAATTATTTTGCCTAAGCTTGGCATTGAATATGGTATATGCCTAGGCAAAAGAAATAAAGCAGATTTAGATGGATTTTGGAACGGTCTTGAAAATGCTTTACAGTTATGTGAAAAAGGATTACTCGAAAGATATGAATTAATCAAAAAACAGTCACCAAAATCAGCACCTTTCATGTATCAGAATCACACTATGAAAGGTTCAAGAGATTGTGTTAAGACAGTAGAAAATGCAGTGAAACATAATACTCTTGGAATTGGATTGATTGGCGTTGCTGAAATGTGTGTTGCCTTATTTGGTAAAAATCATGCAGAGGATGAAAATGTACATGCATTTGCATTATCAGTAGTTAAAAGAATATATGATTATGCAAAAGAAGCAAGTGAAAGAAATGATTTAAATTTTGGATGCTATTTCACTCCGGCTGAAGGACTCTGTAGAACAGCATTAAAGGCATTAAGAGAACAATATGGTGTGATTCCAAATGTTACAAGCCATGAATACCTTACTAATTCAGTACATGTTCCAGTATGGCAGAAAGTTTCTATTTATGACAAATTAAGAATTGAAGCACCATTTACAAAATATGCAACATCAGGATGTATCACTTACATAGAACTTGAATCTACTTTTGTTCAGAATACAAAAGCTATAGAAGATATTATTGATTATGCTTTTAATGAATTAGATATTCCTTATTTAGCATTTAACTTTCCAATTGATAGTTGTTTAGACTGCGGATATCAAGGTGAATTTAACAATGAATGCCCTCAGTGTGGAAGCAAAAATATTCAACAGTTGAGACGTGTGACAGGATACCTCACTACGGACTACCGCAATTTTAACGAAGGAAAACAAGCAGAAGTAGAAGAAAGAGTAAAGCATAGTGTATATACAAGCTTTGGAGATGAGAAATAATGTTACATATTGCAGGTGTGAATTATGAATCTATCGCAGATTCTAACGGTGTTTCATGTGTGATTTTCTTTAGCGGTTGTAAACATTTTTGCAAAGGGTGTCATTCAAAAGATACATGGGATTTCAATTGTGGAATCCCTGTATCCGATGAACTAATAGAGAATATTAATAAGGAAATAGATAAAAGACCATTTCTATCAGCCCTCGTATTGAGTGGTGGAGATCCAATGTATTCTGCATCAGAAATTCTAAAAATCTTACCTAAAATTCACATACCACATAACACTATTTGGTGTTATTCAGGTTTTCTATTTGAAGATATTCAAAAAAATCCAAAAATGAAAAAATTATTAGATCAATGCAACGTTTTAATTGATGGTCAATTTAAAATTGATAAAAGAGATATTACAGGACGATTCTGCGGAAGCAGTAATCAAAGAATGTGGAGGAAGGAGTTTAATGTCAAAACGAAAAAAGAAGAATGGCACAGAGAAATGTAACGTGATAGAAAGATTTAAAAGAAAACAAACAGAAAAGACTTTGACACCAGAAAAAGATTTAATATCAGAAGAAGAAAGAGCAAAAATTGTTGATACAATAGAAGGTTTATTTAACATTTGTACCAATGAATATGAATTAAAAGAACTATTAGATATATTTGAAGACACTATTGAGCAAGAAACAGAAAATGTAATGTATGAACTGGAAAAATTTTAAAACGTATAAAAATTTATAATACTATTCAGAATTTTGGAGGTGAACTAAATTAGTTATTTAATAGACAAATTTAAAGGTATCTACCGTATAAAAGTCGAGTACAATCAGTGGACAAAAGATTTTACACGAAAATTAAATGGGAATCTGGAAGATATAGACTGTTTCATTGATTGTAAGTCAGGGAGTAAAATTTTCCATGATAATAGAGATGTTTTGCAAGCATATATTCCTAGTATTGGTCGTGGAAATAATATCATAAAAGCAATTTATGAAATTGATCCATCAATCATATTTGATATTGAAAAAACAGATGCAGAAATTTTATTCAAATTCAAATATGTCAATTCTGACAAAATTATTCCATTATTAAAACCAAAAACATCTGGTGCTGGTATTAGCCCATTTTCAAGTAAGAACCTACCAAAAAATGATTATAAAATACCAAATGAAGACTTGAACCAATATAAAGAATTGGTGTCTAAAATTCCACAGGAATGTATTTTAACCATAACACATAGTACAAACAGTTTTATCAAATCATTAGCAACGAAGAAGAACCCAATAGAGAATATTAAAGCAGACATGAAATTGAAAGGGTTAAAAGGTAAAGAATATATTCATTCTATTGGGAAATGGACAGAATATATCTCTTATTTGAAAGAGGTGATTGAATAAGTGCGAATTATAGAAAATAGAAACAAATCTGTAGTAAATCGAGTGCGTCAACAGATTAAAGAAAATGGTGGATATTGTTTATGTTCTAATGAAAAGAATGAATTCACTAAATGTATGTGTGAAAAATTTAGAGAATCTACAACATTGGGATTTTGCAACTGTAGACTATATGAAAAAGTAGAATTATAAGGAGATAAAATGACAAAAGAAAGATTAAAAGTAATGACAATTTTAGATATTATGTTTATTATTGCATTTGGATACTCAACAATTGCATCTTGGGGTGTGTATGAATTATATTATACTATTACATATTTCGCCATAACTGTATTTTTAATGGCTATTATGTGTGATAGAATTTATTGTTACATACATAAAAACGTTACAGATAAAACAAAAGAAAAATGTATGTACTATTGTGGAGTTCAAAATATTAAAATCAAATATTTTGATAACGAAATTGATAAGATTGAAAAGATTAACATTGGTGATTGGATTGATTTGCGTTCTGCTGAAACAGTTCAGTTAAAGAAAGGCGAATTTCATCTAGTACCTTTAGGTGTAGGGATGAAACTACCTGATGGATATGAAGCAAATATTGTACCGAGAAGCAGTACATATAAGAATTTTAAAGTGTTACAAACAAATTCATTTGCAGTGATCGACAACAGTTATAGTGGAGATAATGATCAGTGGCTCTATCCTGTAATTGCAATGGAAGATACAACTATTAATAAAAATGACCGTATTTGCCAGTTCCGTATTAACAAGACTCAGCCTATGATTGAATTTGAAGAGGTTGAACATTTGGATAATGTAAATCGTGGTGGAATTGGTTCTACAGGAATAAACTAAAAGGAGAAATAAATATTGAGTAAAATATATGATAATATGTCAAAGGATGAATTAATTGCTCAATGTATTGATAAAGATAGCCAAATAGATGTATATAATTCACAGATTAAAAAATATCAAGTCTTGACAAAAACAGATATTATGAGTATATATAAATGTGAAAGCAATAAAGCATTACGAATTTTAAAGCTTATGTTCCAAATGGGATATGGTAATAAGATTGGAAAAGAATACTATATATCACTCGAATCACAGAATGATTTTCTTACTGCAATGAGAGGTAAAGAAGTATTTATATAACATTTTGTGATGTTTGATGATACTTTAAGTATCACTTAAAACTATCACTTTTATATATGTAATGTGACATAAATGGCTAAAAATCAACATATTTGAACAGTGCTATTAGTAATCGTAAACTACAAATAATC